ACTCCACTTCCCATCATATAAGAAGCTTGACCTGGCCCATTTCCATTTACTCCACGAACATTAAGCCTTAAAGAAGAAGAATTACAAATTTCATCTCGAATCGTTTTAGGAGTCACACTAGAATCAGTTAAATTAGCAACAAGCATGGCATAAGAAACAGCCATACAACCACTACCAGCCATATTACTTTTAGAAACATCACAATAACCAATGTCCCTATACTCTCCTTGAAGATAACTTACTTCCTTAAAAGCCTTTGGTTTACAAGAAGAAGCAGAAACATTAGATAGATATTGTAAAGAAAAAGGACATACTAAAGCTGGATTTATCAGGCAAGCAATAAAAGACAAAATGGAAAGAAATGAGTAGAACATATAAAAATATTATATGTTCTATTTTTTTACGCATAAGAATATTAGTACTAATATACATACTGCACAAATTATTGTGATAAATATTAGTACTAATGTATATTGAAATTATATTAGTACCAATATATAATAGAGACAGTTAAAGGAACAGCAACAAACCTTTAACAGCGCACATTGATAAGATAACTTGAAAATCATTTTAAACAGTTTCCCCAGGGTGCGGGCAATCGGATCTGTATTATAGGCGTATCGGTTTAAAACACTTTATTTAGAAAGTTACCTATATATGCGGAGAAGAGGAGACAAAGTAGCAAGGCAAGGAAATATGAAGAATGAAAGAGTATGGTTTGACCATCTGTCCCACAAATTCCTTAGCTAGGAATTAAGCCGATGTGATGAACGGCTGCGCAAGTGTGGTAGTCATTGTTATAATGCAGCCTGAAAGCCTGAACAACTTTCAGACAGTCCACAGCCTGTTAAATGCAGATGGTAATAAGTTCTTGAAAAAGTTGTGAAATCTGATATAATAGGAAATGTACAAAGGAGTGAATCAGAATGGCGAATAATACATATGATATGGTAATGAGTGGGAAAAGTGACAATAATATTCGCTTTAATGATTTACGAAAAATGCTAGATTCTTTAAATTTTGGGTATAGAGTAAAAGGAGATCATTTCATATATTATAGGGATGATGTACCAGAAATCATAAATATACAACCAAGAGGGAATAAAGCCAAAGGTTATGAAGTAAAGCAAATACGCCTATTATTTAGACAGTATGGCATATAAGGAGGTTTAAGTGTGGCAAAATATTCTATGATTGTTTCATGGTCTGAAGATGATAATTGTTATCTCGTTTCTGTGCCTGATCTTCCCGGATGTATGGCAGATGGAGAAACGCCACAAAAAGCGGTAGAAAATGCACAAGTAATTATTAATGAATGGATAGAAACGGCACAAATGTTAGGAAGGGAAATTCCAAAACCTTCATTTTCTGCTATGCAGGTATAAAAATTATGATGAAATTTATAAAGAAACTTGTTCTTGCATGGGATCCAGATTATACAAAGGTTACACATGCAGAAAGAAAAGAACTGGAAGAAGCTGAAAAGGATATTGCAGAGAATGGAACAATATCACATGACGCTATAAATTGGGATTGATGGGGGGGCGATAAAGATATTTTCAAATGTTATACGTAAGATATTAGAAGATTGCAAAGACGAAGGGAAAAAGGTTACACAAGTAGAACTTGCGAACGTTTTAGGAATCAGTAAACAAGGATTTACGAATAAAATGACAAGAGATAGTTTTTTCATAGATGATGTTGTAAAGATTGCTGATTATCTAGGGATGCAAGTTGTTTTAAAAGGTGAAAACGAATATGTTATTAAAAAGGAAGATTAAAATATTTAGTCTTCTTTTTTTGTGCAACAAAATAGATACACAAAAAGTGTATTATATGCACAAATATTTGGTAAACATTTTGTGTATTATGTCAATGGATAATAGTACACAAATAGTGTATCATAAAGACAGTTAAAGGAAAGCAATAAACCTTTAGCAAAGCACATTGACAACTTCATAGCTCATACCGTTGATAATAAGACTATAGCCCCAGATAACATATGGATAGTGCCATAAGGGTTATACAGAAATACGCATGGAGGGAATAAACCAATGAACATGTAAGGAAGGGTAAACGGAAGTTGAGTGTTGTTATAATGCAGCCTGGAAGCCTGATCAACTTTCAGACAGTCCCAAGCCTGGAAAATGCAGAGGGTAACAAGGCACTTGAAAAAGTTGTGAAATCTGATATAATAGAATTACCAAATAAGAAACGGAGGTATGTTATCATGACTGAAGGCGAAATGTTAAAATTGTCAGTAGAGGAATTCTCTAGAATTCAAAGATATATGATGATAGCGGGGAAAGATTCAGAAGTATATAAGGCAATGAAGGAAAGATATATTGATCTTAAAGTTATTTTAACTTCATCTGGCGTGAATTTAACTGAAATCGACAGAATAAAAGAGTAGGGGGCGATAAAGATTACTATAGGAGAAAAAATAAAAGTAATTTTAGAATATCGTCATATGACAGTGCAGGAGTTATCTATAAAAATGGGTTATAATAGTCCATCTGCACTATATAACAGATTTAAGCGTGATAATTTTTCGGAATCTGATTTACAAGAGATATGCAAGATTTTAAATTGTTCATATGATGTTATTATTAAAATGAATGACACGGGAAAAGAAGTTTAAAGACTATTGGCAGAAAAGCAATAGTCTTTTTCTTTATTTTGTAATATCACAAAAATGTGAGAGAATATCACAAAAAGTATTGACATATCACAAAAACGTGATATAATAAAGACAGTTAAAGGAACGGAAACGAACCAATAACAGCTCACAAGATAGGGTTATCCAATCCGAATAGTCAACATGCGTTCTTGTGGGTATATCTATGAATATTCCTGAAAGATGCCGAAACAGGCAGCGAATACCGTAGATTGAACTTTGACAATTTAATCTTGTCTATATGGTAAAAGTCCATATACTGATGACGGCATGAGCCGAAACAAGAAAGGAGAAAATCGTATGAGTAAAAAAGCAATAGATTTTACACAGATAGACAAAAAAGCAGTGGTACAGCTTGAAAAATTTTCAGAAACAAGAATCGCCATTGCAAAAGAAGAACAACGGCATAAATCAATTATGGTTCCTCTTAAAAAGAAGTTAGAATCAATCTATGAAAGCCGTGAAAATGATATAAAAGCAGGAATGCCGATTGATGAAGTTTTAACAAAATTCCCGACTATTGAAGTAGATAAAGCAATTAGAGCAGAAAATATTTTACACAAAGAAATTATGCAACCGTTAAATTTTGAATTAAATTCTACATATAGTTTTATTCCTGACGGATTATATACAGGATATGTTACAAAAATAGAAAAACAGAGACGTGGCGAGTATCTTAAATACATCCAGCGTTTTCTTGAAGATATGGGAATTATAGAAATTTCACAATCTGCATTATGTAAGTTAGCGGAACAAATTTCGGACAGAATTGGCGTAACAGTAAGTAAAACAAAGAATTTATTAGAAGATGGAGTTTTTTCTTGTGTTTTAAATAGAAAGCAATTTAACAAATTGTTTATGAGCGTGTTTTGTGACATTTTGGTGCTTAATGGAGTAAAGGTGGCTAATATTTAATTTAGGGCTTATGCTTGTCAAAAGGCATAGGCTCATTTCTTAAGAGTATGTAAGAGAAAGGAAAATGATTATGACTGCAAAAGAAATCTTTGACATCAATCAAAAAAATGAATCTTATTGGTTTAAGGAGAAGATGAAAAGATTTGAAAATCAGATGAAATTATTTTCATCTGGTATTGGAGCGGAAGACGTGAATGCACGAACACAAAATATTCAAAAATTTAGCAAAGTAGAGATCGATTATTTGATTAATCTTTCTCTGCCTTATTCTGTAAATACAGAGTGAAGAAACAAGGGAGTAATGGAGAAGTATATATAGAAGGAAGTGATTGTTATACTGACAGTTACATATTCAGTCAATGGAAAACCCATTAAATTTGAAGATTTGAAAAATCTAAAAATTACCAGAAAAGATTACATAGCTTATGTGGAAAATTTAAAAGAGCATATAAACAAAGAGAGAAGAAAAAATAAGAAAGGTTAAAACGGTGGAGAATATGACTAATTATAATATTAACACAATCGAAGCAATAACATTTGCACAGGCGGCAGAAATAGCAATAGAAGAAATGACAATCAAAGAGCATGATTGCTTTTTCGTGGATTTTGGTGGCACTTTTGGATATTCTGTTTTGGTATTTAAGAATGCAATGCACATTCACTACGCTAACGATTATGAATTACACCACAGTTTGACAGTAGAAGAGAAAGGACGAGAAGTCTTGCGAGAACATTATATTGAAAGCCTTAACAACAAACTTTTTACGGATGCGGAATTGATGGAAAGCATTTCCAGCTATGACGAATACAAGCGGAAAGATTATTTTCTCCGTAACTACTGGATCATGCGTCATGAAAGTTTAAGTGTTTTCGGATGTGGGGAAGAGGCAAAACGGAAATTTAACAAATTAAAATCGCTTTTTCCTTATTATAATAATATCTGTTTTTGCTATGTACAAAATCGGTCAATCGTTGAAACATGTCAAAAATATAGCGACAATCTGGAATCTGAATACAAGAAACTTTCAGATAATGAAACAGAATTTCGGCGTATGATTTCCTATGAACTTGCTAATCATGAAGCGTGTATCACTTGCGATTATACGGATACGCTTAGGGATTTAGGACTTACTTTTGACAGTTTGGAAGATTGGAAAAAGGAAATTGTCAAAGAAGAATTAAACAAACAAATTGCCGATTATTGTTAATTATGAATCTTATTGGAAAAAGGTATGACTATAGAGAAAGTATATAGAGAAATTAAAGAAAGAGAGAATAAAAACTATGAGTAACTACATCATGAATTTAGAAACACAAAAACTTGAATTACATTTTGATAAATCTGATTATATGAGTCTGTCAGACAATTTGAAAAAGGAAATCAAAAGCAATTTCCTTTTTAGTGCTAAACTTGGAGCATGGGTTAGCCGTGCAAAATTCCCTAACTTATGGAGAGCTGAAGCAGTAGCTAAAAAGTTGGGACTTGAAAACGGCGGGAAAATCGGAGAAATGTTGACTTTTGCGGAACAGATGGAGCAAAAAGCAGAAAAGGCAGAAGCACGAGCAGAAAGATATGAATGCAAGTCTGAAAAGGCACAGGATAGAGGAGAAGCGTTACAGAAGCCCATCAACGATATGCATGGCGATATTTCTTTTTTTACTCAGCCGCATATCAATAGCAGTTCTGGACGTGCCTTTACAAATAGACGCAATAGAATGTTTGCAGCGTATGATAAAGGTTTTGAAGAATTTAAAAAATCTGAATATTATGCAGAACGTGCAGCAATAGCGCGGCAAACAGCAGAAGACACAAAACCGACTGACAAGGGATTTATTGATAGACGGATCAAGGATGCTGAAAAGACAATTAGAGCACAAAAGAAAAATCTTAAAAACTATCAGAACTATCTTGAGAGAATTAAAAACGGTGAAGAGATTAAGCTTTACAATGGCGATATCCTTACATTGGAAGTGGTTCAAGGATGGATTGAAGATACAGAATTAATTATTGAAAATGCAATCAGTAAATCAATCTACTATCACGAGTGTATGGAAGAAGTTGGAGGCGTTGCATTTTCTAAGGATAATATCAAAGTTGGGTATATTGTAGAACTTGATAAATGGGGTAAATGCAGAGTTATAAGAACGGGCAAAGTAAATATTTCCTATTCCATCTTGGAAGGCGGGGCGGCTGGATATGGTGGGAAAGCTGCATATGCACAGATTAAAAGAATCATATCAGAAGAAGTACAGGATAAGCCGGCACACCCATTCAAAGTCGGAGATATTTATACTGTACAGGTATGGAATGATGAAAAATGTACCAGAGAGCCAAAAGAATACAAAGTTACGAAAATCACGACAGAAAGAGTTACGTTAAAAGCTGGAGAAGAAAGAGCCTTCAGTCGGAAACCTAGAAGGTTTAGAGATGGTAACAATAGTTTTTCTTGGGCGATTGGTATTGTTGGTGGACTTGGAGGAACTATTTACAAAAAAGAAACAGAAACAATATAAATAAGAAAGGAATATGATAGACAAAGAATATTGTATTGCAGAACATAAAGCATATGAAAATCTTAATAAAAAAGGTTACACACCATGTGGGGCAGATCCAGGATTTAAAACAGTGTGTGTAATGAAATTTGAACATCCTGAATTTTATAATAATCCTGTTAAGCGTGGAAAATGTGAAGTATATCATTTTAAAAACTATCAAGAAGCGGATGAAAAACTAATATAACATAAGCTCAATGGACAATCTAAAGGAGGTTTTATTTATGATAAAATCGGATATCATTAATAATACAAAAAAAATATCGGATGAAGTTGAAATATTTGACGGTGATACAGTAAAAATTACTGGGAAAATAATTAGGGGGAATAATATTGAAATGGAATTAATACCGATTGGAACTATTTGTCGTGTCGTTTCTTCTGTATATGATGAAAACGAAGATATTATTGTTGGTGTTATACCAGAAAATGAACTGCCATACAGGGGATATGGAGAATCTTGGTATCCTATCTATAGCGTTGAAAAGGTTAGGGAAAAGATGAATAGATATTTTGTTGAATTTTATATCAATAATTTTTCTTATGAAACAAAAGAAGTTTTTGCTACTAAAAAAAGTGATGCTGTATCTTTTATAAAGGATAAGTATCCTAATGCGTTTTATGTGGTTGCGCACGATAAATGTCCTGCAACGCCATATTTAAAAGTTTAAAAATTGAAAGAATGTATAATTTTGTAAGCAGTTAGAACGGGTATAGAGAATATAAAGCTATGGTCGTTCTATAGTGCTTATAAAAATGAAAGTTAGGAATGGAGGGAAGTTTATGGGACTTATTTGGAATGAGAAAGTAGAAGAAAGTAAAATACTTGAAGCATATGGTTTGATTGCATATGGAAAAATCAACTGTTATGATTGGTCTTTTGGATATCGCAAAAATGAAGATGCATTAATTACACTTAGGATTACCGATACAGAAAATAATGAGATTTTTTCTGTATATCTTGGTAATAATTGTATATTGCAGAGTCGTATTGATGATACACTGGATAATTTTTTATACTGGATTGTTCAGGAACATCCGGACAATTATTCCATTGAAAAACAAGTATATGATAGCTTGACACAAAGTAATTGTTTTTTTAATGATATGATTACAGGCAAAAAAATGTTAAAAAGAAAAGAGGAAGAGGAGAAGAGGAAGAAGGAAGAAGAGGAAAAGAAGAAAAATATAATGATTGACACAATAAAATCGTATTGCGCGGGAAAAGGTTTCTTTCTATTCCTTATATGGGGAGACGAGGCTTGTATAATCAAGCCTATTAGTGAAAGTGGAAAGAAATACATTCAAGATAGAGTTAATGGAACTTATAAAGATAAGGAAATTGTTATAGGCTTTGTTGAGAAATATCCGAAAAATAAGGATGCAGAACTTATTAATAAAGGCTCATTGGAAGAAATGTATAAATATGTTTGTGGGGATATACTGTATGAGAAGAAATAATATTGTTGTAGCGGAATATGATTATTACACCTTAGATCAGGCAAGAAAAATATTTGAAATAAGGAAGAAAAACAAAAATAGACTGTAAACTATGGAAAATTATATAGTTGTGATTGCCATGATTGTAATGCCAGTATTATTTGTTTTACATTGGATTGTGTTTGGATATTAAGGAGGAATAGAGATGATTACATGTATATTTTGTAGTTGGAATGAATTTGATGAATACAAATTAGATGAAAAATATAACCTTGTGGATTTTGGAGAAGATGAAAAACGTCCCGGATTTAAGTGGCTATGTGATATGGAAAAGGATGTTAGTGTTTATGTAAGATAGATTTGTATTTCGTAAAGTGAGGTAATATCATGAAAAAAAGATTAGTAAATTTATACAAGGAAATTGAATTTTTATTGAATCATGCTCCGATTGAAGACGATTGTACTGATGAAGAAAATGAAATGTATGCGGATATGGCTAATCTGAAAAATAGTATGGAAAATGCAGGGTATGATATTTAAAGGATTAAAGATAAATCGTGTATTTCATTGGTAGATTAGAGGATAATGAAATGAAAAACTTAAATATGAAAGCGGCAGTAAAAAGATATAATGGTATAATGGAATTGATTGGATATGAACATAATACTATAGAGACAAAATTTTCAGAGAATACAGAAGGTTGGAACATTCGAGATATGGTTGCAGAATGTGATTATGTACTTTCATGTTATTATGAAGATGGACATTGCAACGCTGAAATGAGATGTTCAGAAGATGCAGAAGAAAGAAAAATGTGGAAGTCAGAAACAGGAAAGTTAAAGAGATTTATTGAAGCATACAAACCATTTATTGATGATGTGAAGTGTGTGTCAGGACATTGCAGCCAATTTGATAATAAATAAGGCAATGAAACTACTGTTTTTGTGGTGCTGTACAGTAACAAGAATATAACAATGGCTCCTGATTGGTGGATGGATTAGCCAGTTATATGAAGGAAGAAGGAAAGGTTACAGTAAACGGAGTTTGACGAACGGCCACAAAACCTTATTTAAAGCCTTAAATCAGCGCATATGCAATATGTATGTGCGTTGCATTAAGTCCTTAAATAAAGTAAATAAACGGCATAGAAAGAGAAGTAATAAGCAAGTGACGAGAGAAAATGTTACTTGCTTTTATTATTGGGAAAATGGAGGGCAGATTATGAGTAAAAACGACTATATCAGAAAATCAGCAAAAAAAATACCATTGGTGCAAATATTATTCTGTCATGCGCCCCGTTTCCATCGAAACACATCCTAAAGATGGCATGATGGATTTAATCAACTATGACACCAGAACGGAAGTAAACGGGCGTATGGTATGGGCAGAAGTGTATTATAATAGGGAATTGTCACAGAAGGAAATGGAAGATTTTGAGATGATCAGAGGATAGGAGGCTATTGTAATGGAAAAGAATATAAATGAAAAAATTATTGAAAAGATTAAAAAAGTGCTAGAATTGTCAAATAATAATCCGTCCATAGAAGAGGCAAAAAGCGCAGCATTAAAAGCACAAAAACTTATGGCAGAATATCATATTAGTATGATGGAAATTGAAGCAATAGAAGATACTGAAAATATTGTAGAAGAGAAAGTTAGTGTTGGAACAGGCAATAAGTGGAAATATACTTTATCTGCAATAGTGGCTAAAAATTTTAGATGTAAATATTTCTATTATGGGAAAAGCAGTGTTGTATTTTATGGATATGAAAATGATGTAGAAATAGCAGCAATGACGTTTAAAATGCTTTTCAACATCGGCAATAAAGAATCTACTAAATATTATCAGAAGCAAAGACAAGAATATATAAATTGTAGCCGGCGTTTTGATGGAAGAGGCATTAAAAACGCTTTTCTCAATGGATATCTTTTAGGTATAAAAGAAGAATTAGAAAAGCAATGTACTGCACTCATGATAGTCATTCCAAAAGATGTAGAGGAAAAATACAAGGATAGAAGCTCTGATTTTCGTAGTTTCAGTAATAGTTTTCGCGTAAGAATAAATGATGAAGGGGAACGGGCAAAAGTTGAGGGAATACAGGTTGGAAAAAATATGATTATGTCAAGAGGTATAGAAGCGACATGCTGATTTGACAATGAAAGAATCGTTTTATGTGTATGAAATAAGTATGAATAATTCTTGACATATGCGTATAAAGTGTGTATAATCCATATATAAGGAGGAAACACTATTGAAACAAAGAGACTTGATTAAAAAATTGGAAGCTGGTGGATTCATATTTGAACGGCATGGAAGCAATCATGATGTTTATGCGAGAGGAACAGAGAAAGAAGAAGTGCCAAGGCATAAAGAGATTGACGAACAATTAGCAAAAGCGATCATAAGGAGAAGGGGATTATAAAATCCCTATCTCTTCAAGAATATAGAATATAAGTTCCTAGAAGGGAGAAAAGAAAATGAAAAATATATACCCTGTGTTTTTTACAAAAACAGATACGGTTATACTTGTGGAAGTTCCTGATCTGGAAATCTTGACAGAAGGGAAAGATATGGTAAATGCTGTTGAAATGGCAAGAGATGCCATAGAATTGAAATGTGTATCAATGGAAGATGATGGAATGGAAATTCCTTTACCGTCTGAAATTAGTTCTTTAGATGTAAACAATGGAACTTTTGCAGAGGATGGAACAACGGTTATATCGTTGGTTGATATTGATTCCGGGGAGTATAGAAGGAAAATTGACACAAAAGCGGTTAGGAAAAATGTTACTATTCCTAGTTGGCTCAATTATGAGGCTGAACATGCTGGAATTAATATATCAAGAGTTTTACAGGAAGCATTAATGAATGTACTTAATGTACAACGGAATTTTTGAGTTTAATTGAATAAGATTTTATAACCAGTCAGAAGGCATTAGCGGAAATATTCGTTAGTGCCTTTTATAGTGGTTATAAACGCCGAATAAATGGAGAAATAGAGAGTGGAAAGGATGGTTGATTATGAAACGAAAGACTTACAATAATGTTGTGAAAGCAACAAAAATGATTCAGAAAAAGGGGTATAGCCTTGATGAAGCTAATGAGATGGCTATTAGACTTTTTGATGAAAATACAAAAGAGATGAATAGTATTGAATTTTATATTGATAAGATTCAGGAAAAAATCATTACAGTAGCAGAAAGAATTGAAATAGGGAAAAGGAATCATCAAATAATCTCTATTTGCTTAAAGGATTATTATAATAGAGAAATAATTGGATTTTTTAAACATGAAGATGAGATTCCAAAGGAAATTTTATCAAAGCCATCAGGTGGTGATTGGGATAGAGGTTTTGGACATTTAACTATTACAGTGAAATAAATATAAAACAGTCTTGAAACAATGGTTTTATTGGCAAATCAGTTTTATGATTTTCATAAAACGGTTGTAAATTAAAATAAATAGTTGTTTTTGTTCTTAAATATGGTATAATTGGAGGTGATAAAGATTGGAGGTTGATGTTATGAGATATAAGGATAACGAACAACTTAAAGAATATATTCGTTTAATTATGAGGCATGAAAATATAACATATAAAGAACTTGGAGAAAAAATTGGAACAAGTCAGCAAAATGTTTACAAAATGCTTAATAAAAATCAATTAAAATTTGACGATGTATTAAAGGTTTGTAACGCATTAGAATATAAATTTTCTATTAATATTGTCAAAGAAAATGGTGAGGGAGTAGAGTCAGAACCGTATATTCAAGCACTTTCTGCTATGGATGGATTAGAAGATATGCGTATGGAATTAGCGAAAATGAAAGAATCATATGAAAAAGTATTAGAACAAATAGAAGAAATAAACAACCAAAAAGATGACAAAAATAAAAAATATTAAAAAATACAACCAAACAGTTGACAAATGCTTTTCGGTTTGCTATAATGTATTTGTAAACAAAAAAGAGTAGCAAGTCGGAAAACTTACTACTCTTGGAATAGAAAGATAAGCTTTCTACTCATATCTAACCAATTTGAGTATACATCAAAAAGTCAATTCTTTCAATGGGAACGTTCGTTCTCGTAAATTCCTATTTGTTTATATTGTACCTTGAAAATTTAATATCTTGTATTTATTGGGTACTTGGGAAAGAAGCCATGAAAAGCTGAAGCATCTAAAAGCTGATTAATACAAGAACGATGCAATAACAGAAAGGAATTGATAGTAATGAATGAAGTTATTGTAAATGATTCCACTATCAAAATTAAAGAATGGAATAATCAAAGAGTTATTACATTTAATGATATTGATAGGACACATGAACGTCCAGAAGGTACGGCACATAGGAATTTTAAACAGAATAAAAAACATCTAATTGAAAATGAAGATTATTTTGTTTTAAAACCTTCAGATGTTCAAAGGGACGAATTTCGTCCTTTAGGATTTGAAGATGAAAAACCAGCAAACAGAGGAACAACCTATTTAACAGAAAGCGGCTATTTACTTCTTGTTAAGTCATTCACGGATGATCTTGCATGGAAAGTACAACGGCAGTTAGTAAACAGTTACTTCAAATTTAAAGAAGTAGTTGAAAACTTACAACCAACGGAAACCGGATTGAGTTTATCAGAAGGAAAATTTGTTGATGCTTTGGACACATTAACAACCTGTGCAGCCGTATTTCAAAACATGATTGATTATTCAACAATCAATTATAAGCAGCAACAGGATTTGTTACAGACTGCTAGAAAGCGTGTAAATAACCTTTTAGGCGGTGCGCACAGTCCAGAGTATAAAGAGTATTCCAGAATCTATTTTAAGAATCTGTGGCAGGATTTTTGTAAAGCGTTTGAATGTGGTTCATATAAAGATTTAAACCCTTTATATATGGCAGACGATACGGCTAAAAAGTGGATTCAGAATTGGGAATACACGGAAAATTAAAACAGGTCTTCTTATATACACAGGGCTTACACTTGTCAAAGGGTGTGAGCCTTTTTCAAAAAGAGAATATATAAACATGGAAATTTTACTAAATTTAAGGAAAGGATGGAATAAGTTATGGAAGAAATTAAAAACAAAAAATTGGAGAAATTATTAGTTGATGCGGAAAAATTAGATTGGAGCTATACAATTTATCAGGAACCGGAAGGAAATTATGGCGGATGGCATTGCAACGAAAGAAATTATGTTGAATTAGAAAAGCATTCACCGGCAGGAGAAGATTTCAGCATGATTATTGATTTTGATATGGAAAATCCTATTGATTCTTTCTTGGAAAATCTGAAAGAATATTCAGATGATTTTGATATTGATGAACATGTTGAAATGTGGATTCCAGAAAGAGGAAAAGGCGGTTGTCCTGACAGCATAAGAGAATTAGTAGAAGATGCGGAAGATATTAAGGAAATGATATTTGAATTATGGGATGCTTTATGTGCTGAAATGACAATTCCGTTGTTTTGATGAAGAAAATAATAAAAGTATTCCAGAAGGAAACAACTGGATAGTGGGTAAGGTTCGTACCCATTACACCCTAAAAAGGCTGTATAAATGGCAAAAATGCCAATAAATTAATGATTTTAAGTGGAGAAATGGAGAAAAAATTATGGAAAAGAAATATACAATAAAATCTGTTAGCGATGAGGGAGTTTATTATCTTGTGAACGGATGGAATAAATGTAAAACTTTTTGGTTTTCTGAAGAAAGCGTTTTGAAAGATGTGGAAAATGCTAAACGGTTTTTCTTTAATAAACCATCACAGGCAAAGGCAAGTCTTACAAAACTTTTGAAGGTTATGGAAGATTATAGGAATGATATTTTTGAGGTAGTAGAGTTTTAGTCAATGAAAACACAATTCTAAGTAAAGAAAGAGAGAAAATAAAATGATTAGAAGAGAAGATATTATTCAGGAACTTACAAACAGAGATTATAAAGTAGAAGCGCACACAAGCATTAAAAACGGTGTAGAATTTGACGGAATCCGCTTTATGAATGATGACGGGATCTGTCCTGTAATCTACACAGATGAAATCATAGCTGATTCTGAATCACTTTCTGAAGCGGTTGAAAAGGCAATAGATATCTACAATAATGCTGATATTATGGATTTTAATAAAGATAACTTGCTTGATTCTGACTTTATTATGGGAAACCTTTATATTGGAATACAGAAGACAAGCACAGAAAATATTGTAAGGTCAGATACGGATTTTGAATGTATTGAGAAGTATCTATATGTAAAAATGAATGAAAATGCTTCTTTTAAGCTAACATATGGATTGTTGGAAACATTAAAGATCAGTCAAGAGGAAGCATGGAAAGCAGCGGAAATTATTACTTTTGCAAAGACTGAGATTGTATCTATGTCGGAAAAATTGTCTGAATTAATGGGACAGGAAATTGAAGAAATGGAAGGTGTTCCAATTCAGTACATAGTTACTAATACTATGAATTTTAGAGGAGCGTCCGCAATTCTGGATGGAAAAGCATTAAAGAAGTTGGCAGAGAGATTAAGTGTACAAAGATTTTATGTATTACCAAGTTCTATTCATGAAATGATTATTATTCCTGATGATGGAAAATGTAATATTGAAGAATTAAGTAGGATGGTACAGGAAGTAAATCAGACACAGGTAGAACCAGAAGAAAGATTAACGGATCAGGCATATATTATTGAGGTCTGAAAATCAGGATTTTATCAGAGAAAGAGAGGTATTATTTATGTTTGACACTAAAGTTACTACAAGTTATGCAAATGGAACGATTTTTCAAATGGATGCAAATGACGCATTAAATTTTTTAGTAGGGTTATCAATTACTGTTATTAACACCGTAAGAGATACCATTGAGGAAGAAAATAAATTTGGTGATAAGGTTACAAAGAGTTGTGATCATGATGTTATGCATCTGATTGAGCATTACAATTCGGGTATACCAGAAGCGGTTTATTCTTGTATTCTTCAAACAAATGCAGATATTTTATTGAAATTTGTGCAGGATGTTGTCTTGAATGAGACTACAAGAGGATTGTATCTTTTTTATCATAAGTCGAACTATAGAAATGGCGCAGCTCCTTACGATCTTGTTATTAAAGCTCTTGAAGACGTGCATCAGTATTACATGGTGTACGGAAATGATAATTATAAAAGAAACAAGAGCAATTATTTTAATAGGTATAATGAGGAATTTATGGAATTGATAAATAGGCAATAGACTCGGAATTTCATCCAGACAGAACGGAGGACATTAAAAATGAGTAATTTTGAGAAATCTGCAAGAAAAATTGTTGAAAAACACGGATGCACATTTATTAAAATGGTTGGTGAATGTAGGGTTTTGTGGAAAAATAAATACGGATATGAATCTATAGACGATATATTTGTCTTAAATAATATGTGTGATAGTGCTTGGGAATTTTGGAGCAATTATAATCCAGTATGATTTAGTATAAAGCACTTGAAATCGTTTTTTAGAAAGAAAATGGAGGATATTAATATGAAGACAAAAAGATTAACGGAGATCGCTAAAAAGGTTTATTTTTCAGGATCAGGTCATATAGATTGGAATGAAGTTGAAGCAGAATATGGATTATCAAAAATGGAACTCAATCATGTAATAAGTATAATCAGAAATTGGAACAGAAGATAGCGGTTGAAACTCGTATTTCAAGACAGGAAGGATAGGGAAATATGGCAATTTTGATAGATAAACGTATACAAAAGTATGTAGAAGGCTGTTTATATGAAGAAAATGGAAAAACTATCAGTGTCCATTTAAAAGATATTGATGAAACATTTTGGTTTGATAATGAAATAGCAGCACAAAATTTCTTAAACAAGCAGGCTATTGAACGTATTGGAGATCCAGAACTAAGGACGAATTCTTTTGATTATACAGATGAAGAAGAATTGTTACATAGATATTTGCTTGTTGGAGTGAATAAGAAAGGTAAAATTATTTCTTATCTGGAAGAAATAGTAAATGAGTTTACAGAGGCACAGTTATATGAAGAATATGGTTATCTGATGGCTCAGGAGCATGAAAAAGATACAGAATTACTTATGGACATTATGAAGTGTAATGGTCTTGATGTAGAAGATAAAAATGGAAAATATTATGTAATTAATAAATGATTGGAGGAATCAAATGAGCAAAGATATTTCAACAGAATACACAAAAGAAAAAAATGAAAAATGTGGAAGAAAAGGATATTGTGGCTTTAAGAGAGAAAAAGTAACAGTTATAAGCCCTAAAGAATACGGAATGTTTTTACAAAAAAGGAGACATTGAGTTAATATGGTTGATGAAATTCGCATTTCAACCGTTAAAAATATAATGAAAAAAATAGAAAAGTATTTGGAGAAATATAATCCAGATACTTTTTATTATGGAGGAAAATATATGTTACCAAAAGAATTTTACCCTACACCAAAAGAATTATTGGACAAAATTACAGAAGGTATAGATTGGAAACAACTTCAATCAGTGTTAGAGCCGTCTGCTGGAAAAGGCGATATTGCAGATTATGTAAAAGAGAAATATAAAAATGAAACATGGAATTGTGGTTTAGATGTTGATTGTATAGAAATTGATGATACTCTTTGCCAAACACTTAAAGGAAAAGAACTTAGAGTTGTACATAATGATTTTTTGACGTTTAACACTTTCAAACATTATGATTTAATTATCATGAATCCACCATTTAGCGATGGAGCAAAACATCTTTTACATGCGTTATCGCTTCAAAAAGATAATTTTGGAATTATTTGCATTTTAAATGCAGAAACGATTAGAAATCCATATACAAATGAAAGAAAAGATCTTGTGGAAAGATTGGAAAAGATGAATGCAGAAATTGAGTATATGGAAGGACAATTTTTATCAGCAGAACGTCCAACTGGTGTAGAAATAGCAGTTATAAAAGTTTTTGTACCAGAAGAAGAAAGGGTAAGTTATATTTTTGAGGATTTAAAGAAACAGTCATATCAGGAAAATATATATGAAGAAGTAACCGATTTAGCACCAAATGATTTTATTAAAGCTATTGTACAGAAGTATAATATCGAAGTAGAAGCTGGGATAAAACTTATTATGGAGTATAAGGCAATGGTTCCACACATATTACAAGACTTAAAGGACAGTTCTTATAATAAGCCGATATTGGAAATGAAAATTCGTGATAGAGAACTTTCAACTAATGCGTTTGTTAAAGAAGTCAGACGTAAATATTGGACTGCATTATTCAGTAATCCTAAGTTTACTGGAAAAATGACTTCAAATTTAGCGAATAAATATCATAATCAGGTTGCAGAACTTACAAATTATGATTTTTCTGAATATAATATTCGGACAATTCAAATTGAAATGAGTAAAAATCTGGTAAGAGGAATAGAAGATTGTATTATTGAATTGTTTGATAAATTATCTCATCAATACGCATATAGTGATGAACTTTCAAACAATATTCATTACTATAATGGTTGGAAGACAAATAAAGCGTGGTATATAAATAAAAAGGTTATTTTGCCATACATGAATGCCTTTAACAGTTGGAGTGGAAAGTTTGATCCTAATTATCAGGTGAAATCACAACTTGCAGATATTGAAAAAGCATTGAATTACTTAGACGGTGGATTGACGGATGGAAGGGATATGGAACTGTGGCTGAGACACGCAGCAGAAACAGGTCAAACACGAAAAATACAACTTAAATATTTTTATGTAACATTTTATAAAAAAGGAACCTGTCATATTGAGTTTATCAATGAAGATCTTTTAAAGAAATTAAATATTTTTGGAAGCCAACAGAAAAAATGGTTGCCTCCTGGATATGGAAAAAAGAAATATAATGAGATGCAACCAGAAGAAAAAGCGGTTATTGATGAATTTGAAGGAAAAGCAAAATATGAAGAAACACTGAAGAATCAGGATTATTTTATTTATAATCCAATGAATTCTATTCAGTGTTTAGAGATGAATGCAGAAGAAATTGCATAACAAGCAATGAGATGTGAGCAATGAAATGTACCTTTTAAGACAATAAAATAGAAAAAGAAACAGAGAGGAAATAATATGTGTAAAGAAATAAATGTAATTAACAAAGCGGAAAAGGATTTGAATATCACAGTCAATAATGTAGATAGAAATATTCAGATTATAATCAACACAAAGAAAACAAATATTGATTTACTTGTATTAAAAGCAGGAGAAACATTCAAGGTAAATAATGTCGAATACATAGTATTAGAACAGCTTGACGGAAATCAGACGGCAGTTATCAGAAAAGAATTAATAGAAGATGAGATGGAATTTGATTCTGACAATAATGATTGGAGGACAAGCAGTATTAAAAAATTTTTAAATGGAGAGTATCTAGAAGAAATTGAAAATGTATTTGGGAAAGATAGAATCGTAGAACATGTAGTAGATTTGTTATCTTTGGATGGTTTAGACGATTATGGGACAAGTATAGATAAAGTAAGTTTATTGTCGATTGATCAGTATCGGAAATATAGAAAAGTGCTTGGTGAAAATACAGATAATCCATGGTGGTTAATTACACCAGATTCAACGTCTTCAGGAAAATCGTCCCGCTATGTTCGGTACGTCCGCTCCGATGGCTGTGTGGACTTTAGCGACTGTGGCTGTGACGGGGTGTGCGTCCGTTTTTTATCATTCAATCTTGAGCGGAGCGATAGATTGTTGTATCTTAAATCATTGAATCTTGCGAGAGAGTGGATGTTAGCTAGAAAATATACTCTGCGTAGCGGTGTTGTAAATTATAAATCATCAGACAAATTTTGTTCTGGTGATTTTTTGATGGGAGAATAAAAAATGAGCAATAATAAAGAAACATATACTATAAAAGAAAGATTTGAGTGTTTAAATAAGAAAATGGTAATTGTTAAAGTTGATAATAAGGCTTGCTGTGTAATGATGCAAGAAGAGCATGATAAGATTATGTATGCGTATAAGAAAAATCAAAGGCAAAAATAGAAAATATATTGAAAAATGTAGAAAATTAGCTTAAAATAGAAAATGGAGGATGTAGTAAATATGATTATATTTATTTTGTTAATAGTTTTAGCAATTATTATTGTTGCGAGTAGTTCAAAAGAAAGAAAAGTTATGAGTGATGTTAATCACATTGCACGGGATAATGAGAAGGTTATGTGGAAAGAAATTGAAAAAACAATGAGAGATGGAAAAAGTGATAAAAAAGTAACTGGATAAACTTGTTTTTTAATACATTGGAGGTTTATATGAAAATATATGAAAGAAAATCATTCCCACGAACAGCAAGAGATTTAAAAGTGATGTATGAAAAAGGAAATTTATCTTTTGATAATGCAGTTCAAAGGTCTTTTGTATGGAAAAATACGGCTAAAGATAATCGAATGAGTATGTTGATTGATAGTATGATTAGAGGACTTCCAGTACCTCCTATGTATTGTAATTGTATATTTGAAGATATTAAAAATAAAACTTATGACTTTTTGGATGGTAAACAACGAGTTACAACCATCGTTAAATTTTTGAAAGATGAATTTCCACTAGTAAATATTCCCACTTTTGAAGACGAAGAAGGAAATGAACAGGACTTTAATGATTTGGTATATTCTCAATTACCAGAAGATGTTCAAGACACTATAAAGACATATAGTTTAACAGTCTATTATTATGAGAATATGGATCAGGAAGATGCGGAGGAAATGTTCCGTAGGTTAAATAATGGGAAATCATTGACTGCGATCGAGTTGACTAGAGCTAATGCGATTTCTGGAGAGAAAATCCGTAAGATTGGCAATCATAATTTATTTAATATTGCTATGTCTGAAAAATCTTTAGCTTCTTATGCAAATGAGGATGTTGTAATTAAGACATGGATTCTGTTATACAGTGATAAGAAGTCTTTTGAGACGAGATATGTACGTCCTGTGCTTAAAGATACTGTAATTACTGATGAACAGGTTGATGAGATAAATAAGATATATGATTTGTTGTTGGATCTATATGAGAAATTGGCTGATAAAAAGCAGACAAAGATTATTAAGAAAATGTTCAATAAAACAAATTTGATATCATTAGTTTCGGTATTTAAAGAGGGGAAAGATAAAGAAATTTGTATTGATGAAATGGAAGAATGGATGGTTCGTTTTTATGATACTGGAACAAAAGAAATGTCTTTGAATGATGAATATAATGAAATTGTAAAAGGAAGAATTGCCGTTACTGAAAATGCGGTTGTGTCAAGAAAGAATATTCTATTGAATAATTTTAAAGAATTTATAAAAGCATAGATATAAAAGGATTATTTTATTGGGGATTGGAGGATAAGATATGGAATGGAAGGATTTAAGTGATAAAGCAAAAGGAATTTTGGAATGGGTAGAAAATCCATATACAAAAAGTCGAGAGACAATAGAAATTAAAATTGGAGAAGTTTTTTATAGAAAATGTCCTAAACTTTGTGGAGATTTTGGAGAGCCATTGGGTGATGTAAATATTTTAGTGACTAAGGAATTATATCAAGAAGTATTGTGTTATGTAACAGAATCAGAAGATATACTATATAAACAATTAGCTGATGGTATAGTTTTTAGATTGAAAGATGGCGTGGAAATTTAAGTCTTGAAATGATTGATTTATTGGGAAAATATATTTGATAATAGCGAATAAAAGGAGAATGAAATGGATTTAGTACATGTAATTGTTGTATATAATGATGAAGGTAGACTGGAAGATGCAATTGATTTCATAGAAGATAATTTTTCTAAAATTAAGGTTAAAGATTTAAATAAAGCATTGGATTGGGCTGATAAAGATCCAAAAGATTACAAGGGGAAATATAACAAAATGAAAGCAATATTGAACTATTTAAGATATGAATATATGAAATAATAGTTTCAAGTAGAAAATTCGCTTGACCTTACAACTTATAAGTTGTAAAATGAATATAACAAAAGAGAAAGAAGGTCAAAATGGTACTACATCATTATAAATCCAATTCTGGAAAAGATTTAATTTTGGAGTATGTTAAGTCTTTGCCAGATGATGAAAAGACAGATGGATTTTCAGTATTACAATGTTTACAGAATGATGAAATGGATAAAATAAAATTCAAACGTTGGGAAAAGAAGGTTTATGAAGTATATTTTTATAAGGACAATCGGATATTTTATGTTGTAGCTGATGGAAAGAATATGTATTTACTTCATGCTTGCCGGAAACAGAAGAACCAGACAGAAAAGAAAGATAAGAAGATAGTCATAAAAAGAGCTAAGGAAATCGGAAAACTATTAGGCAAGACTTTTATATAATAGTATAATAGATAGTAGGAGGTGTTGAATATGCCGTTTGTACAAGTCGATATTGATAAAGAAATAGAAAAACATTGTCAAGAATCTCCGTCATTTGCTAAAGCATGGAATGAAAGTAGAGAAGAATATAAGTTGATCGGAGAAATGATTAGTTTGCGAAAAGCTGAAAAAATTACCCAAGGTCAATTAGCTGCTATTACTGGAAGTAAACAGCAGGTCATTTCACGGATTGAGAAAAAAGAGAGCAGTCCTTCTTTGAAGATATTCTGTAATATGCTTAATGCTTTGGGTTATGAATTACAAATTGTGAAAAAGCAAAATTTATAAAAAATGAGGTTTATATTAAAAGTCGTTGATGGAAACATTGACGGCTTTTAAAATACAACATTTTAATTGATATTAAAAATAATTGAAAACACTTGACAAGATATCAAAAACATGTATAATGATATATGTAAAGGAGGTAAGAGAATGGCAAGACCGAAAAGATTTCCTGAAAAATTAGTTGTTGGTCTTACTCCTGAAATGAAGGAATTTCTCCAAAAAGAAGCCGAAAAAGAATGTTGTGACATGAATGTAATTGTAAGAAAAGCAATAGCGGATTATATGGAGAAAAAGAATGACAACTAAAAAGAAGTAGCTGCTCAGTCTGGACAACTATCAGCTACTTCCTAACCGCCAAACGCTCAACACGTTGACACTTCTATTATATCAATTCTTTAGAAATAGTCAACGGAAAAATCCCATTACGATTGAACCTTGACAACTGAATCCATCCGCAACAGTTCTTAGCTTGTTCTGTAAGGGGTAATACCATAAATCCCCTGTGAAGTGCGTTATGGAAAAATAAAGAAAGGATTGGTATAAGTATGAAATATACAGTTAGAGCAAGTAAAAGCGGTTATGCTGAAATTGAGGCGAATAGCGAAGAAGAAGCATTGGAAAAAGCTTGGTGTGCAGATTATAACTGGGAAGAAGATGTATATGATATGGAAATTGTAGACGAGTAGGACATATCTTATACATATATGCGGGCGGTAGTTGTCAAAGGCTATCGCCTGATTACAGAAAGCGTTGATATGAAACGCTTTCTCTTGTCTTATACTTAACAAGTCAAAGAAAGTAGTGTATAATATATCCAATGAAATTAGATATTTATCGTGCATGGCACAAACAACGTATTGACACAATTCTTTTCGAGTAATATAATATTGCAAAGGAAGGAGTTGATATTATGGCAACAACTAATGTAACAATGAGAATGGATGAAGATTTAAAAGCTCAATTACAGGAGCTTTTAGGCAATATAGGAATGGATATGACTACGTTTTTTGTTATGACCGCAAAACAGGCAATCAGAGAACAGGGATTACCATTTCAACCTACTTTAGAGGTTCCCAATATGGAAACATTAAAGGCTTTTGCAGAAGTGGAAGTTATGAAGGAACATCCTGAATGTTATAAAAGTTATAACAGTTTTCAAGAATTATTAAAAGAGGTGGAAGACGAATGTACACAGTAAAAGCCACTAACAGATTTAAAAAGGATTTGAAAACTGTTATAAAAAGAGGGTACAATACAAAAATTATGGACGCAGTTATTTCTAATCTTGCAAATGGGAAAGAATTAGATGAAAAATACTGTGATCATAATCTTCATGGAGAATGGGAAGGATGTAGAGAATGTCATGTGCTTCCAGACTGGCTTTTGATATATAAAATTGATGGAAAAGATTTGATATTATATTTAATGAGAACAGGGAGCCATAGTGACTTGTTCTAAAGAAGAAGGTGATCAGAATTACTATACAACAGAAAATTGATATGGCTTTAACATATTCTAATATGACAAAAACAGAGTTGTCTAAAAAATTAGGATACGCTTCTCCACAAGCGTTTCAAAAGAGATACACGACTGGGAAATTTACGCTTGAAGAGTTGGAAAAAATAGCAAAGGCACTGGGATGTGAATATAGTTCCTGTTTTAAATATTCAGACGGGAAAGAGATTTAAGACTATCAAAAAAATATTGGTAGTCTTTTCTTTATGCTACAGTTTAAATTAAATAGGATAAAATTAAACCGAAATGGATAAAATTATATTGACATAATAAACTAAATAGTTTAAAATGAATCCATAAGATTTATTTGAACCTTGACAACCTCATCAGCCCGCAACACTTTCGCTGAGTGTAAGATGAATTGACAAACATCTGCTAAGTGCGTAGTCATTGTTTTAACCTACCGATGCACGTCCAAAGTCGTGAGGAAGAAATTATGGGATGGGAACATATTACATATTCAAGGAGGTTTCAGTATGAGCACAGTTGTAGCAATGAGTGAAGAAACAAGAAGAATGGAACAATTCAACGACATAGTGGCAAACATCAAGCCACTTATGACTGTTGGAAAAGGAAAGAATCAGAGGGCGATTACAGGAAGCGCAGTTGTTCCGTTGTCTTGTTGCTTTGTGGATTCTCGGTATCAGGGAATGAGGACACACAAGCATTTGAATCGGCTAAAGAATAAATGGGATGAACGAAAATTAACTCCTATTATTTTGGTTCCACATCCAGAAGAATACAGATTTGCAGTTGTAGATGGTCAAGGAAGATGTCTCGTGGCTCCGGAGAAAGGTATGGATCGTCTGAATGCAATTATCCTAATGGATGCACCTGAAGATCTGAATGAGCGTCTGAAATTTGAAGCAGAATACTTTATAGGGCAGGATTCAGAAGTGGAAAATGTAAAACCACTTGAAAAGCATCTTTCAAGAGTAATCATCGGTGATAGTGCTGCTGTTTCTTTGGATAAACTTCTGAACAAATATGGAATTAAGTTTGTGGCAACGAAAGGAAACAGAGAAGAATCGGTGCTTGGAAGTTATACAGATACATATTCGATTGTAAAAGTCCATGGCGAAAAATGTCTTGAGTTTATATTTTCAATTATTGAAAATGCTGGATGGAACAAAGAGACTAATGGTTATGCAACTTTTGTTATGAGGGCGTTAAGAGAGGTATGGATTGCTCATGCAATTCATAGAGAGTCAATTCATAGTTTCTTGTCAAGAGAATTAAGACAGATTGATCCTGCTTTATTTAGTGCAAATGCAAAAACTAAATATCCCAAGCGTGACCATAGAGTTTCATGTGTTTTATATATGGAAGACATGGTGTGTAATGGGTTAAAAATTAAGAGAAGGATTTATGTTGACGAAAACGGGAAAAAATGTAAGATAGTTGAGTAAATTAATTGGAGGAACGGTATGAAAATTATAAAGAGTACAGAAACATCAGAAACTCATTGGACTGCAAGAAAACTTGTTGAGATGATTAAGGATGAAGAGATTAATTTTAATATTGATATCCAAAGAGGATTTGTATGGAGAAATAATGATAAGAGATCTGCATTAATAGGCACTATGATTCGTGGAAAGTCTGTTCCTCCGTTATATTTTAACAAAATTGACAACATATATGAGGGGTCAGATGGAAAACAAAGGGCTTTTACAATACTGAAATTTATGAATGACGAGTTTAAGCTAAGTGGATTGGATGAATTTACTGTTGTTAATGATGAAGGGGGAATAGAAGAAATTGATTTGAATGGTTTGAAGTTTAGTGAATTGGATGAATGCTTTAAAAATGCAATTAAAGAGTATAATTTTATGATTTGTTTCACCGTAGATGCAGATGCTGATGAGGTGGCAGATACATTTTATAATCTAAATAATGGACAAACACTGAATGCTGCAACAATGAATCGTGTTAAAGCGAAATCCAAGGAACAAATTAATAGACTAAGTAAGCATAAAGTTTTCCAGGATTCTTTAAGTAATGTGGCTTTAGAAGGACATGTAAATGACGATTTAGTGGCAAAAGCACATGCTATTTTAAACGATGAGGAAGTTTCTACAGATGCGAAATGGATTCGTCCATATATGAGAAAGGCCATTATTACAGACGAAGATGAAATTCTGTTAAATGAAGTATTTGATAGAATTTATAATATTCATACATTAATAGATGATAAGAAAATAGCTAAGAGAATTTATGCTAGAACACATATGATTAGTATTGTACCAATTATTGTGGAATCAATAAATAGCGGATACTCAGATAAGCAGATGATGGAATGGTTTGTAAATTTCTTTTGTGGTAAAAAATCCCCTACAATGTGTAAATCATATAATGACGCTGCTGGTAGAGGTACAGGGAAAAATTCTGCTATTAGAAAGAGATTGGAAGAGATTAAAAAGGATTATGATAAGTATTTTGAAAATGTGAAGACTTTGGTAAGTTGATTTGTGTATTCAATGTCGCATGGTGTTGAATCGTACTCTATACTTTTCTACGAAAAAGAGAAGCAGTTTATAAAATGATTGGAGGAAAGATTATGATTCTATTTTTACAGTGTATAGTGGTTGCAATGGCATTATTTGTAGTTTTAATAAGCATAAAAGAACGGAAAGTTCCAAAAGGATTAGTAGAATGGTTGTTTATTATAGGGGCTTTTATAATTATGATTATTTGGAGAGTTAAATATTAGCTTTGAATTAATCGTTTGATTGGAGGAATATAGTGAGAAAAATACTTAGAAATTATAATAAGTCGAAAAGGCTAAAAGGCACATCAGAAGGAAGGTACGGGACAATATTAGGACTAATGGACAAGAATAAAAATTGGTTGGTAGTTGGAGATGAAGTGAAGTATAGAAAATATCATGGGATTCTTTTATATGAACCCATCCGTAAAGGATATGGAGTTGCATTATTGGATAGTATGTGGTACGGGAATGATAAATATGATATCAATTCATATGGAAAATTCGTTGATATTCCTATGGATAATGGTGCAAGGATGGAAATAGAAAAAGTTAGTGAATAGAAGATAGAAGGTGTATTATATGTGTTATAAAGAAGAAAAGCATAAAAAAATTAATATGCAACTTGAAGAAAAAATGAAAGGAGTTCCTAATTTTATTTCTGATTTTTTTGATAGGTATAAATCAGCAGCAACAAAAAAATGCAACTGGTCATATATTCGAGATTTATTGCAGTGGCTAGTGGATAAAAGGTATATTACAAAAAATGATATAAAGGAAATTGCAAAGGAAGATATGAACCAGATAACAAGCAATCAAATAATAAAATATTTAAATGATCTGAAATTTGGAATTACTAGAAGAAAAAACTCTCTTGATTCTATTTGTACAAAGAAAAATGTATTTAGTGCATTTTGGAATTATATGTTTATGAATAAATATGTTGATGACAATATAATTCAACAAATTCCAGGGCATTTATATAAATCAGAAGTAACCTTGAAAGAAGTGAAAGTTCCAACGGAAGAACAGCTTGAAAAATTTATCTGTAATCTTTATGATGGGAACAATAATGAGTTTAATATTATTCGGAATATTGCTATTGTAAAATTGATATTAGGAAGTGGTATAAGATCAGAAGAATTAATAAATCTTGATGTTGAAGATTTATTTTTGAATGGAGGAAAAAAGAAAAATGGTCGTGTATCTGAAACTCCATTTATTAATATATTGGGGAAAGGAAAGACGGAGAGATATGATTCTGTTTATATATCACAAGAAGCAAAAATATACTTGAAAGATTATTTGAAAAGTAGAGAAATATTTGTTAAAGAAAATAATATTGATGACAAAGCTTTGTTTTTATCTAATGGAAAAGAGCGGATAAGTAAAGATGTTTTGACTAATTTATTCAAAAGATACAGCGGTGGAAAAATAAATCCACATATGTTGCGGCATTGGGTGGGAACTGTACTATATGAAAAAACAAAAGATATCGTATTGGTGCAGAGGCAACTTAGACATGCAAGTTTAGAAACGGCTGCAAAATATTATGTGCATATGAGCGAGGAAAAAATTGCTAATGCAATTGCTGAATTATAGATAATTTGGTTAGTGTAGATAAGACATATATGATATAATAAGAAAGGATAATTAAACATGTTAAGAGCGATAGAATTTACGGATAATCGTTTTAAAAAAGAAGAAGATTACAATTTGCTTAGTCCAATATCAAATAATACAATTATCTTGTGTAACAACTATAAACTGATGGACTCTCTTGCAAAAGAAATTTTAGATACAGTTAATGGAAATGCAGAATATAATGTTTATGATTGTGACGATGAGGATGTCGAAAATGCAAAAATATGGCTATCTTTTGGATTACAGAGAATAATTGACATAAATGGTCAGAAGATTACATTGTCACTGGAACCAGCAATTATATATAAGGCAGACAATATTGAAGACATATGGATGTTTTGCTATAGCGGAGCAGATGAAATTGAAACATTGCCACCATATCAAGAGTATATTTATCCCGTGTGTATTTTTAAAGGAAGTCGTAAGGTATGGAAAGATGGCAAAGATGAAATGTATAAGATGATCTGTAATGGAAGATACGGAACATATGATGGGAAGTGGATTGATTTACAAGGGAATCATTGGAATGAAAAAACTCATAATTGCATATCGAAAGTAAATATGCATTTGAATGATTGATTTCATTGGAGAAAGAGAGGAAAATATTATGTTTGAAAATTTAGAGAAACATCCTTGTTATGGAATGTTAGGATTTAGTAGAAGAAGTGGAAGTGTTGGGAGTCCTTTATTTGGAAGTAGTATTCAGCATAGAGACACCATAGTAATGACATTGAAACACGGGGAATTGGGAAGACACCTTAATAGTGATCATTATTTTGGAAAAGGTATAATAGCTGAAGTAGAAATGAGTTATTCACAATTTGCCGAAGCAATTACAGCAATGAATATTGGTGATGGAGTCCCATGTACAATAAGATTTACAGAAAAAGATGGATATGTATCAAAACGACCGTTTGTGAGCAAACAGGAACAGTTTGAACAGGAATTTGCAAATCACTTGGACAATATAAAGAAACAAGCTGCAAATGTCATAAATGAGGTTAAAGAAATTTTTGATAAGAAATCTGTTGGAAAAGGTGACAAAGAAGAAATTTTAAAGAAACTTAACAATCTTTCTATGCAAATTGGTACAAATACAGAATTTGTATATAGCCAGTTCAATGAGCAGATGGATAAAACGGTTATGGAAGCAAAAGGTGAAATTGAAGCATTCTGCCAGAATAAGATTAACTCTATTGCACAGAGTGCCTTAGTAGAAAACAGGGATGAGATTTTAAAACTAAAAAATCCAGTTGACATTAAATTAGATTAGTGGATGAATACTTGATTTTATTGGAGGTTTTAATGGAAGATAATTATACTGGCGATATGATTCTGATAGATAGATTATCAGAATTTTATCCTGTTAATAGTTGGTCATGGAATGAAGGCGAGGTTGTAGAACTTGATTACATTGCTTGTGCAATTCATGAAGGACATCCAGAGGAATCAGAGCCGTTTGGTGATACATGGAAACATCCTTGTATGGAGAATAAATCTACTGAGTGGCATATAGGAAGGATTTTATATTTTATAAAACATCCAGAGGAAATTAGAGATATAGAGGTTGATAATCTATACAGTGGAGATTATATTTTCCCTGTACCTTCAATCATTGATGGAAACCATAGATTCATGGCAGCTATGTGGTTACAGGATCAAGGAAAGATGGAAAAAGTTCATTGTAGATATGGTGGTAGAATGGATTTGTTGGATTATCTGGTTGGGAAAACTGATGTGTGCCCTGATGAATAGGCGAGGTGGTTATATGGATTATAAGGAATGGGAATCTTTAAAAACTGGAGATAGAGTAAAAAGACTTTTTGAAGGCGCAGGAACCATTATCACAAGTTGTGGCGTTGGACGTGTGGTTAAATTTGATAATGGAACCACTAAAAGAATTATGGATGGTGATTTGCACAGAATCAAATCATAGTAGAGGAGTTGTTATGAGTAGAGTAAACAAAACGAAAAACAGACTGATGGAAATCTGGAATGATTTAGATGAAGCGTATGAACGCATGGAGAGGTCATTAGAGAAACTTTCTGCAATGAGTAATTTATCAGATGAGCTTGAGCAGGAAATAAATAATTTTGATATTTCTGCAATATCAAGTTTAAAACAGCACGTAGAAATGTTACTTGGAAATGAAGCGTTTGAGGTGTGAAAGGATAACTATATGAATAATGACAATAAATTTAAGAATCTTATTGTAGATGCGTACAATAAAGCGAAGGAAGGAAATCTTGTAGGAATTGTATATAGTGCGGCTTCTACATACGGATTTAGAGATTTAATAGATGTAAATGGATTTGTAGAGAATATTAATTCTGATATGCTATATTTGAAATCTAAACTGACAGATACAGAGGTTGATATTTATAAATGGGAACTGGAATACTATAAGATTAAAAGTAGTGAAAGTACAATTTATGTTAAGTTGAAGAACAAAATGGAAGTTGCGTTGATGTATTAGACAATAAATGTCTGATTTCAAGGAAGAATTGAGGTAAAATATATGAACTTAGTTGGAAAAAATGTTGCAATAATGCGTTTATGCATGGTAGGTAATACACCAACAAAAGTAGATGAAGAATATATTGGAACAGCACTAAGAAAAGTGGTTAAAATTGTTCATGAATTTGATGATGGATTATTTTTGACTGATTTCTTTATGCCAGAACATATTGATAAGAAAAATGACTATTGTCATTATGGCTTTTTGGTGTTGGATCGACATAATTTTGAAACAATTAATTCTTAGAGAAGGTGGATAATATGATTGAAATAAAAAAGAAAAGCGAACTTAAAGGTGCAGAAAAGTATGGTGATTGTAATAGCTGCTCAAAAAGGAGTGGTGAAACGGATCTGTACCAGATAGAATTCCATTATGATGATTCCACAAAAAATCATACTGTCAACTTGTGTTTTGATTGTATGTGTGAATTAGGAAATATGATTTATGAAATATATCAATCTGAGACTGAAAATGTGGAAAGGTAGATGTTATGACAAAGAATGAATTAATTGAGAAATTAGAATCTGTTGAAGGTAATCCTATAATTTTATTGAGCGATGCTGAATTAGGATTCATAAAATTAAACAGTGTAAGATTAGAGAAAATGCATCAGTCAAATGATGATTTGGAAAGTTTTGTAACTGATTTTTCATTTATGTCGGAAATAGGTTTGAATACATTTTATCACGATAACTACAATGAAAAAACTGAGGAATGTATTGTGCTTGATATATCATAAAGCGTCTTGAAATTCGATTTTCATTGGGAGGTTAATCAATATGGAAAATTTGTTTGATAATAAAACAGATAAAGAATTAAAGTTATATTTCTCTCAGTTCCAAGAATGGGAGAAGACGGGTGTAATTCCAGATAATGAGTTAGGAAAAATGCGAGATGCTTATTTTGATAAGTTGGGAGTTGGATGGCATACTGTATGTATGATAGATTTATTGAGAACAATCGCTTTTAGATGGGCAGGAAATAACTGATATGAGGGGCATAATAATGATTACATGGAAATGTTTATATAAATTAGATAAAGAAGAATTGGTAGGAATAGTAAATGACATCAAGAACGGTGAAAGTTACACTATTTCTGGATGGGAAGATACATATCCGACAGATAATGATATTTTGAAATATGCTGCCAGATGTGGAGTGAGGTGATTATATGGATAATCCATTTAGAAGTCAATTATGGCAACAAACAATCAGGAATAAAAACAAACTTACTCGTCATGAATTTTGTATGAGTATGACTGATCCGAATGGAACATTTGTGAAGTTGGAAGAAATAAATGAAATGATTACAGATGGGATTTTGACAGTTGATTTTGATAAATTGGAGCAGAGGATATTTGGTAGAACTGTTGTAAAATGTGGATAAAGTTGGAGGGTTTAGTATGGACTTAGATAATACACAGGATATAGAATTGTTACGAATTATTTGTAAAAAATATATGATTAAAATGAAAAAGGATTATGCATATCAAGATCCTTTTGATGATTTTGAGTACATATTTAAAAAGGGTTTTTGGTATCCATTTGAACAGGATTCATATGGAGTCACTTTATACTCAGGTGACGAATGTGAGATTAAGGAAACTTTTAGTTACAGTGGAGCAGAAGAATATTTTGAGGAATGGACTTGAAATCCGGTTTTTATTGAAATGAAAGAGGGTTTACAAATGATGAGTAAATATTTTTGGAAAAGAAAAATTATTTATAAAGAATATAGTGATTCCGATTTGAATGCAAGTTATACAAGACTGGGGAGTCCAGTAAAAGAAGGAGAAATTACTTTAAATTCATTACGTTTGGCACGTTATATTGTCGATAGTATGATTACTCAACAAAAATGTTTTTCGTTGGCAAATATAGAAATTCTAAGCTGGATTTTACAACTGGGAATTATGACATGTGAAGATAAAGATGGATATTTAAAATTGACACCTGAGATAAAAAGTGGTATTTTTCGTGATTTTTCTAATACAGCAAGATGCGGAGAATTAGCACAGGGAATTAATTTGTATTTGGCTAAAGAGGTACTTGGTGCGTTGAGTATTTGTGACTATACCACTTATTTAGTTGATCGTAATATAGTAGTTTCTGGTCAGACTCCAGATTATGTTTTAATTTATGATAATAAAATTGGAATCATGGAATCGAAAGGTGATTATCAAAATGATTATCCTACGCAGGTGTTACGAAAAGCAAAAAAAACACAATGTAAGGCGGGGAAAGATCTTTTTAACAAAAATGGATTGATATGTAATAATGGATATGCGAGTGTTGTGAAATTTATATCTAAAGATTGTAAAGATACAATACAGAATAAACCTCGTGAGATTAGCATTCATTATGGCGATCCCCAATATGATATGAAAGATAAGAGAATTGATATTCATGAAATAAGAAAAGAGTACTCAAAATGGTTTGATATTATGGGCAGAGAAAAGGATGCGTGTAAGCTAAAAACCAATAGTCCTATTGAATTTGAATACAACAGATATAATATCCAAAATGGATTTGTGCCTATTAATAGATTATCATATGAAAATGATGAGATTTCATTTGATTTAGAAATGGGAATATCATCTGAATTGGTCACATTATTAACCCAAAAAGATGTGACAGCAGAGGCATTTATTGATTTAAAAATGAAAAATAAAGATTCTTTTCAAAGTTTTAATGTTTTAGATGATAATACATTTATAGATATTAATATTGACGGTACATATATTAAGGTTATGATACATGATGATATTTCGCGATAGAAAATATATGAGATTGCACTTATACAAAATTAATTGAAATGTTGCTTTCAAGTGGAGGTAGAATAGTGGATAATTTTAAATTATTTAAGGATATATCAGATGAAGAAATGTTGGAAATGTATAAAGATATTTTAGGAAGTAAAGAAATGGGGTTGCGACCCAGAAGTTTAGATTCATATGCAAAACAGTTAAAAGAAACTTGTCGTTTTGAAATGTTATCCCAAGCGACAAATTTTGTGATTGAACTTTTTTATGAAGAAGTTGCACTGAGATATTTTAGGAATATAAACGGATGAAAAAATGATGTTTTAAGTGGAGAAAAAAATATGATTTACTTGGATTGTGGTAATATGGATATAAGATATGATGAAAAAGAAAAGCGGTTTTAGATCATAAATTTTGTTGACTTGTATATAATAACGGCATATAATATAAGTACAGTAAATAGTACGGTTTTAAGTACGTAGAGAGGTGCGCTATGATTGCAACGAAACAGATGGATGTAAGAGCAAATATAAAAAAATATTTCGACATGGCGTTTGATGGGGAGCCAGTGATTGTTTCCCGTAAAGAGAATAAAAATGTTGTTATAATATCTGAAGCAGAATATAACGAATTATCAAAAGCTAAGAAGAATGCTGAATATCTAGCAAAATTGAATAAGGCAGATGAACAGATTAAAAACGGTCAGGTGGTAACAAAAACTATGGATGAGCTTCTGGCAATGGAGGAATAGTCTATGAAAATCACTTTTGCAGAAGATGGATGGAGTGAATATCTCTATTGGCAGACTCAGGATAAAAAGACAGTAAAGAAGATAAACCAGTTATTGCAAAGTATAGAACGGGATGGTGTATTACAAGGTATAGGTAAGCCAGAACCATTAAAATATGGGAAGTCGGGATCATTTAGTAGACGAATAGATGAAGCGAATCGCTTGGTTTATGAAGTTTCTGATGACCAAATTATTGTAAAATCATGCAAAGGACATTATGATGATTGATAGTAGGGATTGAGAATAGATCAATCCCTATAGTTAAATTTGAAGAAGTAATTGATGAAAATAATGGAGGAAAATATTATGAGTAAATTTAAAGCATTAGATGTTGGGAAACCTTTTATACAGCCAGAGAGTCCGTTTTTCTTATTGACGGAAGATTCTGATGGGAATGTGTCTTATTGTTGGTGGGATAATGAAGAAGGACTTCAGGAAGATGCTGTTGAGAGAAGGGGATCGGGAGAACGGATTATTTGTGCAATTGAGATTTCTTCATGTAGAAATGTGGAAATTCCTCCTGAGTATACTGTGGATGATTTTATAGAGGAAGTCAATTCTGCTTATGATGATGCAAAAGAAAGAGGATTTGACAGTATTGTTTTAGCGATAGAAACAGATACGGAACAAACATATTATATCAATGACACAGAAGATGGATTCCAGTGTGATGAATTTGATTATTGCTTTGAAGATTTGGATTCCATTGCAGAAGCATTATTTAATGAGAAAATTATTGGAAAACCTGTGGAGATTAGAATTGAGTAATTTTATGAAAGGAAGTGAAATAGATAAAGGTAAATAGAACAGAACAACACAAAATAAAACCTGATTCTGATTTTACCAAATTCATTGACGAATACTGTTTCAAGTCAAAAAATCTTTACAACTATGCTAATTATATTATCCGTCAGGAATTTATCAACAACAATAACTGGATCAGATATAACAAGTTATTTGAGTTGGTAAAAGAATCAGAACCATACAAAGATTTAGGAAGTAATGTAGGACAAGGAACGCTCAGAATACTTGATAAAGCATGGAAATCATTTTTTAAAGCCATCAAAGATTGGTCAAAGAATCCATCAAAGTATCTTGGCAGACCCAAACTTCCAAAATATAGACCAAAAGACGGAAGATTTATATTGTCTCTTGATAGTAATAAAGTCAAGTTGAAAGGTGAATATGTATATTTTGCGTGGAAACCATTTAAGCAATTCAATCATCGGTTCAGGACAAATGCTAAAGAGAGAATATTACAGTGTAGATTCATTCCGAAAGCTGGTCATTATGTGATGGAAATTGTTTATGAGATGGAAGTTCCTGATTGTGTGGATTCTTCTGAGCGTGTAGCTGCTATCGACATAGGAGTTGATAATTTCATAACTATGGTAAACAACATAGGCGAGGAACCTATCGCTGTTAAAGGTGGAGTCATCAAGTCTATCAATCAGTTTTACAATAAGCAAAAAGCAGAAATACAATCAGAATTGAAGAAGACAAATAAGCATGATTGGTCAAAGCGATTACGGAAACTTACAGACAAGCGATATGGGATGATTAAATATCAGATGCATTGTATCAGCAAGTATGTGATTGATTGGTGTGTTTTGTATGGCATTGATACTCTGATTGTGGGGCACAATGACGAATGGAAACAAAAGAATAAAGGTATGCAGAATTTTACTTACATTCCTTATGATATGTTTATACAGATGCTTTCCTATAAGTGCGAGAATAATGGGATAAAATTTGTAGAGACAGAAGAGGGATATACTTCTGGGACATCGTTTGTAGATGGAGAAGATCCTGTGAAAACCAATTATGATAAATCCAGAAGAGTTCATAGAGGTTTATTTGTAGGAAACAATGGTACACAGATAAACGCTGATGTCAACGGTGCGTATCAAATTATGAAAAAAGTAATCCCAAATGCTTTCGCAAATGGGATAGAGGGTGCAGGTTTACATCCATTGACTATTAAGAAATTGATAGCATAAATGGTAGAAATGCCAATGAATTGCTGTTTTTAAGTGGAAGTTTTGAATGTTTAATAAAAATGGGAAAAGAGTGATTCGAGTTGCGATTAAACATATTATTGAATTGCCACAAAATATTTCAGATGATGAAATTGAGAAGTTTTTAGAAGAAAAGTATAATGGAAAAGAATATCAATGGTGCGACGGAGATCAAGATGTTTTTGGTGATTTTTAGAAATGAAAGGCTGGATTTATTGATTGGAGGAAAAGATGGTAAGAGTAAATAGATGTGGAAAAATGGAAGATAGATTTATTAATGGCTGGTGTAAGGAATGCGAATCAACTTGCGAGATGGATGAAGGACAAATGATTGATAAAAGGATATATGATTATGCTATGAGACATGGCTTACTATCATGTGGGATGTTTTCAATAAGTAATTTTAAAAATTATTTTGAAAATCATCCATGTATTGATAAAGAACCAAAATACATACAGAATTATTTAAAAACAATAGAATTCTAGTTTTGTGGTATAGGTAGGGATAATATTATGGAGAAGATAGCGAGGTTTAAGGATATTCCGCAGTTTACGACAAGTGGTAATTGGCAGTGCGATTTTGAACCTGTTGGTTTGATAAAATTTATAGATGAACAAGTATCCGAAGAAGGATTACAACTTAATCCTAAGTTTCAAAGAGGACACGTCTGGTCAAGTAAACAGCAAATAGCATACATTGAATATTTTTTGAAAGGTGGAAAATCTGGAACAGTAATTTATTTAAATAAACCTGATTGGAATATTAATATGCCAGTTGGCGAATATAATGAATTTGTATGTGTTGATGGTTTGCAACGTATTACAGCATTTCGGAGATTTATAAACAATGAAATTAAAATATTTGATTCGTATTTTAGAGAATATACTGATAAATTGCGAATGAAATTTACAATTAAGGTTAATATAAATGATTTGAAATCAGAAAAAGAAGTGTTACAATGGTATGTGGATATGAATGCTGGCGGAACACCACATACAAGTGGCGAGATTGAAAAAGTAAGAAAAATGATTCAAGAACTTGGATAATTAGTGATATATGCGAGGTGCAGATATGAATAATCTTACGAATAAAGAGTTTTTATATTTCCTTTTAGAAAGATGCAAAATAGAAAGAGAAAAATTTGACAGATCCGGCGTGTATGCATATACACAACGTTTACTTGCCTATAACTCAAATAAGATTGAGGGTAGCACACTTACTGAGGAGCAAACTGCTTCACTGTTTGATAATGGAATTCTACCTAAATCTGATGATTATTATAGGGCAAAAGATGTTGAGGAAATGAATGGGCATTTTCTCATGTTTAATAAAATGTTGGATACATTGGATGAACCGTTATCACAGGAACTAATAAAACAATTTCATTATGAGTTAAAGTCTGGAGTATTTGAGGATAGGGCTAATGGATATGCAATTGGTGATTATAAGCAGCGTCCTAATATGATAGGTATGTATCAAACTGTAAGACCAGAAGATGTTGCTCAAGAAATTTATTTACTAATGGATTGGTATGATGGTCAGGCAATAAATATTTCTGTATTAGCTGAGTTTCATGCAAGATACGAGAGCATTCATCCTTTCCAAGACGGGAATGGTAGGACGGGAAGATTGATTCTCTTTAGGGAGTGCTTGAAGAATGGTGTTGTGCCGGTTGTGATTGAAGATTCAAATAGAAATGAGTATCTGGAGGCATTAAAAGAATATAGAGAAGAAAAATCTTTGAATAAGCTGATTGAGTTGTTTAAAAAAGAGCAGCAATTTTATCTTGAGAAGTGCAACTATTTTATGTGAGATTAGGATGAATGTTCAGTTTTAAGGGGATATAATATATGAGGATGGATATAATAGCTACTGCTATTGAAGATGCAATTGAGAAAAGATGTTTTTTACCAGCTTTGTCATTATCGTTGGTTATACCTGATATTTGTGCTAAATATGATTATCCTGATATCTATAAAAAGAAATCTGATTACAAAGGATATAAAGGACAAGGTGCTGCATATGCTAAATGGTATGATGAAAACATTGGAAATTATGATATTGATCCGAAGACAGGTATAGGATTAATTGATGGTAGAAGTTGCTGGAAATTAAGATGCGAGTTTTTACATAGTGGTAGCATTGATCTTGATAATTTTATGAGCGTAGATGATAAACATATAACATTTAAGTTGATTTCATCTAGATATTCTGATTTAAAATGGACAATAGGCGGATGCTCTGCAGTTGCATATAGTGAGAATAAAAAGAAACAGGATATTGAGCTGGATATAGTAAATTTATGTGGGAAAATATTAGCTGTTCTAAGACATTCTTATTTAACTGACGATAATTTTATAAAAGCAACGGAGAATAAAGCTTTAAACTATATAGAACAATAGCGAATAAAAGTGAAATTTCATGAGGTGTGTGATGATTTTAAATAATGGATATAGAAAGATAAAGTATTGTGTGGTTAAAGAAATAGAAGTCAATGAAAACTTGTCAGGATCAGAAATAGACGATTATATTGAAAATATTGCAGAAGGAAAAGATTACGTGTGGTGTGATGCTGATGAGAATTTATTAGACATGAAATAACTATTTTATCATGTAAAGATGAGAGGACTGAAAGAAATCAGTCCTCTTTTTGATGAAGAACAGGATCGTTTGTACGCCCAACAAGATAATCAATTGAAACATCAAAATAATCAGCAAGTTTGATTAACATATCTAAGCTTGGTTTTTTGTTTCCGTTTTCAAAATTACCAATAGTACCCCTTGTGGTTTCAATTTCTTTACCAAGCTGCTCCATAGTAAGTTTTTTGGAAGTCCTTAATTCTTTTAGTCTTTCAGAAAAACTAGGGAAAAAGAAAAAAAACATAAAATCACCTCTTGACAAAAGTATTCTGATAGAATACAATAAATATGTATTCAAACGGAATACATAACTGGAAAGGAGATAATTATGACCCAGCTAAAACAAATCCGTTTGAAGAATAAATGGACTCAACAGTATGTGGCTGATAGAATTGGAATTACAAAGTCAGCATATTCAAACATTGAAAATCAAAATAGGAATCCATCATTAAAAGTAGCCTTACAATTACAAAAATTGTTTGGTTTATCAATTGAAAAACTAATGGAAAATGAGAATAGCAACTCTTCACCGACCAAAGTTTAGAAGTTGCCATTCGCCAAATGATTTGAACTAAGTCCTAATCTTTTTTATTTTATCGTACTTTCTGGACTATTTCAAGTCGAATTTTCAAAAATCGTACCTTGATAATTTAATATTGAGTATCGCAAGTATAATTTTAGAAAAAATGTGAAAAGTTTTGTAGAAATAGTTAGTGGAACTGTTGATCAAAACTTATTTACAGAAAGGAAATGATAGAATGAGAATTAAAGAGAAACAAAACGAAAACATTATCGCTGATAGGAGTATTAGAGATAAGTGTGCAGAGCATTATGAGGTATTAGAAAAAGTCAAAAAGTTGTTACTTATTTCAGGAACAGATTTTGCAGTAATTGCACAGGTTGCAGATTATTATGGAACTGGCTTAGAGGCAATAGCTTCATTGGTAAAAGATAATCGAGAAGAACTTTTGGAAGATGGATTGGTTAATGCTTCTGGGCAAGAAACGAAAGAAATTTTAGCAAAGTCCTCAAAGAACTTTGCTAATGAGAGAGGCTATTTTGTATGTGATGGAATTAAATTTAATCATAGAAATAACTTATTATTTCCTCGTAGAGCGATTTTACGTGTAGGAATGTTGCTTAGAGATTCTGAAGTTGCAAAGGAAGTTCGGACACAGTTACTAAATATAGAAGAAAAAGCTTCTGATGAAACTAAGACACAAGATATTGACGAAGAACAGAGTCTTATGTTATCGGTAGGAATGGCAGTTGCAAGTGGTGACGCAACGGCAGTAGCAGTGGCTTCTGCAAAGTTGGTAGAATTTAAAAATCGCCACATCCAGAAATTAGAAAATGATAACAAAGCTCTTGCTGAAGGAATTCTTGAATGGAAAGACAGGAATAAACTTAACGCTGGTATCAGGAAGCTTGCTGCTGTGACAGGAATTCATTTTAGCAAGATGTGGAATGAATTATATAAGAATCTTCAGTATAAGTATGGGATCTGTGTAAAGCAGAGAGGAGGTACTCCATATATACAGTGGATTGACGAGTCTGAGTGGGCTGATGTAATGAAAACATTTTGTGCTATGTGTGAAGCATATGAACAGTCGCCAACAGAGATGTTACAACAGAGTACACCATTACAAAATTTAAAGCAAAATGATAAGCTAAAGGGTATGGCAGCTTTGAATGATTTAAAAGCAAGGCGGATAAGTGTTTAAAATTACATATGGTCAGTATGTATAAAAGCATACTGACCAATATAGAAACCATAATTTTATCTTTGATATTAGCCAGTTTAGCATAGAAAAATCCTTATTTCTATACTAAAAATATGGAAGCAATGGATAAAACTGTAATATGATCAACCATCTATAAGTGTAAAAGCGTGTAAAATAGGCATTTCTGCATATGAAAATAAGATAAAATTATGGTTTCATCTGTTTTAATAAAAGCTGCATTTGAGGATCGTCAGATGTCAATATTTCAATTGGTGAACATTCTAGTTCTTTGCAAATTGACTCAAGTATTTCAAATTTTATAGATGTTGATGTCCCTTTATATATATTATCAATAGTAGGATAGGTAACACCGATACGTTTTGCCAGCTCATATCGAGTCATGCCTTTTTCTTTTAATTTGTTTTGTATAAATATTTTCATATATACCAACCTTTCTATATATAGAATAACATATATATAAAGAAAAGAAAATATAAAAAATAATTATAATAATTGTTGACAATATATATAGTTAAGTATATAATATAAAATATCAAAGGCAAAATTAAGTACATATCACGAGAGAGGAGGATACATATGGAGCTTCATAGATACGATATTATAGAGGCAGAATTAGATTATGGGACTGGCTCTATTCAGAAAAAGAAGAGGCCATATATAATTGTAAGTAATGAGAAAGGAACAACAAATGCAAGTATCATTACTGTAATGCCTTTGACTCATATTATAAAAAAGCAGCATCTTCCAGTTCATGGGTGTTTACAAGCAGAATCTGAGACTGGATTATCTATGTACTCTATGATTCTTGGTGAACAGCCACAAACGATTTGTAAAGAAGAAGTAATTAAGAAATTAGGGAACGTTTCAGATCGCAAACAGAGAAATAATGTAAATAAAGTTTGTTTCAATACATTTTTCTTTGGAGAAATCATTAATTGGGAAGAGGTGTTAGCATAATGAATGTTATTGTGTGTTCTGTAAAAGAAGCATATAAGTTAATGGAACATATGGATGAAGAGGATATGGTTGTATTAACTGTTTTGAACAAGAAAACTCATATTCATAGTATTCCGAAAAGAATTAAGAAGAAAAATGGAGAAGAATTAATAAAACGAGCAGATAACATTCTTTATCAAAATAATAATTTTTTTGGCATGTTGTCATTGTATGGAGTTACAAAAAAGGAAAAAGATACCATTCATAACATATCTTTTCCACAATTAGAATAAAAATACAAACTAATGTTCGATTTTCTTATTGACAAGAATATATGTTCGGGGTTATAATACCATCAGAAACAAAAAGACCTATCCTCAAACGGTGTTGGCGCACCATCGGACAGGTCTAATACATAAACGAGCAGAAACGCTCACTTGTATTTTACATAGTTAATTTTTATAAGTCAAGTAAATTCAAGCGGTTCTGCAAAAATTCATAATATTATAATTGAATATTTTGACAATTATGGATCTATAGCTCAGTTGGTGAGAGCAATCGTCTCATAAGCGATAGGTCTTGGGTTCGAGTCCCAATAGATCCATTAAATCAGTGTTTTAAGAACACTGTATTTTTTGTACGCATTTTTTAAAATTTAATGAGAAAGGAATGAAGAAAAAGTGGATTATGTAATTAAAAATCATAAAAATTTGTATATTCGGTTAAATAAAAATGGGAAACCTGTTACTTGTACAGAATATGAAAAAACATTATTTGAGTATTCAAAAGCAAAAAATATTCTTGATAATTTGCCCAAAACATTACATAGGTTAAATTTTAGAGTAGAAGTAGTCCCAGATATTGTCCAAGACACGCATAAAATGACACAATGTAACCCAAGTGTTATAGAAAATAAGATTATACAAGCAGAAGAATACATAATTTCAGAACAAATAAAACGATGGATAGAAAAATTTGGAATATGTGATGACATAATAAAAGAAGCAAAAAAAAGGAAAGATGAGTTAGAAAAGAATATTTCCAATTATGATCGTGCTGTTAGTAATTGGTTACATGAGGTAGAGCTAGAAAAGAAAAAGAATGCTTGTGAAGGATATCTCAAATATAAATACATAAAAGAAGTTGTTGATAAAAGAAGAATAGCCAAAGATGAATGGGTGATTATTAACAATATTTTGCGAATGGATTTTAGAAATCTTGATAGGGAAGTTGTTAATAAAGCAATAATTGGTCTTGCTAAAAGAAAATTTACATATCGAGTTGTTGAAGAGGAGGAAACAGAAAATGTTGTGTAAAAAGTGCATGATGGGCATGGGAACTGGGACTACATATGAACAAAATAAAGATGGAAAGCCATCAGCTAAGAGATTTCATGAATGTAAAAAGTGTCATGATAAGGTTTATACAAAAGAACCTAATTTTCAGGAATGTATGAGTAAAGCATCAGAAAAATGTAGAAATAGATAATACATAATTATTAAGAGGTGTCCAATATGAATCAGATATTAATTACATATTATTCAAACAATGCAAAGAAACTTCATAAGATAGTTGACAGGATTTTACTAAAATTTGGCGGTTTATCTGATAAAGATGTGGATGATTTCTATTCTCTTGCAAATGAGGTATTTGTAGATGTGATGAATCGATATGATAATTCTCAATCTTTTGATGCATTCCTGTATTCTTGTCTACTAAATAAAATTAAAACTGAAATGACAAAAAGGAATCGAGAAAAACGTAAAGCAGATAGATTGTCGATTTCAATTTATACACCGATTGGTGATGATGAAAATTCTACTATAGGAGATATTATCGCATCTGATTTTTCTATTGAAAAAGAAGTATTTGAAGATGGTGAGGAAGAATATAGTAGAAGAATGTTGCTATATCTTAATAGGCTTTCAAATCTCCAAAAGGAAATATTAAGACTTAATATATCTGGGCATCTTCCTAGAGAAATCAGAGAAGAATTACATATAAGTGAGAAAGAATATGCTGATTGTTATTCAGCAATTAAGTCATATAAAAACACAAAATATTTAGCAAAATTGATTAGGAGGAAAAGCGTATGTTAGATGAGTATAGGATTGAGCCATTAAGTGTAGGACAGTATTTGGATCGTGTGGATAATGAAGATATTAAAATAGATCAAGCTGTACAGCGAAGTTTTTGTTGGAATAAGGAGATGATGAATGCACTTATTTATAGCGCGCTTTCAAGAAAAATATATATTCCTAATTTTATTCTTGCTGAAGAAAAAAGAAATGACGGGACGAAACAGACGTATGTTGTAGATGGTGGTCAAAGAACAGAAACCCTATATCAATTTAAGTATGGTGGTTATACAATAACGAATAATCTGAGGAGTTATATCATCCCATATAAAAAGAGAAAAGTTGATGAAAAGGGAAATGTTGTAAGGGATGAGTATGGGAATATTCAATATGAATTGGTAGAGTATGATATTCGGAAAAAAACTTATAACGAACTTCCTGAAGAATTAAAAAAGAAATTTGATGGATGTCCATTGACGACTGTGATTTATCAAGACTGTACAACAGAAGAGACTTCAGAGTTGGTATTGCTCTATAACAATCATGTAGGCATGAACGTTTCACAGAAGTCTCTTACATATATTGGTAAATTTGCAGATGAAATAAAAAGAATCAAGGATAGCAATAGATTTTTAATAGATTGTACATCCCTTAGTGAAAACGAAAAGAAAAATGGTGTATGGGAAAGGGTTATATCAGAGAGTGTGATGGCTATCAATCATTTTGATCATTGGAAAAAGAAACCAAAAGATATGTGTGATTATTTAAATAATAATTCATCCATTGATGAGTTTAAGGGTTTGGAAAGTTACTTTAATAGATTGATTCCATATACGGATCAACTAGTGAACAGAGATGTAGCATCATTGTTTACAGCAAAAAATTTATTTATTTGGATGATGGTCTTTGATAAGTTCTCAAAAATGCATGTTTCAGATGATAAGTTTGGTGAATTCTTAAGTGCTTTTGTATGTGGGTTACAGAATAGAGAGATCAATGGAGAGGATTGGGCAACTATTGATAGTGACCGTCATACAAAAGATAGAAGTCTTATTGAAAGAAAAATTAAGTATATTGAATGTTTACTGAAAGAATTTTTATCCTCAGTAAATATTCAGGAAGAGAAAAATAGTGTCGAATCCATTGTTGCAGAATGTCTTGGCATAGAAGCAAAGACAATTCAAGAAGATATGGATTTATATAATGAATCACTAGATGCCTTATTGGAGAATACCGTAAAGGTTGATTCAAAACTACGACATGAACAAAATCGTCCGTCTTTATTGGCAATGATGATTTATTCCTACAAACATGATAGAGATTTAGATAATTGGATGATAAGTTATGCAAAGAATAATAATACATATTTTGTAAATCAAAAAAAGAATTTCTTACATATGAAAAATGATTTTGAGCAATATCTTAGAAGATGTGTATAAAGGAGGATGGGTAAATGGCGGTTATTATTAATTTCCAGAAATATGTTAATTCAAGAAAAAAGAAAGGTGAAGATGTAGAAGTAAATAAAGATTCAAAAGAAATGTGTGAAATTATTCATTTTAACAGGGAGGATGTTAGTTTATGAGATACATAAGTGATGATGGGAAAGTATTCAATACTGAACAGGAATGTTGCGAACATGAATACAAGATAGAACAGGAAAGAGTTAGAGAAGAAAAAATAGAGATGGAACGTCAGAATAGGTTAGATTCTATTAATAAAAAGTATGAAGATTTGCAGAAAGAGATTTCTGAATATAAAAAGGATTATGGTGCTAGATTAGAAGGATATTTTACACCATTCCATGAGTTGTTGGATATATTATACAGATAGTTTGAAAGCCGCATTTCATTGGGAAAAATAGGAGATTTTTATGAAAGCAAGAATAGTTAAAGATGGAAATTTTTGGATTGGAGAAGTTTATGGACATTGGAATATGTTTTTTGGACTAGAAGAAAGAATTTGTTGGGGTTCTGTAACAAGTAGATGCTTTACAAAATTTGGGGCAAAACTTGAATTAATGAAGTGGAAAAGAGAACATAGCGGAGAGGAATTTGAGTTATGAGTGATAAAAAGATGAAAAGAGACGATTTAGGAAATCGCATGAAAACATTTTATGAGGAGATTCCTAAAACAAAGTTAATGAGACGTTGCCCAGTTATATGCCGGATTGATGGCAAGGCGTTCCATACATTTGCCAGAGGGTTCAAAAGACCGTTTGATGATGTTCTTATTATGACAATGCAGGAAACAGCAAAATATCTGTGTGAGAATATTCAAGGATGTCAATTAGCGTACACACAGTCAGACGAGATTTCTTTGTTACTGATTGATTATCAGAGATTTGAAACTTCTGCATGGTTTGATTATGAGATTCAGAAAATGTGTAGTATCTCTGCAAGTATGGCAACTATGGCGTTCAATAAATTTTTGTATAGAAATATTGAGGATTATGGACGTGATTGCTGCTATGATCCAGATGTTTGTAATTATGGGAGTAAAATTAATCCAGGTAGAGAAGATGATTATAAACGATACAAAGAAGTTTATAGAACAAGATTGTTTATGGGTGCTATGTTTGATGCCAGAGTCTTCAATATTCCCAAAGAAGAAATAACTAATTATTTCTACTGGCGGCAATTAGATGCCTCAAGAAATAGTATTCAGATGGTAGGACAAGCAAATTTCAGTCATAAGGAGTTACAGTTTAAATCTTGTAATGACATTCAGGATATGCTTATGACACAAAGAGGGATTAATTGGAATGACCTTCCTACATATCAGAAACGTGGGAGTTGCGTAGTAAAAAATAAAGTTGTTCTTGAATCGGATGGTGTAAAAGAGAAGTGTATGTTGCGTGATCCGAAACATGGTGAAAACAATTGGATTATTGATTGTGACATTCCCATTTTCAAGGGAGAGGACAGAGAGTATATTGAACAGTTTGTGAATGTAGGAGAGGTGTAAAATTATGGATATTAGTAAAGCTGAAAAAATTGGTAAAGTTATGAATAATATTAATCGTTGCAAAAGTTTTCTTGGTTGCTTGAAAGACAGGGGTTATCCTGACAGCTTTGAAATCTATTATAGAGATTATAAAGCTTGTGATCTTGAGGAAGATGTATTGGATATTATTATTGAACACTACGAAAACGAATTGGAGAGATATAACGAAGAGCTGAAAAAACTTTAAGCATTGAAACTAACATTTCAAGTCAATATAGGATCAATATATGGTATGTGAGTAATTAACTAATAACAATATATAGCGCAATAAAAAGGAGAGCAAATTATGGAATTTACAGAAATGAGAAACAAATTGATGGAAAACTTTAATGAGATGGTAAAAGACGTAGATCATCTTTTTGAAGTAGCAGTAGACAAGGATGAATTATGGAATCTGTACCTTGATAGTTTTCCAGCAGGAACTAATGAGATTTACAGAGAACGAAGGTGGCATGACTGTAGTTGTTGTCACCAGTTTATTAAGACAATTGGAAATGTTGTTGTGATTAAAAACGGAGAAATTACAACCATTTATATCAGCCAGTGTTAGATGCTCTGTCAAGTTTTATCAAGTCTCATGCTGTATCAGATATTTTTGTGAGTAAGTTTAAGAAAATCGGTACTTTACAGAATTATGAAGAATTAGAAAATGGCAAGGTACAGGAATGGACTCATTTTTATTTAGAGTTGCCTGATAAATTTGTGGACAGAAGTAGCAGATCAGAAGGCGATATTAAAGGCGGCTTTAGGGATACAAGGAATGTTTTTAAGCGTTCTCTGGATGAGATTACAATGGATTCCATTGACACAATTTTGGAACTTATTAATTCCAATACCCTTTATAAAGGAGAAGAGTGGAAGGGTGTGCTTGGTGAGTTTAAGAAATACAAGAAGGAATATGATAAACTCACTTCCGATGTTGAAAGAGATAATTATGCGTGGGAACAGTCGGTAAAAGCTGGTATTGCTATTGGTCGGATCAGAAATCACAGCATTGGAACACTGCTTGTCAATGTAAGTGAAGAAATGGATTTGGACACAGCGGTTAAGAAGTATGAACAGATTGTAGCACCTGCAAATTATAAGCGTCCAAAGGCAATTTATACAAAGAAGATGCTTGAAGATGCAAAGAAAACCATTACAGAACTTGGATATCTGGATTCTTTGCAGAGAAGATTTGCTAATTTGGATGATATTACAGTAAATAATATTTTGTTTTCTAATAGAGATGCTGCTAAGAGGATTGTTGGCGCCGATGATATTTTTGGGGAGATGGAAAAGGATGTTGCTGTAAATCCGAGAAAGTTTTCCAAGGTTGAGGAAATTCCAGTAAAAGATTTTATTGAAAATATATTACCAACTGCAAAGGATATTGAAATATATTTGGAAAACAAACATACGTCTAATATGGTTTCGCTAATTGCTCCAAAAATCAAAAATTCAAAAACTATGTTCAAATGGAATAATGGATTTTCTTGGGCATATAGTGGAAACATTACAGACAGTGATATTACACAGAGAGTACAAAATGCTGGCGGTCGTATTGACGGAGTTTTAAGATTTTCACATAGTTGGAATTATGAGGGTATGCGAAATGGATCTCTTATGGATTTACATGTATTCATGCCTGGCTCAAATCAAAAAGTAGAATATAAAAATGGAAAAGAAATTCATGATAACTATGGAAACAATGAGCGTGTTGGATGGAATCATAGACAGCATTTGCCTTCTGGTGGAGTACAAGATGTTGATTATGTTAATGTTGCACCAGTCGGATATATTCCTGTAGAAAATACAACATTTCCATCAATTGAAAAATTGAAAGAAGGAATATATACATTTAAAATTCATAACTGGAATTTTAGAAATCCGACAACTGGTGGTTTTAAAGCAGAAATCGCTTTTGATGGACAGGTTTATAGATTTATTAGAAGAGAACCTTTACAGCATAAGGAATGGATAACTTTAGCAAAGTTAGAACTTAAAAATGGTCATTTTGAAATAATAGAAATGATGGAAAATGATACTACTCCTATTGAAATTTGGGGATTAAAGACTAATCAATTTATTCCTGTATCAGCAATTAGTTATAGTCCAAATTACTTTGATGAGCAGGACGGTATTGGACACAGACATTTATTCTTCTTCCTAAAGGATTGTGTAAATACAGAAGAACCAAATGGATATTACAATGAATTTTTGAAGAATGAACTTGCGGAACATAAGAGAGTGTTTGAGGCTCTTGGAGCAAAGTGTCATGTGGAAGATACAGAGGATCAACTTTCTGGAATTGGATTTAGTATGACTAAGAGAGCAGAATTGATTGTTAAAGTAAAAGGTGCAACAGAAAGAATCATGAAGGTAAAATTTTAATCAGAAAAGGAGAAAGAGATTATGGCAGTAGAAAACATTTTTGAGTATGCAACAAGGAATAAGGTACATTTTCCGTATAAAGGGAATGTTTGGGTAGAGGATCTGTGGGACTTATCGGTTACAGAACTTGATAAGGTGTTTAAGTCGCTTAATTCACAGAAAAAGCAGTCTCAGGAAGAAAGTCTTTTGAATACAAAATCAAAGGAAGACGAGATTGTGGAAGTTCAGATTGCTATTGTAAAGCATATTGTAGCTGTAAAATTAGCAGAGAAGGAAGCAAAAGAAAAAGCGGCTGAAAATAAGGTTAAGAAACAGAAGATTATGGCTATTATGGCAGCGAGAGATGAAAAGGCATTAGAAAATGCTTCAGATGAAGATTTACAGAAAATGCTTTCGGAACTGGATGGGTGATTAAGTAGTATGTGATAGGTAAAACTGTTGCATGACCAATTTAATAGAATAATTGGAAAGGAAAATAGAATGAAAGAAGTTACGAATAGATTTGGAACAGGAATTTTGTACGAAGAAAGTGATTTAGGAAAGAACATTTATTGTGTATGTACTGCCTGCATGAGTGTGTGGTCTGATTTTTTGAGCTTTGCGAATGAGGAGGCTGTTAAAGACAAAGATGGCAAGTGTGTTACACCATATTTTGTAGAAGAAAATTCTAATGATGTACTTAATCCAACAGATACGATCGTTGTTCTGGGGTGTCAGGTAACTGATCTTGCGATTTACAATGATTTAGAAACTGCAGAAGAACTTCATGAGCAGCATCCCAATACTCCAATTTATATGGGAGGATGTCTTGCACAGAGATTTGATATTGAGTTACCAGATTATCTTAGACGACTTGATGTTGTGCGAAAAGAATATGTAGATTTGAAGTATGTTACAGGGTTTATTGATTATAGAAAGCCTTTCTGGAATAGAAAATTAAAAGAAAACGATGATGAGTTTGCAGTTGGTAATTTGTTTCGGCATATGTATCCTTTGAAAATTGGAGCAGGATGTCATGGTAAGTGTAAGTATTGTACAATTCGTAACACAAGAGGAGAAACATATCATACTGATGCATATTTACAGGTAAAAGAATTTCTGGATCATGCTGATGAAAGTGTTGTAGTAATTAGTGATAGTCCAACTGTACAACAGATTAAGGATTGGTGTCATATAGCAATTCGGTACAATAAACCTATTTCTTTTAGAAATGTGGAACCTCAAAATGCAAATGCTTGTAGAGATGAATTAATCAGTTTAGCAGATAAAGGATTGCTGAAGATATTTCATTGCCCTATCCAAAGTGATAACGCAAGAGTTCTTCAGGCTATGAATAGAGACATTGATCAAACCCTTTGGTATGTTGCACTTGCACAGGATTTAAGAAAATGTGGAACAAAAGTAGCTACCAATATTATCATTGATTATGTTGTGGATGGAAAAGTAATACATAACATGAATGAAAATTGGTTGAATGATAAGTTTGATTATTGGTCCTGGAATCCCTATTTTGATGGCAATTGGGATTATCAGAAAGCTGAAGAAAGATTTAAAAAGTATATTGGATAATCAAAACAGTCGTTGGTGAAAGATAAACGCATTTAAGACAATAATATGCTCACAGGAGGTAACGCTTACACAAAAGTAAGTATTCCGAGGCAGGTAATCGGCTTCAACATATGAAGTATCTGAACTGTGCATGAGTGCTGGAGGAGTGAAAGGCTCACCACGACTGGTTATTGAGAAAGGGAAAATATGAAAAACAAAATAGAAGAAGCAAAAGATTTAAAGTATCGGTTAGAAAATAATAAAAAGATAGTCCAATATTGTCTTGGAAAACAGGAAGATAATGACGGCGGATTTATTCATAATCCCAATAATGATAAACATAATTTTGTGTTTTCTACCACACAACATCATTCATCAAAACCAATATATTTAGATGCTTACTATGGATATTATGGCAATAGTAATGTATCTATGTTTAATGATGAATTTTACATTACATGTATGGTAGAAGCAATAAATAAATTTCTTCCTCAACTTAGGGAAGAAACAGAGAAAATTATGGGGCAGAAATACAATGAAGCACTATTAGAGGCGAAAGGTGAAGCTGAGAAGATTCTTAAAACAATTGAAGATCTAGGTTTGAATTAGGCAATGAAAAATTCATTTCAATTATTACAGAAGGAGAGGTCATGATTAATATAGAGAAAACAGATAGTATAGAACAAGAATATTTACAGTGTTCAAGCTGTTTAAAATGTAATGATGATTTAAATATGTTTAAAATCATTGTTGGTAAAAATATGAGACAAACAACAACTGTGAAATTATGCGAAGAATGTATGCGTGATTTATTGGAAGATTTAAAAAGATTGGAAATTAACGGTCAGATATAAGTGGCAATGAATATTTGATTTTGTGGTGTGAGGTGATAGGATGACAGAGAATGAAGCAATCGCAAGAATGAGGTACAGAATAGATACAGCAACAGAAGCAATTGGAAAAGGTTCTGATGGTAAGGCTTATGAGGATATGGAAATCGCAATTAAAGCACTTGAAGAAATTCAACAGTACAGAGTAATTGGGACAGTTGAGGAATGTCGAGAGGCACGGGAAAGGCAGATTGGGAAGAACCCCATAATTTTAAGTGAGCAATCTGTAGAATCAGAGAAAAAATTATATATAGCAAAGTATTTCAAATGTCCTACTTGCGGAAACACATCTACATATTTCGGAGGACTACCTAATAATTGTCATAATTGTGGTCAGAGGTTGGAGAGTGATGCCACATGACCTACCAAAGAGCAGACCAAAAACATCCATTAATGGGGCTTGATAATAAAATCTGTAAAAATCCTGCCTATTGGTGTAGGTTACATCAAGTCTGGTTGTCTGATGATGATGTAAAGAAGAAACAATGTAAATGTAAACAGACTTTTGACATGGTTGGTACATATTGTTGCGGAAATTTAGTCAAGAAGTCAATAAAATGAAACTTTCAAGTAAGAAAAGAGAAATATATATATCACAAAAATGAAAAGGAGAGATGATAAGTTATGTGTAATTTTAAGAGTGGAATTATTTTGAAGAACAAGGTGGTTTTAGCACCAGAAGGAAATGAAAGCCATTCAGATTTATTGAAAAATCTTGAAATTGAAGATACTCACATGAATGCATCTAAAACATTTGTAAGAGCAGAGTTAATTCCTAAAAATAATGATAAAACGACCAATGTAAAAGACTGGAGATATAAAGTCGATCAGGATATTGTGCCTGATTGGTATGAAAAAGACCCAGAGAGATACGAACAAGATTTTAGAAATGCAGTTGAAGAATATATGAATGAGTGGAGAAAACAGTTAAAATTCATTTGTGGGCATTATTGGACAAGTGCTCAGGATGGGAATCGTACATATTATTTTATGAATGGGATTCTTAAAAAGTCAGACTTTGGTAAAACAAATAATTATGCAGAATCTTATGTGCGGAGAGATCTTATTAATAGTGAGTTGGCAGAGGATTTAAAGAAAGAATTTGGAGATAAACTTGTTCCGATTTCTCTTGATTTGACTTCTATGGATGGATTTAAAGATTATGGAAGTGTTGAAGGTGATATTTTAGCAATCCCAAATATTCAGTTGCTTATGAAGTTTGGTGAAAGTATTCCATTGATTGATAATTGGTATTGGCTTGCTAATCCTAATCAGACACCGAAGAGAAACGACGCCCGCTATGTTCTGTGCGTTAGCTCCGATGGCGATGTGTGCTACGGCGATTGCGGCTGGAGTGGCCGGGGCGTGCGTCCGTTTTTCATCCTTCAATCTTAAATCTTTGAATTTTGCAAAAAACCATCGGGTAGCCAGTAATCAGGAATGCGTCAGCATTCCGTAGGTAGCCGATGAGCGACTGAAAGGAGCGGGGAAAACCAGTGAGCGAAGCGAAACTGGATGTTATTGTAAAAGCAATAAATCTTATGGAATATACTATGACAATTACATCAAACCGAAAGAGGTATCCAGTTAAGCATTTAACATTGGTAAAACGCATCCAAAATCGCTGTATGGATATATATGAATATTTGCTTGATGCAAATAGGCTGAAATTGGATACTTCAAAATCGGAACGCCAAGAATTACAAACAAAAGCATTTTCATGTTGTGATAAGTTGTCTTGTTATGTGGAACTTTCTATGAAATTGAAATTAATTGGAAGTGATACAGTAGGATATTGGCAGAAACAAATAAATGATGTGAAATATATGAGTATTGCATGGCGTTCAAAAGATAAAGAGAGATAATTTTAGGTTGTTTGTTGTATGACCCACTATGTTCAGTACGTTAACTCCAATGGCAATGTGAACTACAACGATTGCAACTGGAATGACAAAGGCGTGCGTCCGTTCTGGATCGGAAGACGAATGAAAGTAAGAGAAACACTGAAATTAGAGTCCCGATATCAAAAGAATAAACAACCTTTCCTGATTCAAAAATGTCAGGATAAATACAAAGGAACAAAATACTATGATAGAAGATAAAACAGATTTTGAAAAAGTAGTAGATTTCGGTAATTTATATCAAGCATATTTAAAATCTAAATCAGGTAAAGGTTTTTCAAAAAGCAGTCAAAAATTCCAAGTATTAGCTCTTGATGGAATTCATCAAATAAAGAGAAGATTAGAAACTAAAACATATCAAGTATCAAAATACAATGAATTTATAATATATGAACCGAAAGAGAGAGTCATTAAAGCATGTTCGTTTGTAGATAAAATTGTACAGCATAGTTTGTGTGATAATGTACTGATTCCAAGATTGAATAAAGAGTTTATTCAAACAAATTATGCTGGACAGATTGGCAAAGGTACATTGTATGGATTGGATTGCTTAAAAGCTCAGATGTATCTTGCATATCAGAAGTATGGATATGATTGTTGGATTATAAAAGCTGATGTTAGCAAGTTCTTTTACAATATCAATCACGATATTTTGAAGGATATTTTGAAATATTTTATAGAAAATAAAGAAGTGTATTGGCTGTGTGAGAAGTTTATTGATAGTACTGAGGGAGTAGGACTTCCATTAGGTAATCAGGTTAGTCAAGTATTTGCACTTTTATATTTATCAGTGTTAGATCACTTTATCACAGGAGAACTTGGAGTTAAATATTATGGTAGATATATGGATGATTTTTATTTGATAGTACAAAATAAAGAATATGCGAAATGGTGTTTAGCAGCTATTTATGAGTTTGTGTATTCATTAGGTCTTGAATTAAACAGTAAGACTCAGGTCATTCCTTTTAAAAATGGAATCAAATTTTGTGGTTTTCATACATATGTGACTTCAGATGGTAAAGTAATCCGAAAGCTGAAGAACGAAAATAAACGTGCCGCTAAAAAGAAATTTAAGAAAATGGTTGGATTAGTGAGGTGTGGAAAACTTAGCAAAGAGAAATTTTATGAGAGTTACAATGCTTGGAAAAATCATATATCACATGGCAATTGTGTGAAATTGGGATATGAGATGGATAGATATATAGAAAAATTATTTATAGGAGAAAAATGATGGAATATATTTTGTTTTCATTTATATTGGCTGGAACACCTGCTTTATATACTGGATATTGTAATAAATTGAGAGACTTAATTCGATTAATTTTCATCATAACATTTATCGTAATCTATTATATTAATAAATGGGAAACCGCAGATATTAATGTGGGATTATTCGTTTGTTGGTGTGCAGTATGGACGATATTTTGGGATAATTTATATAAGAAACTTAAAAGGAAATGAAACACGAGTTTTAAGGAGGAAAATTATGAAATCAGTAGAAGAAAGAATTACAAATAAGATTGAAGAAAGTGAAGATGGAGTGTTGATGAAGTTCCTTGGAGCTAAAAATGTTGAAAGACTGAAAAAGGAAGTTACAGATGCAATTATTCAACAGGTAATCAAAGATTTACATGATAGTTGTGATTATATAATTAGCCCAGACGATATAGTGCAAGACATTATTGATGATATTATAGATTCTGCTAATAAGAATATTAGACCGAAAGTAGAAAAGCTGTTGTATAAGAAAGCTATGGAAAAATTAGGATTAGAGGAATAGTTTTAAAATTTCCGTTTTAAGGCTATTTTAGAGAAAGGATAATAATATGAAAAATTACATAGAAGAATTAAAACAGGATGATCCTAACGCAATGATGACCCCACAACAGTATTTTGATTCTATGAAGGAAAAGAAAAACACCGTATCTTCTGAAGATTTAAAGAAGATTTATGATAATTGCTTGGAACTTGCGAATAAATATAGGATTACTGGTCAAGTGCGTGGGCTGAGAAAAATATTGTTCTGTATGGAGTCTATAGAAAAAGAACAAAAACTTGTAGATATGGGCATTACAACTTTTATCTATAAAGATGATATTGATTTCTATATTGATAGCGTCGTTAAGAGTAGAAAAAGAGATGAGAAGCCGATTAAAATTATTGAATTAGAGCGATATGAAAGAGAAATTCCTGATGAGATTGTAGAGGTAATTGACAAAACTAAGGAATTATTTGACCAAATGTATATTGTATATACTGATTATACTGGCAAAGAAGAGCGTAAAATTGAAGCAGAACGAAAACAAAAAGATCCTATTCTTTTTGGAACCTTTCAAAATAAAAAAAAGAAAGTGTGTATTGACAGATTCTATTATCTTGGTGATTGGATTGACGAATTTTGTGATTTGACACTTGACAAAATGATAAATGAAACTGAAAAGTTGGGCAGAAATATTGTTAGGACAATAACAACTCCGAAAGATGTAGAAGGATTAAGAAAATATATTGATGCTCATTATGAAGTAGAAAAGGATAGTATTTCAAAGATTATTAGAAAAGCAGATGCAGATTTTACGCCAAAGATTAGTTTGTTTTCAAAGGTTAAAACTGTGTTCAGTAGAAAGAAGTAGATATGATACAAGACTTAACCGCAAATAGAGATTTTCAAAACGATAGAGATTTGAGTATTTTATCAAATTTAATAAGACAGAGTTCAACTCAGGATGATTTAACATCTCTATATGATGAAGTCGTATTAACAGGAACAACTTTTGATCGTGACCATAAACGTTATATTTTGGACTATGAAAGCGAACAAAAGAATATGTGTGATTGCTGTGGTTCTCCAATTAGAATTCGACCTTGGGATTTTGAAGAAAACAAAACGCTATGTCCTGCGTGTGAAAAATGGTTAGAAGAATCACAAAACAGGAAATATGATGGAGAACTGCTTGAAGAAATAATAGATGATTCGTGGTCTATAAGAATTGTAAAGCCCTGGGATATAAATGATTTTGAAAGAGAAAATGCAGTTGATAATGTATTATTGTGGGACTAGATAAAACGAAGGTTTCAAGTAAAAATGAGGTGGTAATTTGGAAAATATTTTAAGTAAAAATAATGACGGATCAATAGATGTCATGGACAGATATGGATTTACGGAATATACAGTTGCCAAGAATGAAAATGGTATAGTAGCTAGATTGGCAAATCAGTTATATGAATATGAGAATTTCTTTACAGAAAGGCTTAAAGATGTATTGATGAATTACTTTGATGTTCCATCTGACACATATGCGTATAATCTAACAAGACATAAAACTGCTTTTTCTGAAGTAACCATATCTCTTGATGATTTTGAAGAATTTGATGAAGAAATCATTGATGATATTGTGAAGTATATCAAAGACAATATTTAGCCAATAGAAGAAACATTTTAACTGGATGGAGGTGTGTTCGTGTATCAGAATTGTTGTAAAAAATGTGGAAGTATCTCATTACATACAGAAGTAAAAGGTAATAACACTGGTTTATATTGTGATGATTGTGGAGCCTGGGTGAAGTGGTTAGGTAAGGATGAACTTAGAGCGTTTGAACATAGTCAGATAGAGAGTAACAAGTTATCTAATAAAAACATAACTGCCAGACTAAAAGAGTTTGTTGAATTTCTTGAAAAGAAAATTGATTCTGAATATGATAATTTACCAAATTCAAAAGATGATGCAATTAGAAAGAATGTTTGCTGTGCAATTATGGAACGAGATAAAAATGCAATCATCAACATTATAAACGGGCATGATTTTAATTATATAGAAGAATAAAATAAGCACTCTGATAACTTTGGCGAGCGAGCAGAGTGCTTATCAATACAAAACGGAAATCCGCTTTGATAAGTCTTAGTATATCAATTATTCATGACCTATTCAAGTCGGTAATTCCACAAATTAAAAATTGAATACAGGTGGTGATATTTATATAGAAACTTTTTATCATGGAACATCTGATACTTTAGATGTGAACAAAATAATTAGCTGATAAAGCAGTAGTAATAGGACAAATTTAGTCTTGAAATAAATCTTTCATAGAAAAAGAAATAGTAAATATAAGACGAAAGGAGTAAGAGGTTTGCTGTCCAGCATTAAAGACTGTCTTTACTCTAAAAGGTATATTGGAAACAAATAAAATTTATTGTGGTAATTGTATTGATATTCTTAAATCTTTCCCTAATAAAAGCGTGAATTGTTGCATAACAAGCCCACCTTACTATGGATTAAGAGATTATGGCGTAAGCGGACAAATCGGAAACGAAGATACACTAGAACAATACATAGAAAATTTGGTAAATGTATTTGAACAAGTAAAAAGGATTTTAAAGGACGATGGAGTTCTTTGGTTAAATCTTGGTGATAGTTGGCTTGGAACTGGTGGAGAGGGAAGATATAAAAGAAATCAAAATATGAAGGCATCAGGAATAAAATGCAAAGACTTAATAGGTATTCCGTGGATGGCAGCATTTGCATTGAGAGAGGCTGGTTGGTATCTTCGTCAAGATATAATTTGGGCAAAAGGAAATCCAATGCCTGAAAGTGTTAAAGATAGATGTACAAAATCTCATGAATACATATTTTTGCTTTCCAAATCAAGAAAATATTATTTTGATTATGAGTCTATAAAAGAACCAGCAAAATATCCTAATGATAATCGTGGAAGCAGAAATGATAGTCGTAGAGGAACAAAAATGAATAGCATAAGTGGTGTCACAGGGGAAAAGCGCAATAAGCGTGATGTATGGAATGTAAATACAAAACCATGTAGAGAAGCACATTTTGCAACATTTCCAGATACACTGATTGAACCATGTGTATTAGCTGGTTGTCCTGAAGGTGGCATTATCTTAGACCCATTTATGGGAGCAGGAACAACGGGAATGGTCGCAAAAAGACATAATAGGAATTATGTTGGAATTGAATTAAATCCAGATTATGTTCAGATTGCAGAAAATAGAATAGAAAAGAAGTCTTAAAACCCACGTTTCAAAGGAGATAAGATGAAATATTTTAATGTTCCACAATGTTATAAAGAGAAAATAGTAGTTATTATAGACGGTGCTTTTAAAGGAGTTATTGGTGTATTAACATCATTAGAAATGAGTTATTTAAGAGAAACAACTTGTAAAATTAATATAGACTACAGAAATACAATCACTGTCAATTATAATCAAATTATTTCTTTGGATATATCTGTATTTGAAGATTGTGACATTGATATATCTAATGAAGATGGTACTTTTAAAAATGTATTTGAAATTATAAAATATGGAGAAAAAAATATTATGCCAACAAAATCATTTGATTTAGAACTTATGGGAATTAAGAATCTTCATTTCTATATTGCCAAACCAGAAATAGTAGATGTAAATATCGTTGTGCCAGGCAAGGTTGTAGAAGTAGTTTTTGCAGATGGGACAAAAGAGAAATCTGTATGTAGAGAACCTGATACATTTAGTTTAGAATCCGCAATTTCAATTTGCATTTCTAAGAAAATTATGGGTGGATCTTCTGCTTATAATAATGCAGTTAAGCATGGTATGAAGGTTTATGAGGACAAGCAGAAGAAAGAACTTGCTAAAAAAGAAGAACAGGAACGCATTGAGAAGAAACGTACTAAGAGACTTGCTTATAAGGAGCGTAGAGCTGCTAAGAGGGCTGAGGAAGAGAAACGGAGAAAGGCTAGAGAACGTGAAGAGCAGATTGCGATTCAGACGGAGGCATATCTGAGAGTGATGAAAGAAATAGGTAGTATTCAGTACAATCCAGCAAAAGAAGTGTTTAGTTAATTTATTTTATCACTGTCTCTCGTCAATATTATTTATATTTGGCGAGAGATTTTATGAAGGGAAGGAATATATATTTTTATGACTAACGAAGAAATAATTAGAAAGAGAGTAGCAAGGGAAATATTATCCATGATTGAGACTATTTGTTTCAGCGAAGAATTTAAAGATTTTAGAATCGGACAAGGAAGTAATGGGACAAGGGATTTAATTATTGAACGCATAAAGAATACATATGACATTGGATGAAATCTGCGATTTATTGGGAGGTTAATGGATTTGAAGGAATGTAGATTCTGTAAAGATAGAACAAGATGTGAATATGCTATGAATGATTATCCTGGCTCTGGCGATCTTTGGAAAGCAAAGAAATATTGTGAAAAAATTCAGAGACAAGAAGTAGAAACTATTAGCGAAAATGACAATAAAGTATTTAAAGAAAAAGTAGAAAAATTTCTTTCACAAGGATATAAAATCTCTTCTACCAATTGTGGTTATGCTGGAGAAGTTGGTGGAAATGTATACGATTGCGAATACTGGATGGCGATTTTGATTAAGGAGTGATTGAATATGAAAGACATAAATATTATTATCAAAGACGCTTTTGGAAGAGAAATCAAAACTAACACAGATCAGATTGAGGAAGATGTTCTGCGAATGAGAATAGGATTGGAACCACAGGAACAGGATGGTGACTAATGCGTAGAAGAATCACAGGCAATATTTATACTGGTCTTGGGAATCCATCGCCAGTAATTTTTGACAACGAATGGACAGATAATAAAAAATTTAATGATGCTGTAAAGTTGTTCTTTGAAGATATTCTAAATTTATTAAAAGACGAAACTATTAATAGTGTTGGTGGTTTTGATTTCAAAATAGAATTAGAAAATAACAGTTTTAAAATCTTATTTGGTATTGAGCCATCATATATGTATGATTCATATATCTGCTATTGTTTTGATAGTGAAAAAGAGAATAGTTATATACATAAAGAACGGGCTTTTGGGTATTATGGTGCTGACATTAAAATTAAATCGAATAAAAGTTATAAGAGATGTGGTAAGGAATTTAGTGAATGTATGGATAAGTATTATGAAAATTTGATGAGGTGTTTAAGTGAATAATGGAATATTTGCAAAGTATACAGGAATTCCAATAATAGTTGTTCCTGATAGTAAAAAGCAAAATAGAACACATAGGAAAAAGAGAATTAACAAGAAATGGGCTAAAAGATATGGATATACAACATATAATTCCATTGAAGATGAACAGATCATTACAATGAATGGAAGCATGTATGTGAATCCGAGAACTTATTATAAGCTAAAATCTCTTGAATTATATACTTAGAAATTCATTCTGTGTGGGAGGTGAATAATGAATTCAAAATATGAAAATATGTCTTTAAAAGAAATTATTAGACAGATAGAAAAGAAGGATAAAAGAATTGCTAAGTTGGAGAAAAAAGTTTCTGATATGAATGACACCATCAGAACAATCGGTAATCAGAATCGTAAACTGAAAAGAAATAATGAAAGATATCAGGAACGATTAACAGAAGTTTTATATAAAGGTGAGATTAAGAATTGCTCAACATGTAAAAATAATGTTAAATTTCCTCCTCCTCATACTTGTGATATTTGTACCAGTTTAGACCAGGAAGAAGAATATGAGATGTGGGAGGAAAGGATTGAGATTAATTGATGCAGATAATTTAACAAAAGAAACAGAAAAATCTATGCATGACAATCCTCATAAAAATAGACAAATTTCTCAAAATCATTTAACAGAACATATTCATTTTTTGTCATTAATTGGAAGACAATCAACAGTAACAGATGATAGAATTACGAAAGCATTGGAGCTTGTATGGAATTATGGTCAAATTGATGGAGATAATCATAAGACATGGATTATTGATCAAATTGTTAGAATTTTGTGTGGTAGTAATGAGGAATATAAAAAGTGGGTTGATAAATATGAAGAACCTTTAGAAGATGGTGATTATTACAGTTGGAATCAAGGTATCAATTCTTAAATCTTGCATTTCATTGGCAAAAAAACGGAGGTTAGAGAATGAATATTGAACAAATTAAAGAAGTATTGAAAACAGGTGAATATGATTTCCTGAGAGAAGATAAAAATTTAGGTGATAATATCATTCTCTTGACACTCGGAGGAAGTCATGCTTATGGAACTAATAATGAGAATAGTGATCTGGATGTTCGTGGTTGTGCGTTAAATAGTAAAATGCAGATTCTCACAAATGAAAATTTTGAACAATTTGTAAATGAAGCGACTGATACAACAATTTACTCATTCAATAAGTTGATTTCTCTGCTAAGTAATTGCAATCCTAACACCATTGAGCTACTTGGGAATAAACCAGAACATTATTTATATGTATCAAACATTGGAAAAGAATTGATTAATAATTCTCATTTATTCTTATCCAAGCGAGCAGCGTATTCTTTTGGAGGATATGCGACAGCACAATTAAGGCGGTTGGACAATAAAGCTGTTAGATTAGTTAATCAGAAACAGAGAGAAAGACATATTCTAAACAGTATTATGAACGCATTTCATACTTTCCCAGAGAAGTATTTTCATTTTGAAGAAGATAATATCAGATTATATATTGATAAATCTGAACAAGAAGAGTATGATACAGAAATTTTTATGGATGTAAATTTACATCATTATCCATTGAGAGATTATAAGTCAATGTGGTCTGAAATGAATAATGTTGTGAAGGATTATTCTAAGATTGGCAAGAGAAATAAAAATGCCATTGAACATAATAAGCTGGGAAAGCACATGATGCACCTTATCAGGCTTTATATGATGTGTCTTGATATTCTTGAACATGAAAAGATTGTAACATATAGAGAAAAAGAGCATGAACTTCTTATGGATATTCGTAATGGAAAGTTTCTTGATGTGGACAGACAACCAATTCCTGAATTTTATGAAATGGTTGATGATTACGAGAAGAAGTTAGAGTATGCAAAGAATAATACGAGTCTTCCTGATAATCCAGATTATAAGCGGATCAATGAATTTGTAGCAAGTGTGAATGAGAGAGTGGTGAAAAATGAGATTTAGTATAGAAGTTCCTGTATCAGTAAGTTATATCATACAGGAATTAGAGAAATGTGGACATGAGGCATACATGGTAGGCGGCTGTGTAAGGGATAGCGTGTTGGGAAGAAAACCACATGACTATGACATATGCACATCTGCCACTCCTGATGAGATATTGAAGGCATTTCCCAATGAAGAAATTATTCCGACTGGTCTTCAGCATGGCACAATAACAATTTTAATAAATAAGGAACCATTTGAGGTAACAACTTATCGGATTGACGGAGATTACTCTGATAATCGTAGACCTGATAATGTAACATTTACAAAGAATCTGGTTGAAGATTTACGGAGAAGAGATTTTACGATTAATGCTATGGCATACAATCCTAAAACTGGTTTAATTGATCCGTTTAATGGCATGGAGGATATCAAATATAAAAAGATTCGATGTGTTGGCTCCGCAGAAGACAGGTTTAATGAAGATGCTCTGCGAATACTCAGAGCAATAAGATTTGAAGCACAGTTAGGTTTTGCAGGGTTTCCAGAAACAATGTTTGAAATAGATCGACAATATGAGCGGTTAAAGAATATTTCCGTTGAAAGAATTAACAGTGAATTTTGTAAAATAGTTGCTTCTAATCAGTTCTGTGTGGAATTAGTTTTGTATCCCGATGTGTTCTCTTTATTTATCCCAGAATTAAAAGATATGATAGGTTTTCAACAGGATAATCCATATCATGCATATGATGTATTTGATCATACAGTACATGCGATAGAAAAATGTGAATCGGATGATTTAATTGTAAGGCTTGCAGTTTTCTTTCATGATTTTTGGAAGCCACATTCTTATCAGGATGGAGAAGATGGTATTAGGCACTTTAAAGGTCATGGAAAAGTAAGTTCTGATATTACTGACACTATTATGAAACGTCTTAGATTTGATAATGAAACCAGAAATAATGTAGTAGAACTGGTATATTATCACGACGCTACTTTTGAAGTTGGAAAGAAGTATGTTAAGAGATGGCTTAATAAAATCGGTGAAAAGCAGTTTAGGCGGTTGTTAGAAGTCAGGAAAGCGGATATTAAAGGACAAAAACCGGATTATGAAGAATCTCGGATAGAGAAAATAAATAATATAGAAAATATTCTTGAAGAAATATTATCTGAGAAATCTTGTTTCTCATTAAAGGATTTAGCGGTTAATGGTAACGATGTAAAAGAGGTGATGAAACTCAAAGAAGGTAAAGATATTGGGTATTGGTTAAATGAGATACTGAAACGTGTTATAGATGGAGAATTAGAAAATAATAAAGATGATTTGGTTTATTGGATGACAGGTGTTAGAGATGGTTGGATAAAATTTTAAGGAGGGTTTGATAATTTGAAGTGTTTTTATCATGTAGATGATGATGGGAAATGTGCTGCATTTTGGGTGTATTTAAGTGCAGGAGTATATGATGGATATGAGTCAGAATTTATTCCTATCAATTATGGAATGGAATTTTCTTTTGACAAGATAAATCCTAATGAGCAGGTATATATTGTTGACTATTCAATTATGCCAGACGAAATGAGAAAACTGTTAGAAATAACAAAAGATGTAACCTGGATTGATCATCATAAATCAGCAATAGAAAGATATACGGATTTTGAAATTCCTATTCGTGGAATTAGATATGACGGGATAGCCGCTTGTATGCTTACATATTGTTGGTTGCATCATATGACTGAAAGAGGAGGTGGCAATCCGAAAAAATTTGATATTTCTATGACAAAAGATGCACCTATGTTTACAAAATATATTGCTGATTATGATGTATGGGCTTTTGAATATGGTGCTGATACAAGATATTTTCATATGGGATTTGATGCATACGATAAAAGCCCAGATAACGAGATTTGGTATAACCTTTTAGATGATGATGCGGAGAATAAATATATTGAAGAAGGAAAAGCAATCATCAAGTATCGTGATAGTTTTGCAAAAGAATACTGTAAATCTAAAGGCTTTGAAACAGAGTTTGAAGGTCATAAAGTATATGCAATGAATATTGGACTAGCTGGTAGTGATTGGTTTAAATCTGTAGATGATGGTTCCTATGATATATTGATGCCATTTTTATTTAATGGAAGAAATGGTACATGGACATATAGTATGTATTCAAAAACTGTGGATGTATCTGAAATTGCAAAGAAATATGGTGGTGGAGGTCATAAGGGAGCTGCTGGATTTAATACGAATAGGTTGATTTTTGAGAGAAAAGGAGAAATTTAATATGGCAGATAGAGCATTGGCACATATTGAAAAAATTGAGTGGGTAAGACCGATTGATGGAGCAGATAATATTGAACTTATTGGAGTCCTTGGATGGGTTTGTATCGCAAAGAAAGAAGAGTTTAAGCCAGGAGATTTAGCCGTGTACATTGAAATTGATAGTAAATGTCCTGAATCTGATGAAAGATTTGCTTTCTTAGCAACAAAGCATTATAAGGTAAAAACAATGAAGCTAGGGAAATTTAAGGTTATTAGTCAGGGACTTGCACTCCCGATTTCATTATTTCCAGAGTTGAGTGATAAAGCTATTGGATCGGACGTGACTGAAAGTCTTAAAATTACTTATTCTTGTGAAGAAGATATTAAGAGAAAGTCCAATAATATAGATTCTAATGCTAAATATAAGTCTATGGCTCGGAGACATAAGAAATTCTTCAGCAGACCGCTTGTTCGTAAGATTATGAGATATAAGTTTGGCAGGAAAATTATGTTCCTGTTCTTTGGTAGGAAGAAGGATAATCCAAAAGAGTTTCCTAAGTGGATTGTTAAGACGGACGAGACACGAATTGAGAACGCACCGTTTTATCTTGAAAGTACCGATAAATGGATTAAGACAGAGAAGTTGGACGGAACAAGCTGCACATTTGCTGTAGACAGAATTAAGAAGAATAAGTTTGAGTTTATTGTTTGTAGTAGAAATGTGAGACAGGCAGATAGAAATCAGGAAACTTACCATGAGTCAAATGTCTATTGGGAGCTGGCAGATAAATATGGCATTGAAACAATTTTAGCTAAGTTTGCTACAGAGAATGGATATAATAGAGTGGTTCTCCAGGGAGAGGGTGTCGGATCAGTTCAAGGTAATCCATACAAAATGAAAGAGAATAAGTTGTTTGTATTCAATCTGATTGTTGATGGTGTACGCCTTGGAACTGTAGATATGGCTAAGTTCTGTGAACAGAATGGTTTAAAGAATGTACCAATTATTGATACAGAATATGTTCTGCCTAAGACTATGGAAGAAATGAAGCTGGAAGCTGACGGATATAGTGAAATCAATCCAAAGGTAAAAAGAGAAGGATTTGTGTATAGAAGTGTTGATGGACAGCAGAGCTTTAAAAACGTATCAAGAGAATATTTGCTGAAGCATAATGGGTAATAGGCAATAAATTCGAGATTTTAACTGAGGAGATGATGAATGATTATAGGAAAATTTATAGGTACAAATTCTTGCGGTTTTAAAAAAGGAGGTACATATATGATAAAAATATCAATAAAGAGATTTCAAGGAAAGTATTGTATATTCTTACGGGATCTTAAAAGCAATGCAGAATGTCCATATTCAAGTTTAGATAGTTTGTTACGAAATTGGATGATAATAGGAGAATGATTTGAACCCAGATGTAGAAGATATATTCTGAGATGAAAGGTCAATGTATTAGGACTTATTATTTTTAACATTCTTTTGTTATAGATGTTATAAAACAGATATAAAATATAAGGAGGACAAATGAAAGGATTAACAAACAATGAAGTATTAAAAAGTAGAGAAAAATATGGTAGTAATAAGCTGCCAGAACCAGAGTTGAAAAGTTGGTACGATTTTGCAAAAGATGCTTTGAGCGAAAAAATCACACTCATTCTTATTGCGATTGCAATTATTCAATTATTTCTTGCATTTATGGGTGTAATGGAATTTTCAGAACCAATTATGATTATGGTGGTTCTTGGTATTGTAACTGGAATTGCTGTAAAAACAGGATTGGGTGTACAGAAATCGGCCGCAGAATTAAGAGCAAAAACATCAATTCGATATTGTGATGTTATTCGTGATGGAAAAGTAGAAACAATTAATAAGGATGATATTGTAGTTGGTGATTTGGTTTGTCTAGGAATGGGGCAAGAGATATTCGCTGATGGTTATATTGTAGAAGGAAAGATTTCTGTAAATAACGCTGCAATAAATGGAGAAAGCAAAGAATGTAAAAAGTACCCAGTGGAGGGATATATTCATAAAAAAACAACATCTACAGATGCATATACAAATGAAAACTGTCTATTTGCAGGAACTACAGTAATGGCCGGTGAGGGGAAGATGGTTGTAACAGATGTTGGAATTAATACCATTAATGGAGACACAATGGTTAAAATGCAGACATTGGAATCACCTAAGACAGCATTAGATATTGCACTTGATAATTTGAGTGAATTTATCTCAAAATGGGGAACAATCGCATCAATTTTAACATTTGTTATCCTTACTGTATCAGGAATTGTAGAAGTTGGATTTAGCGAATATTTTGCAGATAGTCCATTTAATATTATTCAAAAATTTGCACAAAATTTTTCGGTAGCATTAACAATCATTGTAGCTGCAGTTCCAGAAGGACTTCCATTAATTGTAAAACTTGTAACTAAACAAAATGTTAAAACAATGGAACAATTTAATATTTTGGCAAAAAATCCAAATAAAATTCCAGAATTAGCCTATGTAGATATTATTTGCACTGACAAAACAGGGACCTTAACAACAGGAGTTATGAGTCCAAAAACAATTGTAAGTGGAGAAGGGAAGGAAGTTGATCGAAATTCTCCTCTTTGGAGCGAAATTGAAAAGAATATTATATTAAACAATAGTGCAACGTTTGACAACAAAAATAATATTACAGGCGGCAATTCAATTGATAGAGCTATACTTTCTCTTGTGAAAAATGAAGAGTATTTATCTGTTTTGAACAATAATAATATGAAGGACAAGCAGGTATTTAACAGTTCTAATAAGTATTCAGCTTTTACTTCTGAAAATGGGACTACATATTACAAAGGGGCTCCTGAAAAATTGATTGATTCTTGCACAAGAGTTATGAAAAATGATGGATCGATATGTGATTTAACGTCCACAATGAAGAAGAGTATAGATGAGACTATTAGAACAATGACATCGAAGTCAATTAGGTGTATTGCTTTAGCCATGAAAAACGAAGATTTAATTGAAAATATACTGCCGTCAAAAATGACATTACTTGGAATTATTGGTGTAGTTGATCCTGTAAGAGTAGAAGTACCAAATGCCGTAAAAGTTGCGCATAAAGCGGGTATTCAGGTAATTGAAGTTACTGGAGATTGTATCGAAACAGCTATTTCAGTAGCAAGAGAATGTGGAATTTTTGAAGAAGGCGATGTGGCTTTAACAAATAATGAATTTGAAACAATGACAGATGAAGAAGTAAAGGATATAATACCTTCCCTAAGAGTGATTTCAAGATGTTCTCCAAATACAAAACTTAGGCTTGTAACATTAGCGCAGGAAATCGGTAAGTCTGTAGCAATGACAGGAGATGGTGTAAATGATTCTCCGGCATTAAAGAGATCAGACGTTGGATTCGGAATGCAGAGTGGAAGTGATGTAGCGAAAGAAGCAAGTGACATTGTATTGACTGATGATAACTTTGCTTCAACAGTAAAAGCAGCAGAGCTTGGTAGGACGTTTATGCATAACATCATGATGTTCCTAGAATTTCAATTACCAATTAATATTTCACTTTTGATTTTAAGCATTGTATACCCGATGTTGTCTGCGGGAGCGTCTATATTAGCATCAGTTCAGATTTTAATTGTAAACATTATTATGGATTCTCTTAATTCACTTTCTTTTGGTGGAGAACCTCCAAAAGAAGAATATATGAGTGAGAAACCTATTAAAAAAGGATCAGGTTTGTTTATTAGAGGGGCAAAAGAAAGAATTGCAATAAGTACGTGTTCTTTTATCGCTGTTTACGGGATACTTACAATTTCTCCAATTAAATGCATATTTACATCGGAATTGGAAAGCTTGACGGCCAGATTTGCTCTCTTATGTTTCATGGCAGTATTTAATGGTTTCAATATTAGAACAGAACATATGAATTTGCTTAGTGGATTGAGCAGCAATAAATTATTTACAAAAATTGCTTTGGGAATTTTTATAGGAACGATGGCAGTTTGTACGTTTATGGGAAATCTTGTTAAGGTTAGTTCATTAAATATCGTTCAATGGATGGTCATAATTGGACTAGGATTTATTGTGATTCCAATTGATATATTAAGAAAATATATTACAAAAAGAAAAAAGAATTAAAGGAGGAAACAAATGGGATTATTTGAAAAATTGTTTGGTAGAAAGGATTCTCAGATGGTGGTGCATGATAGTACCGCCACACCAGTAGCATTACAGAATTTAGAAAATGTAACAATTGATATGTCAAAGTCGGCCAAAAGCCTAAACAAGGTTCTAATTGATATGTCGAAAACAAGTAAGATTGATATGTCAAAGCATACTGCAAGAGTTGCATTGGCTATGGATTATTCAGGAAGTATGAGTGAGCTGTTTAATAATGGTTCTGTCCAGGATACAATTACAAGGCTTTTACCAATAGCATTGAAGTTTGATGACAATGGTGAATTAGAATCTTGGTTATTTTCAAATAGTATGAAGCGCCTTGAAGCAGTTGATATTAATAATTATAAGAATTATGTAAGAAAAGTGATGATGAGATCAGGTATGAGTATGGGAGGGACCAGTTATGCACCAGTTTTAAAAGATATTGTCTCATATTATAAGGATATTGAACCAAGTGAAATCCCAGCTTTTATTATCTTTATAACAGATGGAGAAAATTGGGATACCGAAGAGACAAACAGAATTATTAGAGAATTATCTAATTACAATATGTTTGTTCAGTTTATTGGTATTGGAAATGAAAGTTTTGATTATTTACGTTCTTTAGATGATATGAAAAGACGCAAGTATGATAATACAGGATTTACAGCAGTAAAAGATATGAATAGGATGAGTGATGAAGAGCTATATAGTGAAATTTTAAGACAATATAAAGATTGGTTAAACAGTAAATAATTGAAAATGGAGGGTTAAATAATGGCAGTAATTAATATGAGTAAGAATCAAAAGATTAGTATGGCAAAAGAAGATGGAAGTGCAATTAAAAATATCTTTATTGGAGTTAATTGGGATGAGAATCGTTTTGCAGGAGAGTCAGATATTGATTTTGATATCCATGGGATGTTAACTAATTCGGATAGAAAAGTGGCTTATCCTAAAGATATTGTAAATTATAATACTTATGGAAATGGTACTGATTATCCATGGATTGAGTTTTCAGGAGATAATCGAACAGGTGACGATTCACAGGGAATTAATTTTAATGGTAAACATTATGATGAATTTTTTATTATTCATGCAGACAAGTTTCCTAAAGAAAGAACAAATTTTACAGTGTGCTTAACTATTTTTAGAGCAATACAGAGATTGCAAAATTTTGGGATGGTGAGCAATGCCAAAATGATAATTTGTGATTACGATAATCCTAAAGGATTTGCTGCAGAGTATGATTTGTCTGAAGAAGAAAAATTTACAGATTTGAATGCAGTAGAAATGGGGCGTTTATACCGTTATGGTGATGGATTTAAGTTTCAGGCTATAGGTTCAGGTTACGTGGGAGGTACGACAGAACTTTTTAAGAATTTTGGCCTGGATATTGATGAAGGAAGGGATTAATATGATAAATTTACTAATTATTTCAATTTTTGTTTGTATTGTTGGAGGAATACTACTTTTTTCTAAAGTGGGTAAAAGAATAAGGTTAAGGGCTTCTGGAACTGCAGATGAATTGATTTCAAGGGACGCTTCTACTCCGGAAGGGTCCAAAGCATATTATAATACCGCCATAACAGCGAAAGAAAATGATTATCAAAAAGCTTATTCTATCTACACACAAATGCTAGGGAAAATTCAAACCTATGAAGAGCAATTAAGAAGTTTACAGAAAGAGAATATGCAGTTAAATCTCAATATCAATACCTGTGTTGATAAGAATGATGACGAAGGTGCAAAGGTTTATTTAAAACGACAACAGGAAGTAAATGAAAAAGTAGATATTATTAAAAATGTTTTAAAAGAACTTAAGTCTAATTCTGTCCTGCAAAAAGAGACTGTAGATAATATTTTTGCTGAGTTAGGAGATTTGAAATCAGAAAAAGAAAATGCAATCCTAACACTTGAAACAGCACAGGTCACTAAGTCATTACAAGCAACACCTGGTATTTCGTCCAAAGAAGAAGATAAAATGTTAGAAAAAGTAAGAGATGGAATCCGTAAAACCAAAGAAGAAGCTGATGGGAATAAAGTTGCTTATGAGAATTCTTCAACTGTTCAGCAAATGCGTCTTGATAAACGTATGAAAGATGAGGAAGTGGATCAAAAGTTACAGGAATTAAAAGCAAATAGAAAGAAATGATTTTGAATTTTATTGTGTGCAGTATTTTATGACTACACACAATATATTCTTAGAAAAATATTAAATGATTTGGAACCTGTAAATAATCGAAAGTTTATAAAAGGAGACCAAAGATGAAAAAGATTAAACTTTCCCCAGCACCACATACAGTGATGATACTTCATGTGTCGGATCAGATGGAAAAAGATATGGAAGAATGTCATGCGAAAGCTTTGCATAAGGGGCAAGATTGTGACAAGTGCAGTTGGAAAGATGTGGAGCCGTATGGGGTAGATATGTGTGGTATTGGCGAAGTGGTAAATAAAGTGCTGTTTGATGTTGGCGATCCATTAGATTAAAAGTTAGTGGCAAGGAGTGAAATTAAATATGTATTATGATGATTATTATGACGAGGACTACGAGCCTACGCCGGAAGAAATGGAGGAACAGGACGGAATGGATAATACGGAAGTAAAGATGGAGAGAGAAAATCTGAAAATAGAATTCAACACGGAAAATTTTGCGGCTGGAATTATGCAGGTCGTAGCATCAGAGGTCAAGAAGAATCTATATAGCGAAATCGTGAGTGAGATCAAGAGAGAGGTCCTGGAGGATATTCAGAAGAAGATTCAGTGTGCAACCGGCGATATCATTAAGGATATTGTACAGGATTTCATGGTTAATGAGAAAATTTGCATTGGTGGTTCCAATGTCTGGGATGATGAACCGAAAGAAGAGCTTACATTGTTCCAGTATGCGAAGCGATGCGTAAAGGATTGTATTGAAAACAATAGATTCCGGATCGTTAAGAACTTTGAGAAGGACAGGTACAATAAGGGGCGGTACAGAGCGGAAACGAAGGAATATACATTTGAAGAGTATCTTCTGCAGCACCTTGGAATTGATGATGAGGTGAAAAGCTATCTGGATAAGCAGGTGGATGAAGTTCGCCAGCAGGTAAATCGTGATGTGAAGGCGGCATTTGATGAAAGCACGAAGGCGATGCTGTCCAATGCGGTATTGCAGGTTCTTATGGCAAATGATACTTATAAAAAGATTGAAGGAAATATTGCCTGCATAGCAGACAGGCCGCAGGAGTAAAGAGAGAGTATGGGGGTGAGTAAGGGGAAATTCCCTCTCACTCTCCACCAGGACCATCACGACGTGGCACTTCATCTGGAATTATATTTTCGGCATCGGTTGTCTTTGGAAGATCAACCTCTGGAATATTGTCATCGTCATAATCGTCATTGGAGTAAGGATTTATTGTTGGTAAATTTGTTTTACTACTTTTCATGCGTACACACTCCTTTCATAGGTAGTGTTTGTATAAGTGAAAAAAATATGTATAGATATTAAAGGAAATTTTAAGTAGGAGGTGAAAAACATAGATAATCGTTGGAAAGTACAAATAGCTGCGTGGATCACGACTGCGATAGGAGTTATTGCAGGAGTATATTTTACGAAGTCACCTACATGCTTGTGGGCATTTTTATTACCGTTATGGTGTTGAAGGAGCTGAGACTATGAAATTGATGGAAGAAAAAATACAAGATGTGTTAATCGAAATATTAAAAGAGTTTGGCATTCCTGAAAATTTTTATTCTCTTGGAGGATATGCAGAAGAAACAGTTTGTCTTGAAAAGAAAGGGGACACTTGGATTGTATATGGTGGTGAAAGAGGGCAAAAGCATAATGTAATAACACATATAAATTGTAAAAGTGCTTGTCTTGATCTTTTAAGCAGACTTGCAGAAACAAGAGTTGAAGAGGAAAGGATGAAGATCTTTTTCGAAATAAAATGCAAAAAGATAGAAGAATAAATATAGATGAAAAATCTGTTTCATCGCAGGAGGTGATTTAGAGTGTATGTTACAAACCTTTGAAGAAATGTGTGATAGCGAAGAGATTTGTAGTTATTGCTCTCATACAGAATATGGAGAATATAAGTCTGGTGTTACACCAAATGGATATTGGAGTTGTGAGGGTAGTTGGTGTAAAGACGCATATGAAGATTATTTAGATGAGAATGGAACAACAGATAATATTGTAAAATATGCAAGTGTTGTTAAATTGGTAAACAGGGAGGAATTTAATGGGAACACCACTTAAATTTGAGTTTGATTTTGATGAAGTATTTGAAGGAATCAAACAGGGTGTAATAAGAGAATTGTCAGAAACAAATTTTGATGAAGCCAAAGAATCAGCTATAAATCAGATTAAAAGTGAAGTAAAAGAAAAGCTGGCTCTTACATATAGTGATGAATATGCTTTAAAGGATGAAATTAAAAAGGAAATAAAAGAGAGAGTATTTGATAAACTTATTAAAGATATTGATGACAAATATTTAGAACAGTTTGAAGGTTACATAGAGTCACAGTTGACAAAGAATCCTGACAGATTGGAGCAGTTAAAAAGAGAAATTAAAGATGGGTTGACTGAAAATCTATATGATGATTTATATCATTCTATTAAAGAAGAAGTGATTGGACAAGTTAGAGAAACGACTACTCAGTTATGTAATTTGATTGGTGGTAACAGTGTTAAAGCAGAGGGTTCTGATAGAACAATTTCTAAAAAGGAATATGAAGAGTTGATGGATAGAAATAGAAAACTCAGTGCTTTAGAGGCTGGCGGTGTAGATAACTGGGAATGGTATAGTGAGTCTTTAAGTCAGTATTATGATGAAGAAGAATAAATAAAAGAAAAATAGTACAGAAAGGAACAAAGGTGCTGCAGCCGTGAGATGATCATACCTTTCTGGGTAAAGAAAAATATTTGAGAATAATAATTATGAATTATGGCAAGGTGATTGTTTGGAATTGATGAATGATATTCCTGATAAAACTATAGACGCAATAATAACGGATCTTCCTTTTGGGCAGACTGCTAGGAATGTTTGGGATATAGTAATTCCATTTAATGACTATATAAACTTAGAAGTCAGAAGGAAGCCAAAAATATTTTATAAAGATGATTTTCTTTTATGGTGTTATAAACAAGGAGAGACAGATTATAACGGAGCAGTTACATATTTTGAAGAAAATAAATCTATAGGATTGTGGACTCAGTATAAAAGAATTATCAAAGATAATGGTGCAATTATTTTATTTGCAAATGGTATGTTTACTGCCGATCTTATGGAAAGCAATAGAGAGATGTGGAGGTACAATCTTGTCTGGGAGAAAACTCAACCTACAGGGTTTCAAAATGCTAATAGGATGCCAATGAGAAATCATGAGGATATGTGTGTATTCTATAAGAAACAACCAACATATAATCCTCAAAAAACAAGTGGTCATATCAGAAAAGTTAGTACAGCTTCACACAAAAGAAATAGTAAGCAATCAACAAACTACAACGAAATCAAAAATCATACATATGACAGTACAGAAAGATTTCCTAAGTCAGTTTGGCTATTCGCCAAAGATACCCAAAAGTGTGCATTAACTCCAACTCAAAAGCCAGTAGCATTAGTAGAAGAAATTATTAAAACTTATACTAATGAAGGTGATACTGTGTTTGATTCGACTGCTGGTAGTATGACAACTGGAGTAGCTGCTATTCGGACAGGTAGGAAGTGTATTTGTATTGAGAATAACGAAGAGATATTTAATATCGGTAAAAATAGAATTACGGAATGTGTGAAAGAGAATAAATAAAAGTATTCCGAAATGTTTTTTTAAGGACTATTGGATAGAGGTATTTCTAATGCCTTATGTATACGAGTTTGTCTATATAGAATGGGTGTGATATCCAATAGAAAGCCAATTTTATTGCAAGAAAATAAGGCAATCCGATGACTGCCTTACCCTCTTAATGAACACTACTTCTTATGTTTCTTCTTTTTGGACTTTGTGTTAATCTCAAAATCTTTGTATTTAATATGTAAGTTCCTGAGAACAAAGCCACTTACCAACACCAAGATTGATAGTGCCAAAATGACACAAGTAGGTGTCTGAAAAAGTTGAATGATAGATGAGATATTCATAGGCGCCTCCTTTTCAGGAGGAAAAATTAGCTTAATGTGTTCGTAAATATAATTATAACACAAGTGACTAAAATAGTAAAGAAATAGCAATGAAAATTTCGATTCATTGGTAGTTTAAAAGTAGAAGTAACAATTAAGCATGTGCGAAAAGTAATCAAACAGGAGGAAATGAGGTTTCTGCGCAGAATAAATCATGATTTACTCCTAAAGTTATTTGAAAGAAGAAAAGTACATAAAAAGTCCACTTAATTATGTGGGTGGAAAGCATAAATTGTTAAAAGAAATATTACCGCTATTCCCAAAGGATATTCACACGTTTGTTGATTTATTTGGAGGCGGATTTAATGTTGGTGTGAATGTAGAAGCAGAACATATTATTTATAACGATATATGTGAACCAGTAGTAAAATTCCTAAGATGCCTATCTGGAAGCGATATTGATAAAATTCTTGCTGAAATTGATAAATACATAGAAAAATACAACCTAACAAAAGAAAATAAGGAAGGATATTTGCAACTTAGAGAAGATTATAATAAAGGAACTAAATCCGCAATGAAGTTTTATACATTGCTTTGTTATGCATTTAATAATCAAATACGTTTTAACAAAAATGGCGATTATAATATGCCATTTGGTAAAGATAGGAGTAGTTTTAATCCTGCATTAAGACAGAAATTTATTGATTTTCATAAAAGGATTAATGTAATAGACTGTGTATTTATAAATATTCCATTTGAAAGGTTTGATTTTTCGGAATTAGATAGCAAAGATTTTGTATATTGTGATCCGCCATACTTCAATAGTGTAGCAACTTATAACGAGCAGAACGGTTGGACTGAAGAACATGAAAAGAAATTGTTGTCTGTATTAGATGTGTTAAATGAAAAAGGCGTTAGATTTGCATTAAGCAATAATCTTAAATATGAAAATCCACTTTTGGATGAATGGAAAAATAAGTATAACATTCACTATTTGAATGGTAATTATAGCAATTGTAATTATCAAAAGAAAGATAAGAGTCAAGATATAGAAGTGTTAATTACGAATTATTAGTCTTAAAACATCGGTTTCAAAGGGAGTCATTAGTTCATAACTGATGATTTCCATTCGAGAGATAGTTGCCTTACCAATTCTAACGACTCTCTTCAAACGGTAGGAATGGCGTTTACGACAGGTGGTAGTGAAGATCCTTCCTTGTACGAGAACAAGGGCAAACTACACTGAAATATAGAAAGGATAATTTAAAAAATGAATAGAGATATAGGTGCTAAATTACCACAAACAAATTGTAGAACACCAATGCAACCTGTAAAGGAATTTGGTGAAAAAATTTGTGAGAATTGTGATAAAGAAGATGTGTGTATGTATAAAGAAGAGTGCATAAAAGCTATAAAGGATATTTTGGATATCGAGAGTAGAACTAATGTGTTTATTAAAACACATATTGATTGTAAGAAGTGGAGTAAGAAGTCAAATATAAATGATATTGCTTACAGATAAAATTTTCATTTCAAAGGAAGGAGAAATATGTTTCAAAATATAGTTATTTGTGATAGATGTGGAGAAAAGGCAAATTTTTGTGGAACTTCCTATTATACAATACATATTTCTGCCCATGATATAAATCCGACTAATGACGGACGATTATATGTTGATACGGCAGTTCAGAATGTACATGAGAATATGAGTAAGATTTTTGGTAAAGAACGTCATTATTGTAAAAAGTGCAAAGAGAAAATAGAAAAATTTATGAGCGAGGTAGATGATGACAATAGAACAGAAAATTGATTATATGATTCAGTCTTTACAGTTAGCAAAAGAAGAAATTACTTATGCAAAATGGTATACAGAAGGAAAAGAAAAAGATCGAAATTTTGATTGGTATGATCATCCTGGATATCAAAAAAGAAGTCCAAACGGAACAATAATAAGAGAATCATTAAAGATGGTAGGTAGAATGGCTAATATAATGGCAAATAGTATTTGTCTAAGCCCATATAATAAAAATTTGTATAAAGAATAAATCAACTCTTTCATTGAGAAAATAGGAGGGATGACTTGATTGTTGGAGGATATGATACCGATGATTTGACAGATAGACAAAATCATGTATTTCGTAAATTATATAACAATCCAGTAGCCAATAATAATCTATTAGCTTTGAATTTTCTATCTTATTCTGTACGTAAAAATTTTAGATGTAGAGAATTTTATAATTATGAAGATGATTGTGATTACTTGTTAAGGATAGAAAAAGAAACATTAAGCAAATATGGAATAGATTTAAAAGAACTGTATACTTAATTAAAAGCACAAGGAGGAATCGCTTGAAAAGTAATATATTTATTCCCAAAACAATAAATGTAGGATATCAGAATCGTTCTGGTACATACACAGGAAAATTAGCTTATGTAATTTATTATGATGAAAAAGGAAAGCTGCGGAAAGAAGCATCTTGGAATAGCTGGCGTGATGAAAAGATTCCAAATGAAGAATTTGATAATGTGCCAACAACTGGATTTGTATTAAATAAAAAGGTTGGTGATTATTCTTCGGGCTGGGATCATAGACAAGCATATTGTAGAGTGTATGATCCACGAAACTTTGAATTTGAGATAACTATTGAAAATCTGTTGTATATTCTTGAAAATGCAAATTCCATCAAAGGTAAAGGGCTTGAAGGAGAATTTGTTTATGGATGGGATGGTAAAGACTTGGTGTTAATGCCGGTAGAGTCTCCTGATTATAAACAGATCACAGAATATAACAAAATTGTTCATAATAATGAGAGTATTAAAGCAAAAAGATTTGATTGTAGGAGCTACATATCTAACCAAAAACAATGAAGAAAGAATTTATTTGGGCAAATTTGATTATTACTCATATGGTTATAGGTGGTTAGAAGACGGAGAATATAAAACTAGTAAAAATTCAGATGATATACCGACAGAAAGTGGTAGTGGTTCTGGTTGGTATAGACATAAAATTTCGTATGATAGTATTGATTATTTATATGGAAAATATTTTTGGTTTGCTTATAAATATTATGATTATGATTACGTTAATGGAGAAAAAGTTTATAGAGATAAATATGAATGGCATTTTGAGCAATATAAGAGTATATCAGCAAACAAATTTATTACTTGTGTTGATAATAAATGCACACAGGATTATTCAGATATTTATGAGTCTATGATCCGTACCAATCATTTTTCACCTAGAGACTTTGATAATTTAAAATATATTCCATATTCTTTTGAAGAATTTAAAGAATATGCAGAGAAAACAGAAGATAGATACAATCGAGGTATTTTTTGTAGATATAATACGAACTATTTCTCTGATAGTTATTGTAAATATGAAATTTCCTGTGATGATGAAACAAATTTATGGACAGTTAAACAATCTTATTATGAGAATGATGATGATTTTTATGGCAGGTTTATTTTTAAAGATGAAGAGGTCAATAATTATTGGGGAAGTAGGAAAATTATAAAAAAGATTATTCCGATGACAATAGAAGAATTATATGAGAGGTTAAAACCTTGCTATAAAGAAATTTATTTACGGAATGGTAAATTATTTGGAAGGGAGTGCTACTATGGCAACAAATAATGATGAAAGAGTTTTACAACTAAAACAGGTTATTGATAAGAAGAAAACAGAACTAAAAGGATCAAAGAAGTTCACGCCACTTACAAATTGTGTCCTAGATTTAGAAGGGCAGAGATACAATTTGAATGTTCTCCAGTTTGATGATTTGCAGTTGTTGCTTGTTAGATTGAATATGTATTTAATGTCTGTTAAAGATCTGGGAATCAGTTTGGAAGTTTCGGGGTATAACATTGTAGAATGGATTACGGATATCAAATGTAAGATTGAGATTTTCGAGTATAAGAAGAAAGAAGCAGAGCTGAAGGCATTAGAAACTAAATTGGACAAGATGTTATCTGATGAAAAGAAGACTGAATTGGAACTGGATGAGATTGCTGCATTATTGAATTAGTCTTGAAATTTTGCTTTCATTGAGTCAGGGGGAAGATGTGGAAGAATTAGAAAAAATATTAAAACAGATGGCGAATCAACCAATACAGGTGCTTAAAGAGCCAGAAATTTATTACATAGTAAGTATCAAGGAAAGATATATTTATGACTTACATTTAACCACAATTACTAAAGAATTTTGTGGACGAATAGAGAATCAAACAAGCACAAGCATTTATTTTAGACTTAATGGAAGTGATGCTTTAGTAATAATTCCTCATAACTGGATTGAGTGGATGGCACCAGCAAAAGAACTATGGCAAGCAATATAAAAATAAATTATAAAGGAGAAAGAAATTTATGAACAAGAAAACAAATTGGAAGTTACCGTTAATCATTGGAGCAGGTATTGTTGCTGTTATTTTACTTTGTGTATTTGGTGTACAGAGTTCCCAGAACAGGGCGTTTGCTTTGGAGGAACAGGTAAACACAGCACAGTCGGATATCAAAGTTCAGGAGAAACGAAGAGTAGATTTAGTGTACAACCTTGCAGATTGTGTAAAGCAGTATGACAAACATGAGTCTGAAACTCTTACAGCCATTGCAGAGGGGCGTGGATCAGCAGGTGATATTGAAAATGTAACGACAGCTATTACAGCGGTTTCAGAAGCATATCCTGAGTTAAAGTCTAATGAAAACTATAAGCAGCTTATGAATGAACTGGCGATGACTGAAAACTTAATTGCAGAATATAGAAGTAATTATAATAAACAGGTCAAGGAATATAACAGATATGTAAAGGCATTTCCTACTAGAGTTTTTCTAAATATTCTCGGATATGAAAAGCAGAATTATACATATTTGGATTATGACGCACCTTCTGACGCACCACAAAATTTGTTTGGAGATTAAATATGAGTAGATACAGTTATAGGAATCGTGGATTTGATTTTGGAGACTTTGAAATCACCAAGAGAGAAATTTTAGCAAGTATTTCTATTATAGCTGTAATGTTGCTTATTGGTGTTCTGATTTCTGGCAAGATTTCAGAACACCAGCTAGATGCAAATGAAGTCTATAACAAGGCAGTGAAAATAGATAATATAGATTTGTTTCAGTATGGCATGGACACAAATGTAGGTAATGCGTTTGTATATGGTGATTTAGTGGCAGTTGACACAGTTACTTATCCTGAAATTGGCGGAGAGTATATGTATATTGAAAAAGTGAAGGAGAAATATACAAGACATACTCGAAGAGTGAAATCAGGGAAAACATATCATACACAAGTTTATTGGACGTGGGATAGAGTAGGTAGCGAAGATAGAAAGTGTCAGGAAATTTCTTTTTGTGGAATTGCTTTTAATAGTAATAAGATTGATTTACCAAGCACAGATTATATAGACACTATCAAAGAATCAAGTCATATCAGATATAAATATTATGGTGTTGGAACAAAATATACAGGAACCATATTTACAGATTTGAGAGATCAGACTATTTCAGATAATACTCAATTTTACAATAACAAAAATATAGAAGAAACAGTTAAGCAGTTAGAATCTGGTGGTGGAGTGATTATATTCTGGATATTTTGGATTCTGTTGACTGGTGGTTGTGTGTTTGGATTTTATTATGCAGAGAATAAGTGGTTAGAGTAAGGACTTAAAACCAGAGTTTCAAGGGAGATGGAGGTGATATAAGTGCTGTTTTGGCTTCAAAAAGAGTTAAATAATAAAATTGATATTGATACTACAATCCTACAGGAAGAACTTGATAAGCAAAAAATTAATCATTTGTATGATATTGGAACCATGAAAGATTATGAGTGTATTTTGAATACAGATATGATTGAGAAAGAAAATTTGGAGAAAGTAATCCCTGTAGGTAGTCTTGATTTTGTACAAATGATTCTTTCTAGGATACATAATGTCAATAATATGAATCCAATAGAAGTTCCAGATGTTCTTAGAGAAGATAGATTCTTGAAACGTAAATATTCCATTGTGCCTAAAAATAAACTTCCAAAGGAAGGATATTATTTCACAAAATATGTTTCAAAACTGAAAGTATTTAGCCATACAGGAATGATAGAGACTCTGCAATATACAGACGATGGTAAGGAACCATTTCTGAAAGAAGGATTATATCAAGTATCAGAAGTGGTGGATATTTTATCTGAATATCGTTGCTTTGTACAGAATGATAAGTTGGTTGCTATAAATTATTATGATGGAGATTGTACTGTATTCCCAGATGTCTCAGATATAAAAACTATGATTGGCAATTATATGAGAGATCAAGATAGACCAAAAGCATATACAATGGATATTGCTGTAATTCGTAATAGTGGTACTGCAATTTTAGAAGTGCATCCGTGGGTAAGCGTTGGATTATATGGGTATATGTTTGGTGGTTCTCTTCCATATTACTACAAAGATGGATTTGAATATTATATCAATTCTAATAAAGAAATAAAAGAATGGAGTAATTTTTAAAGGATAGTAGAGGTGATTTTTATGAGTGAATATGTAGAATTACCAAAAGGTTATAACTTTGATACGGTATTTGATACTTATATTTTGGCGTTTTGTCCAGATACAGATTCATGGTTCGCTACTAATCAAAGGTTTTTCTATTATGAATACCAAAAGGAATTTAAAAGCGAATCTGAAGCAATAGAGTATTTTAAAAATAATCCAAATATATTTTTAGAACAAGAAGAAAGAATGAAAGTATATCGTCCAACCTTTTATGCTGAAGGAGTATATTTGGATAATACAAAAGAACTCATAAAAGTATCAATGAAAGGTTAATTTCATGGAATAAAAATAGAAGAAATATGATGTGATAGTTGCAAATATCACAAATAAAATTAGGAGGAAACGAGATTTGACTGGTCGATAAATGTACATTTGCTCCTAAAAAGTAATTGACAGACAATAAACATACACCAGAAGATTTAAAACGTCTTCAATTATATGATTTGGGTAACAAGATACAAATTTCTATTGCCAGAATCATGGAATGGTATAACAGAAACGATAAAAAATGTTATGTATCGTTTTCAGGTGGAAAAGATAGTACAGTTTTAGCATGGTTAGCAGCACAAGTTTGTAAATTGTTTGATTGTAAATTAATATTATGGTTTTCTGATACTGGTCTTGAATTTCCAGAATTGAGGGAACATGTAAAAACATATTCGGAGTGGTTGAAATTAACCTTTTCGATAGAAGTTGAAACTATAATGGACACTCCCAAAGATAAAAATGGAAAGAGAATAATATTTAAAGATGTGATTTTGAATGAAGGCTATCCAATTCTCAGTAAAAATATTAGCAGACAGATAGGAGATGTTCAAAGACTTGGACAGGATTGTTGGGCTGCAAGATGTTTTGATGGTAGAGAAACTGGAATGTATGATATGAGAAGATGGAAATATGTATTGTCAGCTCCGTATAAAGTATCAAATAAGTGTTGTGAAATAATGAAGAAAAGACCAGCACATAGATTTACAAAATTATCTGGGTTAATGCCAATTATAGGAACAATGGCTTGTGAAAGTCGGCAGAGAAAAACAGAGTGGTTACATAATGGTTGTAATGCTTTTAATAAGAAAAATCCAAGTAGTCAGCCTATGAGTTTCTGGACAGAACAGGACGTACTGGAATGTCTTGTGAAATATGAAATTCCATATTCTTCAGTTTATGGTGAAATTAAGAAAAATGAAAAAGGAGAATGGTACACGACAGGATATAACAGAACGGGTTGTATGTTTTGTGGATACGGTTGTCATTTAGAAAAAGAACCAAATAGATTTCAGATGTTAAAAAATACTCATCCTAAAGTTTGGGATTATTGTATGAAATCAGTTGAAGATGGAGGATTGGGTATGAGAGAAGTTTTAGAGTATATAGGCGTCAAAGTAGAATAAAATGGACTTAAAATCTTGGTTTCAAGTGGTGGGAGGGAAAGAGTATGGTAAAACATTTTTGCGATATGTGTAAAAAAGATTCAAAAACAAGTTTGGTAAATCTTCCTTCATTAGAACAACATGGAACAGATAATGATGGATATCCAGTTTTTAAAAAGATAATAAGAGGTTTTGATATTTGTGATAATTGTTTAAATGAAATGTCAAAGAATTTTTATGAAAAATTGAAATGGTAGAGGAGGTAGGAACATTAAAAAATTAGTAGACCACATAAAAGAATCAGAACATTATATAAAAGAGTTTGCAACATGGGAAGCATCTGAGCAGATTATAGATGATAACAAATCATTTTGGATGTTAAGAAAGCCAGGAAGCCAATATCAGAAAGTTTGTCTTTATCGTGATGGTTGCAATATGTTTGTATATGGAGATTATGGACAATTCACATTCGACAACATGACTTGGACAGGCAGTGTTTATAATCTGGAATATGATAACATCAGATATCAGATGGAGAAGTTAAACCATGAGAGCAAAGAATCTTTAAGAGTTTTTGATGAAGATAAATGCGTAAAGGATATTTATGATTGGTTAAAAGAACATCTTGAAGATTTATATGATGCTGAAGAAGATATTATCAAGAAGATTATCAAATTATTCAAAGAAAGTATATATGTGTATGATTCGAATATAGATGATTTTTGTTATGAAAACAATATGGAAGAATTGAAAGATATACTTTACTTTACAAGAAACGCTTTAGAAAATGCTGATGAATATAATTGGAATGTTTTCTTGAGAAATAGTAATATAGAAGATTTTGATGATCCATGTGAGAGTTACTTATGGAATGCTGGCAAATGTATTCATCAAAGATATTTTATCTGTATGTATGCGTTGCAGGTTTGTGGTGAGAAGCTAAAAGATAGGAGTGATAAGTAATCAGTACAGTTAAGGATTTGTTTTTGGTAATTGAAGAAAAAATAAAAATGGAAGAAAAAATAAAAGAGATTGTAAACAAACTGAAATTACAGGCAAAAAACTTGAAAGTCTCAGATTTAAGTGATTTCAGTTATGAGGAATGTAGAAATTTATATAAGCAGATTCAATATTATATTGATGATGAAAATTTGCGAAATCAACTATCTACAATTGTTGAGAAGAAAAAGATTGAAAAATATCCAGAATTACTGAAACCTACATATTATCCAGAAATTGATTCATTAGAGATTTCCGATTCAGAGAAGATTAGATTAGACAAAGCTGCACGATGGAATGTTAGAAATTATATGAATGAAAATAATATCAAAAAAATGACATATCCACTATCTATTGACGATTTGGAAATGCTAAAAAGTATTGGTATTGTTGAGAAGAAATATAATTTCAGATGCGAAAGCTGTGGAAGTTCATGTGATGTGATTTCAGAAAGTGATTTGGAAAAGTATAAAAGATTTTGGGAACTTTTTGAGCTTGAAAAACAGAAGATAATTACGGATGAGCAATTAGATGAATTAGATCAGTTAGAAAAAGATGGATTTTATGAGATTTACTTATGCTGCTTGGATGAAGACGAGTGTGATGATGCTGAAATAACAAATGAAAAAGAATTATCTGATTACATGAGAAATGTAGAAGTAGTTTATAAGGTGGTAAAGAATCCAGATTTGACTTATGAGAAATTATAGAAAAGGAGAATAAAAAGTATGCCAAACGAATTAAGAGATACAATTGAAATGATGAACAGTGAAAATTATAAGGAGAGATTCAAAGCTGAATATTATCAGGTGGTGATTCGCTATCAGAAATTAAAGTCAATGCTTGATAAGTGGGATAACGATCAGCTTGAATTTACACCTACCTGTCCACGAAGTACATATAATATGCAGATTGTAGCAATGATAGATTATATTGCGGTTCTGGAGGCGAGGGCAGTTATGGAAGGTGTGGAACTATAGAAAGTAAAATAGTTTTGGTTTATGAAGCAGACCTCATAATTAAATGAATGAAATTTAAGGCACAGTGTAGTCAGGTATTCTCCAGGGAGAAGAAATCCACGAGTTCATTCAGCCAAAACTTAATTAAAAAGGAGAACTAATATATATGGCGTTAACAAAGAAACAAGAAAAACAGTTAAATGGTGAAATCAAAAAGACTTTGGATGAAGTTAGATTTCAGGGATTAAAAGCAGGTGCTGCAGGTATTCTTGGAGCAGTTCTGGATATGTGTAACACAGGTAAAACGGTTGATGATATTAAAAATTTCTGTGAGAAGTCTTTGGGTATGGATGGGATGAAATAAATGGAGGTATCTATTGGAGAGATATTTTAAAATTAAATTTTTTGTAGAGTTTGGAGTACCAGTATTTTTATTTGCTTTATGTGTCTTAATAATGTTGATTTGTATAATTGTAGGAATTATAGAATCACATAAAGAGAATAAGATTAAAAGGTATATGTTAGCAAATGGATATGAACATTATCTGAGAGATGTTGCTTCTGTTGGAGGAAAATGCTGGTACGCATTTAGAAAAGATAATATTAGAATTGACGAAGAAAAATTATATAAAATGTCATTTAGGCAGGTAAAGAAAAATTACAAGTGAGGTATATATGAAGGTAAAATTTTTAGATAATGTAGATATCAGTGGCAAAATCAATATTAATAAAGGTGAAACTTTTGAAGCTAGAGAAGATGGAGATTTTATCATGATTCGCATGAAAGATGATAGCACAGTTAAAGCACCGAAATCTGAAATCGAAGGAATTTTGGAAATTGTGGAAGGAGAATAAATAATTGGAGTGGATCAAATGTATTTCTGGTCAAATGCCAGAAGATGATGAAAGATATAAAGGTAAAAAAGTTATTAATGTTATTGCCACCACTAATAAAGGGGTTGTTACGAAGGTACAAAGGATTTTTAATGATTATGCTAACACTTGGTATTGGGGAAGGATATGTGGAGGTATGAGGGCATGGATGCCGTTGCCTGAGCCATACAAAGAGAAGCATTGAAAGCACGATTTCAAGGTTGTTTAAATAGAAACGGAGGTAAGCTTATTTGGCAGTAGAATTAAAGGTAAATGTGATAAATCAGCTTAAATTGCTGCGCCAAAGTACATTTAAGGATATATATTGTTTTCTTGATGAAGATATACAGAATGCCCAGAGAGCAAAAGCGACAGAGGTAAGAGTTACTGTTGATAGATGGGGAGAAGGTACAGTCACTATTGAAAATAATGGCAATATACTTACTAAACCACAGGCACTATTTTCTATTGCCGAAAGTGATTGGGATGAAGAAGTAAGGAATAGTGAAAATCCTTTTGGTATGGGATTCTTCAGTAATATTACTGTCAGTAATCTTATCAATGTTCATTCAGGAAATACATATATTACATTTGATGTAGAAGATATGATTTCTACGAACAATACAGAAATCAAAGTAGAAGAAATAGATGATTATTATGACGGATTTAAATTAATTCTTAGAAATTTTGATTTTGATACAGCGAGTTCATATGATATACAGGAGCGTGTAGAAGTTCTCGGAAAATATATTCATGAGTTAGACATTTATTATAACGGAGAATTAGTTGAAGAAAAAGATCTAACGGAGGGTGATGGTAGCAAGTATCAATTTTCTGTAGATGATGAAAATTGCAAAGGTTGGATTGCATTAGGAAATAATTACTCTTGGGGAAATAATGTCAATGTATTTTACAAAGGAAGGTTGGTTGCTCCGTTAGAAGGATTGCCATACTTAAAAGGTGATTTACATGTAAGCGACAAAACTCTCAATTTAACATCTCCAGATAGAAAAGATATTATCAAAGATGAAAAATTGAATGTATTTAAAAAGGTGATAACAGAACATGTTGAAAAATACTGTACATCTTTATTGGTAAACGGAGAAGAGAATATTAGTGATTATGCTTCTTGCTTTGGTTATTATGTGAATAAAAAGAATGTAAAAAATAGCATCAAATTTATGACATTCAAGAGCAAAAGTGAAGATGACATTAAATATCTAAAAGGAATTGCTATTGCGAGAGGTAAAAACAAAGATATCAAATCATTTACAGGTTATGAAATATATCTGAAAAAAGATGCGGCCAAACAAAATGAGCAAATTGTAAATGAAGTTACTGTAAACCCTGAGTTACAAACAGCCCCAGAGAAAGCTAGTGGACGAGTTTATCATGAAGCATCATATTCTCACAGAGATGGGTATGTAGAAGTACCAGAAATAAAAATAAAAGACTTAATGGAAAAGAGAGGTTCTTTGATTATTGATTCAGTAGAGCCAACATTCTTTATAGGATTTAATGAAGTAGAACAATATGAATACAAGTTGAATGTTGCGAAACATTATGATTTAAAAATTATTGTAAGTCGCAACGAGGTAGAAACTTCTATATTAAAATCTATGAAAGAATCTGATAATGTGTTGCATATTTCTGAACTCAAAGAAGAAATAACAGTTAGAGGATATTTGTCAAATACAGAATTATCTATTAAGGAAAGTAGAGCATTGATGATCTTTGATATGATCAGTAGAATTTTAGGGTTTGATCATAATGTATTTGCTATTGGCAATTTAATGGTGACAAAATCTGTTTCAGTAGAATCAATTGGCGTTGAAGAAGAAATGGTTGAATCAAACATTGTTGTACTGAAGGATGAACTGAATGATAAAGTTTATGTGGATAGAAGCATCATCAATAAGAATAAACTCAGGAATGATACAGATACGAATTTAGATATATTTGATTATCAGTTTATTCTGGCAAATTTTAAGGAAATGATGAAACAGGTTGCATTAGTGGCTGGTATATCGCCAAATGATTGTGAAGTAAAAGTGTTAGATATCTTGGGAAATTGTGCTTGAAAACGCACTTGAAACCCAATTTTAAGATTTAAATGAGGTGATTTTGATTGTTAATACCTGCAATTTTAAAGAAGAATGAAATACAGGAAGCATTTAAGAGATATTACTATTCAGATGATATGATGTACGAAACTGGTGGTTTAAATAATTGGCTGCCAAATATCCAAGAAGAGACTGAAATAGGAAGGTTTCAATTTGCTATTGTAAATTCAGAAGAAAAATTAGTTGGATATTTTGATTATCATATTGATTGGTATAATTCTTGTGCTTCCAGATTTGGATTGATTTCTTTTGATAGAGGCAACCCAATTGTAGGGATGGATTTATATAGTGAATTGAAGAAACTTATTTATGAGTACAATCTACATAGAATTGAATGGCGAATGATAGGTGGCAATCCAATAGAGAAAAATTATGATAAATTTTGTGATAAGTTTGGTGGTACCAAGCACATTTTGAGAGATGCTGTTAAAGATAAATACGGCAAATATCATAATGATATTATTTATGAGATTATCAATGATTAAGAAGGAGAATTTGTAAATGGATTGTAAATATCCGATTGAAAGTAGAAGTTATAAAGTATGTATATTGTGTTCTGAGAAAAATATCTGCGAAAATTCAACTATCGTAAATGATACAGCAACATTATTATCTGCAAGTGAATCACATAAAAAGACAGTAGATAATATTAAAAATTGTTCAACAAAAGAATTAGCAGAAATCAGTAAAAGAATTAGTGACGCTATTGCAAATGGAAAGTTTTCTATTAGTGATGATGGTTGTTTACAATATGAAACAACTCAAAGATTAGAAGAACTTGGTTATAAAGTTCAAACTGGAAGCCAATACAATGAGCAGTATTGGAGTATTAGCTGGAAATAACAGTTGAAACCGAAATTTCATTTGAAAAATAAAGGAGTGAGATGTATAGAAAAAAGGATTTTAGATGTATGCTGCGGATCAAGAATGTTTTGGTTTGATAAGCATAATGAAGATACAGTATTTATGGATAACAGAATACTACATGATACATTGTGTGATGGTAGAAAATTAAATGTTGAACCAGATGTCATAGGAGATTTTAGAAATATACCTTTTAATGATGATACTTTCAATATGGTCGTATTTGATCCTCCTCATCTTTTGAAAGTTGGAGAAAGTTCATGGTTGGCCAAGAAGTATGGAAAACTAACTGAGAACTGGAAAGAAGATTTGAAGTTGGGATTCAAGGAATGTATCAGGGTACTAAAGCCAGGAGGAAGTTTGATTTTTAAGTGGAATGAACAACAAATAAAATTGAAGGAAATATTGAAGTTGGTTGATATTGAACCTCTTTTTGGTAATAAAAGAGCAGATACACATTGGGTTGTGTTTATGAAATAGGACTTGAAAGCGTTCTTTCATTTGGTAAATAGAGAAAAGGGAGGTACATATTAAAAAGATTTTTACTATGGATTTTAGTCATTATTCTTGGTGTTATAGTATTGTCACTACTCTATGCTTTGGGATATATGTCAGCAACAAGTAATGTAAGTTCATTTGTACGAATAGTTATTGGAACTATAGCATTATGTATTGCAGATATAAAAAGTTATTTGCAATGGAAAGTTATTAATTGGAACAAATAAGGATTTGGAAAGGAGAATGAGATATTGAAAGAAGTAATTTTGATTTTATGTATGCTATTTTGTCACATTGTAGATGACTATTACCTACAAGGATGGCTTGCATCAGCAAAACAGAAAAAGTGGTGGAAACAAAACGCCAATAATCCATTATACAAAAATGATTATATTATGGCGTTGGTGGAACACGCATTTAGTTGGAGTTTTATGATCCATATTCCAATTATTGTTTATTCTTTAATTTGCGGATTGCAACTAAACATCTTGTTATTCATTGCAATATTTACAATGAATTGGTTGATACACACAATTACGGATAATGCAAAAGCAAATTTGATGAAAATTAACCTAATTCAAGATCAGTGGATACATATAGCACAGATTTTTGTTACATGGACAATATATGTGGTGATGAGTAGATAAAATATACAATATACAGTATTTGTATAGAAATCAAAACACAATATATTGATGTAAAAAGCGGTTGAAATTCTTATTTCATTGGGTGAGTTTGGAGGTGATTTGATTATGAGTGATATGTTTACAGATGCAAGTCCATTAAGTTGTAGTTTAGAAAAACTCAATGATTTTTATTTTAAAAATGGCGAAAGAGAAATTGTTACACAAACAAGTAATGGTAGAAATTGTAGAACTTGTTGTAAAGTAACTGTTTGTAAATATTCAGAAGAAGTGGTTGAAAAAGTAGAAAATCTAATTGGCGAAATCTCTAAAATGAATTTACCATTATCTGTTAATATTAATTGCCAAGAATGGGCAGATAGAAAAACAAGTACATTGAGATAAAAATGGAATGTGAGGTGATAATACATAAAATTTGAAACAAGCAAAAGAATAGATAAATGGGTAGAGAAGCATAGAAAGCAAGGTTGTGTATCTCATGCAACAGCAGGTGAACAGTTTGTATATGAATTTTTACCAAGTGGCATTGTAGAGTGTCAAACAGTCAAATGTATGTGTTGCAATGAAGAATTTACTGATTATGTAGATTGATGAAAAGGAGAATGATTAAATGAACGAAAAGAATGGAATTTCAGAAGGAGTAAAAGAAATAAATCCAATTGATGAATATTTGGAGAGATATAAGGAACAAAGACTTGCAGAATTTTGTGTCCAAAAAGATAAAGAAATTCAGGAATATAAGGAAGAAAGACTGAAACTTATTGAACAGATTGCAGTTATGAGGCATAAGGTTGAAGAATATGATGATACTTGGAATAATGTAAAGAAACTATATGAACATATCAAAAGTCTTTCTGTAGATGATTATTTAAAAATATATCATATGATTTCAGAAGATGTATCTGGGAATCATAATTATGTATCAACAATTACACTTAATAGATAGGAGAAAATATACATATGGGACTTACATGTAAACCATTAGGCAAAATGAGAAGTGTCACAAGAAAGTTAGAGAATCATTTAGCTGAAGAAGCGAAGTTACAGAAAGAGAAAAAGGAAAGTAAGAAAGATAAGACAAGCAGATAGATTAGATACATTTTATGATGAATTAAAGAGAATACACAAACAATATTTTTGTGATTGGCGTTTTGGTCAGCTTTGTAGTAATTTTTTCGGTTGGCTCATGTCAGAGAAGAAAGTGGATTTATTCTTTCCAGAAGAAGATAAGATGATAGAGTATATCCGAGAATATGCCGAGAGTTCTGGTAGCAACAAGTAAACTTTCGCACGGTTATCCGTAGAAAATTCCAATATTAACAACTGAACAGTTATATTCGTTTTTGGTGGTGAACAGCATACCATTGGCTTAAATTACGCAAAAATAGCCATAAATCACTGATTAGCATAGATTTTATATAGATTTAATTTCTATGTTCCAGTCTGAAAAGGCTGTTGAAGTTATATATATGATGTGAAAATATTTTAATAATTTTATTTTACAGGAGGACATTTATTTAATGACAGAAACAAAGAAAAAGGGAAGACTATTTGATTTACCTGAGACAAAAGGATCATTCCAGTTGAAGGGCGTTGTTAGTGGCGTAGAGAAGGAAAACTTCTATAAGGAAATTAAGACCAAGAGCAACAAGGATATGAGAATGATTAACTTTGGAGTTGGATACGCTGAAGGCAGCACACTCTACGTTAATTTACAGGGTATGGAGCAGGAAAATGTGTATTTCTCAAAGAAGGCTGAAAGGAAGGGCGATAAGCCTGAAACTGCAAAGGTTCATTGGGCAGATAGGTTTTCTTATAACCGTGAAGGATTCCGTCTTATTGGTAAGAACATTGGAGTAAAGAAGAAGGTAGATGAGAATGGTAAGACCGTTAATGATAAAAAGGTCATGACAGACTTTGATGCTTGCAAGGAAGTAAATGACAATCTGAAAGATGGAGCAAGTGTATTTATCAGAGGTAGTCTTGATTATAGTAGCTTCTTGGATAACAACGGTAATAAGAAGACATCTACCAAGTTGGTTCCTAATCAGATTTCACTTTGTTCAGAAATTGATTTTAATGATGAGAACTTCACTCAGCAGAATGACTTTATCCAGGTAATTGTATTTATGGGTATTGATCAGGAAAAGGAAAATAATAAGCCGACTGGAAGATTTGTTGTATCTGCAAAGGTTATTACATACAGCAACATTGAAGATGTTGAGTTCATTATCGAGAATAAGGATTTGGCAAATAAGTTCAAGAAATCCTTAAAGCCATATAATGCGATTCAGGTCAGCGGTCATATGGTAGCGTCTACACAGACAGAAACAGTTGAAGATGATGATGCCAACTGGGGTGAAGAAGTTTCTATGGAGAAGGTTCTTGCGCCTACCAAGAGAGAATTTATCATTACCAACGCAAAAGGTTCTACTGTTGATAAAGAACTTTACACAGAAACGAATGTTACAGAAGCTATGTCGAAGATTACACAGGCAAACAAAGCTGAAAATGATTTTGGTGGAGATGCTGACAATGATGATTGGGGAGAAGCCAATCTTGATACAGACGATGATGCAGCTTGGGAGTAATTCTTGGACTAAGGAACGTCAGAGATGGCGTTCCACAACTCTTAAAAATAATACTATTTCGGAGGTAATTTAATGGCAAAGGCTAGAAAAGCGTCAGTAACACAGAGTAAGTTAGGAATGATTTTATATGGAGAACAGTTTACAGGTAAATCTACTATGGCTATGCAGTTAGCATATTTCAAGCGTCCAGACGGAAAGCCGTTTATGGTACTGTATCTTGATCCTGAGACTGGTTCTATTGATGATTATTTGGGTGAATTAGAAGCAAACGGTGTAGACCTTGAAAATATTTATATCGTATATACACAGTCTCTTGGAGAAGTAAGGGAGTACATTGCAAAGGTAAAAAATGGTGAGGATTTGTATGTTCTTGATGAAGAGACTGGCGATGAAACAGATGAAGTTCTTCTTGATGCAGACGGTGAACCTTTTAGGGCAGATGCGATTGTTGTTGATGGTACAAGCATTTTAAATTTGACAACCAAACAGGGATTGATTGAGTTTTCCAAGAAGAGAAATAAGGTAAAGGCTGATAAGGACGGTCTTGTAGGTGATGCTCGGCTTGTAAAGATTGAGGGAGCAGGTATGGAACTGAAGGATTATCAGACTATCAACTTTAAGGGACAGGACTTGATTCTTGATTTGATGGCATCTGGTGTTCACTATATTGTGACAGCAAGAGAGACAGATGAGAAAGAGACAATTAAACAGGAAGATGGTTCTACTATGAGTGTTACAACTGGCAGAAAGATTCCTGATGGTTTTAAGGGAATGACATACAATGTCAAAACAGAGGTTCGTATGTTTAGAAACGAAGATGGTGTTGTATGCGCTCATGTTAAGAAGGACAGAACACATACCCATGAAGATAATATTATCATTGAAGATCCTACTCTGGTCGATTGGCAAGCGGTTATTGATAAGACAGCAGATAAAAAGGCATTTGTTGTTAAGAATGACTTGACTAAGGCTGTTGATGTTGAGCAGAACATTTATAGTAAGGAGATTCTTGGTAAGGTTGGAGAACCTGTAAATGAAGAGTCTGCTGAAGAAAATAGTTCTGGTGTAGATATTGAGACAATGAAGAAAGAAATTATTGCTAAACGAAATGCACTACCACCTATGGAAAAGAAAGCAATGAAAGAAAAGTTGGAAGCAGAAGGACTACCTACAGCATACAAGAATGTAACAGATGCGGCTGTTTTACAGAAGGTGCTTGGTATGTTCAAATAATAAAAACTCTAGTATAGAAGGATAAAATATGAGGGCGACAAGAAAAGAAGGATGTATAAGTCGAGTATGTGCTTGCTGCAATCAATCCTTTTACATAGGTAAAGATAATATCAGTGATGCAATTTACTATGATAAAAAAACTTATCATAGTAATTGCTTTATTGATAAGCAAGTTAAATCTTTTGCACCAAAAGAAGTTAAAAACTTAAAAACAATGCCTAAAAACGATCAATTATTAAAATATGGTATAGATATTCAAAAATATAAAAATGGTCGAAGGTATATTCCGAATGGAAAAGATAAAATATTACACGATTTTAATGAAGTAAAAAAGAAACAATATGAAGATCAACTAATTGATTTTCACAATCGAGTAAATGATATAACTAACAATATATTAAACAGTGGGGAATTTATTCAATTAAAGAAAAACTCATATAATCATTTTTTACGTTCAATAGAAAAGCAATGTGTGTATGACTTCATTTTAGAAGTTTATGATTTGAATATTATTCCTACTAATATTTGGGAAAAAATTACTGAGATTTATAGCGGTACATATAAGGGTATGTCTATTGGGATACCTCCAGAACATTTACTTGATATGTGGAAAAGAAAAATTGATATGTTAAATGGTGTTGCAGAGAGAAATGAGATTAAGGGAATTAAAATGTCAGCAGACCAAAGATTAAATTATGACTTATCAATTTTAGTTAATAAGTATGACAGCTATCTGAAGTGGCTTGAAAAACAGAAGATTATAGCATCGGAAAAAGAAATAGAAAAAAACGATAATATTGTTGGTAAAAGTATTGGATATACCGCTTCAAATAAATCTGAAAAAAATGATTCAGACGATATATCCGCTTTGGTTGATGATATTTTCGGATGATTGGTGGTGATAATTGATTGACAGAGGAACATAGTGCTTCAAACATTCAAGCGGAGATATGCTTCGTAGGCGCACTACTCAAAGCTCCTGATTCATTTGTTAATTACGGTAATTTTATGAGAAGTAAATACGACTTCTCAGATCCGGCAGTAAAGTTCTTTTATGACAGTTTTGAAACTTACTATTTAACTTTCTCACAGACAGTAGATGAGACAAAGATGAATGTGTTTATGAGTCAAAATCCAGAAAGATTAAGCACATATAAGCAATATAAAGGCTGGAAAACCATACAGCAATATATGAATCTTGCAGATGAAAACGACTGTAAAAATTATTTTGATACAATCAAAAAGTATTCTCTTGTAAGAGAATATGGAAGAAATGGATTTCCGGTTGAAAAGATTTTGTCTCATAAGAACTTCGATAAGATGTCTCCCAATGATATATATAGGATTATTCGCACAAAGGCAGATAAAATACACACAGTCATCAATGCAGGTGAGGAGGCAGTAGAACTTACAGACAATAATACAGTACAAATTGACAAGTATCTTGAAAAGCCTAATTTCGGTTTACCGTTCCCTTGGTATATGTATAATGAATATTTCCTTGGTATGAGAGATACAAAACTACTATTTGAGGGGTTCTTGTCTAATGAAGGTAAAACAAGAAAACTGGTATTATTGGCAGCTTATGTAGCACTTGTACAAAATGAAAACTTTTTTCTTATGAGTAATGAAATGGATGAAGAAGATTTGAGAAGCTGTTTAATAACAACGGTTATCAACAATAAAGAATTTCAGGATTTACATGGTGTTGTACTTGAAAAGCCAGAGAAAGAAATTGTTCTTGGTGTGTACCATGATAAAAGAGGAGAAATCATCAGAAGAAAAATAGATGATTTTGGTATCTATATAGAATCAAATGAAGAATACATAAAAAGAGTACAGAAAGAATCAGAAGAATATTGGCAAGTAAAAACTGTAACAGAATGGATCGACAGTTCTGACCGTAAGGGTAAAGTTCTATTTAAAGATGTTGGTAATGATTATAGCCCAGAGCAGATTGAGTTTGAATTGCGTAAAGCAAAAATGGTTCAAAACATCAAATATTATGGATATGACACATTAAAAGGATATAACACAGATGATTGGTCACAAATAAAACAGTTTGCTACCAAGCTGAAAGAATTGACAAAAGAATTAAGAATGAGTGGTTATGCAGTCTTTCAGTTGAGTGATGATACTGTGTTTACAGATATTTTTAGTCTAAGCAGTAACAATATTGCAAATGCAAAACAGATAAAACACGTTGCTGACATCTTGAATATTGGTAAGAAACTAAATAAGGATGAATATCACAAATATCAAATGGTGGCAGAAAATGATAGTTGGGGTGAGCCTGTTACAGAAGATTTAGACTTAAAAAAGCAATACTTTTGCATTAAACCTGATAAAAACAGGGCTGGCAGCAAAGATAAAGTCATGTTATTTGAAATAGATCTCAATTTTAATATTTGGAGAAATATAGGTTATATCATTAAAAAACCGAAAAGTACAGAATAATTTGGAGGGTGGCACTTGGATGTAAAAGAATTAAAGAATTACATATATGAAAACAGATATGTTGAGCAAATCCTAGAATCCATTGGTTGCCACCATATCAAATACCATGCTTCAAATAGTTATTGGACTTGTGCAAACGCAACAGGAGATAACAATGGAGCAATTGTTTTATATAACAGCGAGTATTTAATGTGTCAGAACTATACAAGACAGATGATTAGAACTAATCGAAAAACAGATATTATTGATTTGGTGTGTTATACAAAGGATTTAACTTTCCCTAAAGGTTTGCAGTTTATATGTGATGAAATTGGAATGTCTTATTACCACGACTTTGAAGAAGACATTCCAGAAAGTTTTAAGATTCTGAAAATGATAGATGACATGAGTTCTAATACAAATATAGAAAAAGAGAAACCATTAAAACCAATCAGTGAAAGTGTGCTTTCCTATTATAAAAGATATGGAAACGATTTGTTTTATGAAGATAACATAGATTATTCCACGCAAAAAGAATTTGAGATTGGCTTTGATGAAGAAAGTAACAGATACACAATTCCTATTCGCTCAGAGCTTGGTGATTTGGTAGGAATTAAAGGAAGATATTTTTATAGAGAAGTTCCTGAAGGAGAAAACAAATATATTTATTTAGAACCATGTGCAAGATCGAAAATTATTTATGGATTATATAAGACTATTGATTATATAAAATCATCTGGAAAGATATTTGTAGGAGAAAGTGAGAAATTTTCACAACAGCTATGGAGTTATGGATATAGAAATAGTGGAGGAACTGGAGGCAAGGAATTATCACAACATCAGATAGATATGCTTGTTAGGCTTGGAGTAATGATTATTTTCTGTTTTGATAAGGATGTTACAAAAGATGGATTGGAAAAGTTAGCTGATAGATTTCCTGATGGGGTTCCTCTGTTCTATATATATGATGAAGACAATGTTTTGAACGAACATGAATCACCTTCGGATAACCCTACAAAGTGGCAGTATATGGTAGAACATAATGTTTACAAATTGAGATAGAGAGGTGTGAATTTGCAATATAAATTATATGAAAACGGAAATAATGATACTTCTAATGTGTTAGCAGAAGTTCTTAAAAATAGAGGAATAGATGATTATAACAGATATTTAAACTTAAATGAGAGTGTCGTTGAACCATATCAGAATTTAGACCATATTGAAGAAGCAGTAAATCTATTCATGAAGCATTTTAATCAAAAAAGTAAGATTGGAATATTGGTGGATGAAGATCCAGACGGATTTTGTTCTGCAGCAATGATGTATTTATACATCAAACAAATGGATAGTAAATATCCTGTTGGTTATATATTGCATGGAAGAGCAAAGGCACATGGGTTATCAGACGATGTAGTTATTCCTAAAGATATACAGTTATTGATTATTCCAGATGCCGGAACAAATGATAATGAGCGGTGTAAAGAATTATCTGGGAGTGGTATTGATATTTTGATTTTAGATCATCATGAAAAGGAAGAAAATAATCCATATGCACTGATTGTCAATAATCAAATGAGTAATGATTATTCCAATAAAAATTTGTGCGGAGCTGGAGTTGTATATCGTTTCCTTCAAGCATTGGATGAAGAAAATTGGAATGAATTTGCAGATGATTATTTAGATTTGTGCGCATTGGCGAATATCAGTGATGTAATGGATATGCGTTCTTTTGAAACACGCTATTTAACAGACATGGGGTTATTAAATATTCAAAATAAGTGTTTTAAAGCTCTTATAGATGCACAGGATTATAGTATGAGTGGCAAAATCAATGTGCATAACGTACAGTGGTATATTACACCTATCTTAAATGGGATGATTAGAATCGGTTCCCCAGAGGAAAAAGAATTACTATTTAGAGCATTTATTGAACAGGATGAGTTTTTTGAATATAAGAAACGTGCCACTAAAGATAAACCTGCTGAAACAATACAGGAAAGTATATATGATAGAGCAGCCAGACTTTGCAAGAATGCAAAAAGTAGACAAGATAAGCAAAAAGAAAAATGTGTATCACAAATTGCAGAGATTGCACGACATATTCCACAAGAAGATAAAGTTGTTATGATTGATACCTCTGATATTCTTGATAATGGCTTAACTGGCGTTGTTGCTATTAAAATTGCTGAAATGTTTAATAAACCATGTATCTTACTAAACAAATTTTTAGATAAGAAAACAGGGAAGATTACATATGGCGGTAGTGCGAGAAATATTGATAACAGTCCTATTGATAGTTTCAAGGATATAGTCAACAGTACAAATATATTGGATGGTAGAGGTCATGCCAATGCTTTCGGTGTTGTCGGTTTAGAGATAGATAAAAAAGATGACGCATTAAATAGACTCAATGATATTTTGCGAGATGTCGAGTATGATTCTACATACCGAGTTGATTTCATTATGGACATTGATGATGTGAATATAAAAATTGTTACTGAATTAGCAAGGCTTGAGGATATTATTGGACAAGGTATTGAGGAACCAATGCTTGCTGTTGAAAATATCAGCCTTGCAAAAGAACAGTTTGAGATATTTGGTAAAAATGAAGATACCATCAGTTTTATGATTGATGATATTAAATATATCCAATTCAAATGTAAAGAAGGTAATCAACTGTATGACTGGCTTCAAAATGCCTGGGATGAAAATGATAGTGTTGTCTTTAATATTGTGGGGAAACCATCAATTAACGAATATAACGGTGTCATAACACCGCAAATAATTATAGAAGATGTTGTGGTGGTAAGTACGAATAATTCAGATGACGAGGAAGAATGGTAGGTGATTGATTGTTTACACTTTTACATATACATACAACTAAAGGTTCTCTGTTAGATTCCATATTGACTGTTGAAGAGGCTGTTAAATTTGCAAGTGAAAACGGTATGAAAGCTATGGCTATAACGGATCATGGGAGTATGGCTTCATTTGTAGATTTTGTTAAAGAGTGCAATAAATATAATATCAAACCCATAATCGGAAATGAGATTTATGAAGTAGATGATATGTGGAAAAAGGCAGATACAAAAGAGTACACTCAGCCACGCTATCATTTAATTTTACTTGCAAGGACTCAGGAAGGATATAAAAACCTTATCAAAATCACATCTGTATCAAGAACAGAGGGTCTTTATAAGAAACCAAGAATTGATATTAAGTATATACAAGAAAATGGTCTTGGGAAAGGTATTATCTGCTTAACAGCTTGTCAAGCTGGGCGGTTGAGTAGATACCTTGTAAATGACAAATATGAAGAAGCAGAACAATATATTAATAAACTGAAAAATACATTTGATTATGTCGTTTGCGAACTTCAATCACATAATACAGAAGATCAGGCAAATGCAAATCAACTGATTTATGATTTCTCACAGAAACACAATCTGCCATATACGATTACGACAGACGCACATATGTTAAGTGATTCCTTCAAAGAATCACACGCAATGTTTGTTGAAATAGGGGAAGGGAGAGAAGTAGGAGAAAGTTATACAGACTGCTATTTACAGACTGAGAATGAGATATACGAAAAGTTATCTGACCAATTTTCAGAAGACATTATAAGAAAAGGCATTGAAGAGTCTGTAAATATAACAGACATTATTGAAAACATTGATATTGGTCTGAATAAAGGTAACATCATGCCAAAAATAAATATTGAAAATGGCTATGATAATCACGAAGAATATTTGAGATATTTGGTATTCAAAACCTTTGATGAAAAATTTGGTCATATGTCTAAGGAAGATCAGGAGATAAGAAGACAAAGGCTTGAAACAGAACTGCCAGTATTATATGCAGTTGACTATACGGATTATTTCATTATGCTGTATATGCTTGCAAAAGAGGCAAGAAAAAGAAAAATACCATTGGGGTATTCCAGAGGTTCAGGAGCAAACTGTTTATGCCTATTTATGTTGAATGTGACACAGATAGACAGTGTTAGATGGGATTTAGACTTTTCACGTTTCGCAAATCTTGGCAGAAAATCTATGGCAGATTTCGACTGGGACATATCAAAGCGAAGAAGAAAAGAAATGGTTGAAATATCTGAGGAGTTATTTGGGAAAGAAAACGTGGCTCCTATTGCTACATTCAATACACTAAGTACAAAAGTTGCAATTCGTGATATTGGAAAGGTATTGGATGAGAAAGACTATTCCCCATACTACAAACAGATTCCGTATAAATTGCGTGACGAAGTTGCAAAGATGATCCCTACAATCAAGACGCTAAATGATTTAGGAGAAGAGGAAGAGAAAGACGTTCTGCTCAAAGATATTCTCAATAAGAATGAAAAGTTGAAAGAAGTATATGAAAAGTTCCCACTTTGGTTCAAGTATGTCATGGATGTTGAGGGTTTACCTAAGTCAATGGGAAGACACGCAGCAGGAACACTTATAACACCTACTCCAGTTACAGATTATTGTCCATTATGTTATGATTCTGAAAAAAATATTATGATCGAGTTAGAGATGCATAATGCTATGGATGATTTGGGGCTTGTCAAGATGGACTATCTTGGTCTGGAGACTCTTGATATTGTTGATGACACGCTAAAAATGGCTGGTATTACATGGGATGATGTTGATATTAACCATTTGAATTTAGAAGATAAAGAAGTTTTTGAAAAAGTATATAAGAATGGCAATACAGTTGGTATCTTTCAGATGGAATCGGCAGAAGGAAGACGAATGTGTATTGAAGCAAAAGCGGATAACGTAGAGGATGTTATTGTTGTCAATGCAGCCAATCGTCCAGGAACAAAAGAGAGTTTTCCAACATATTGTCAAAATAAACTAAATCCAGAAAATGTAAGCATTTTGCATGAAGATTTAAGAGAGTTGTTTGGAAAAACACATTATATATTGCTGTATCAGGAACAGGCATTGCAATTATTCAGACACGCAGGGTTCCCAGAAGAACAGGTTGATAATGCAAGAAGAGCTATCGGTAAGAAAAAGAAAGAAGTAATGGAACAGCTTGAAGTAGATTTCAGAGCTGGTCTTACTCAAAAAGGATGGAACAATGAACAGTTGATTGAGATTTGGCAGTTAATGCTAAAACAGGCAGAATATTGTTTTAATCGTGGTCACGCTGTTGCATATGGTCTATTATCTTATCTTACTGCATATTTGAAAACTCACTACACAATTTATTTTATGGCAGCACTACTTACATCTAAAAGCGACAAGGTACAGAAAATTAGTATCGTAATCAACGACTGCAAGAGATTGGGTATCAAAGTGTCTCCACCAAATGTTAATAAATCAGATATTGAGTTTACTGCCCTACCAGAAAATAATGAGATTTTGTTTGGATTATTGGCTGTAAAAGGTCTTGGCGAGTCTATTGTTGATAAGATTATTGAAAATAGACCATATCAGAGTATGAATGATTTTATTGAGAAAGTTGCTGATAAGACAGCAATCATTACACTAATTAAAGCTGGTGCTATTCCAACAAAAGATAAAATGCTTTCTTTGAAGAAATATGCAAATAGACTTTTTGAAAGAAAAGAATATAAGCCAGTAACTACATTGCCATCTCCATATTCAAAACTTATACCTTTTGGATTGAATGTTGATGATTACAGGGACGGTAAAAAAGTAAATAAGGAAGCATTACTGATAGATTATAACAAAGCAAAAGAGAAATTATTTATAGAAGAACAGAATCAAAAATATAAGAATCACATGATAGAGTTTCAAGAAAAATATGCAAAAGATGAATATATGTGGGAATTTGATACATTGTCTATGTTCCTGACGAATGACCCGTTAAAAGATGCCTACAAATATACAAAGACAGATTGGGATATGGTAGAGAACGGAGATAAGACTACATTATTCTGTGTCATTGTTGATATTAAAAGAAAGAAAGATAAAAATGGAAATCAATTTGCATATTTAGACCTGTATACACCATTTGGTATTGTTGAAGCAACTATATGGTCAAGCCAGTTAAAACAATATAGCGATGACATTAAGAAAGGAAATTGTCTTGCAATACTCGGAAGAAAGAGAGAAGAACATTTCTTTGTAGAGAAAGTAAAACCATATAATACTTGGTTGGATCAGATGAGGAAGAAAGGAGTGGCAGTATAAATTTGTTTGAGAACGATGAAGATATTTTGAAATTTAAAGCAGTCATAACTTATGAACGCTACTATAACTCAGATACCACTTGGGGCGTATATGGTTTTTACACAAACGATGATATACCTCAATATACAAAAGAAACAAAAATGGATTTACCATTTGAAGATAGGAAAGAAGTCGATCCAGATAAAAAGTTTAGTTCTTTGGCTGGCAAAATGCAGGAATTGGTTGTCGGTGGAGAATATATGGTAAAGGCGAGGTATAAGTATGACAAAACATATGGTCATCAGTATACACCAATAGCCATATATGCTCTTATACCACAAACAAAAGAGTCACAGTTAATGTTTCTGCAATCCATTATTTCACCTTGGATTGCGGAGAATTTAATAAGTGTGTACCCGAATGTAGTAAATGATGTGGCAAATGGCACGTTAAAAGAAATTGATTATGATTTAGTAAAGGGAGTTAGAGAACTTACTTGGAACAGGATTAAGGACAAGATCATCAATAATTATCTGATTTCAGACATTATCACAATGTTAAAGCCATTAGGAGTTACATATACGATGATTAAAAAACTTCTAACAGATGAACCTAATCCGGCATTATTAAAACAGCAATTAGAAGAAAATCCTTATATACTTACAAAAATTAATGGGCTTGGGTTTAAGAAAGTCGATGACTTGGCATTAAAATTGAAGCCAGAACTCATAAATACAACTGAAAGATTGGTTGCGTTTATAAAATACTATTTCACAGATTTGGGAGAAAGTAGTGGTCATACTTGGTGTTCAGTTAAAATTCTAAAGTCGGCAATAAGTAATAGTGTTCCTGAGTGTGCCGATAAAACGGATTGGTTATTGGAAAACAATGAGTTTTTACACATATCAGAAGATAGAGTAGGGCTGAAATATTATCACGATATCGAAATGCAGATTTATAATATACTGCTTGAAAAGTCTAAGAAACAGACGGACATTAATATCTCTGATGAAAAAATAGAACAGGCGATCAGAAATGCAGAAGAAGAACAAGGATTTCAATATGTAGTAGAACAGCTTGGCACAATCAATAAAAGTTTACATAGAACAATCAGCCTAATAACTGGAAAAGCTGGCACTGGTAAGACTTCCATTATGAGAGCGATTGTAAAAGCATATACAGAGAACCAATTTACATTAACGGCATCTGCTTTATCAGCTATGGCAGCACAGAGAATAACTGAAGCAACATCATTTCCTGCTATGACGATTCATAGGACATTAGGATGTAAAGGTTTGAATAAGTTTGATTTTAATAAGGATAATCACTTGATTACAAGCGTTGCATTTCTTGATGAGGGAAGTATGGTAAATGCCAGTTTATTTCTCCATTGGTTAGAAGCTATTGATGATAACACAAGAATTATTATTTCTGGTGATCACAAGCAGTTACCGCCAATAGGATTTGGTAATGTATTTTCAGATTTGATAGAAATGTTTGATGATACAGTGGTAAGCAAATTAGTGAAACCGATGAGACAAGCTGAGAAATCTGGTATTTTAGTAGACGCAAATCTAATCCGTGAAAATATCAACCCTATAACTGAAAAGTTACAACCGAGAATTATTCATGGTGAGTTACAAGATATGTATTATATGTTCCGTACAAATAGGCAGTCATTGTTTGATATTGCAGTTAAGACATTCCTAAAATCGGTAGAATCTGATGGAATTGATAATGTTGTTATTGCAGTTCCACGAAGAAAAGATTGCTTGAATAGTACAAATGAGTTAAATAAAACGATTCAGGAAAAGTTGTTAGGAGATGTATTGCAAAGTATATCTGGTTTTGAGATGACATTTAAATTGGGTGCTAAAGTAATGCAGACAGTAAATGATTACGATAAGAATGTGTTTAATGGAGAAATAGGATATATAACAGAAATCAGTGAGAGACAAAATGGTAAAAAGAAAGAAGAGTATTGCGTAGTAACATATACTGATATTTTTGGTAAGGATAAATTGATTGAGTACACAAAGAAAGAACTGGCAGCTTTGGATCTTGCTTATGCGATGACGGTACATAAGTTACAGGGAGCCGGTAGAAAGATTGTGATTGGTATTATTGATAATACGCACCATCAGCTTTTAGACAACTGTATGTTATATACACTACTGACAAGAGCAAAGAAGAGATGCTTATTATTGGCAGAGCCACAAGCATTTTTACAGTGTATTCGCACAAGTCATAATAAACGGAACACATGGATGATGTTAGAAGAAAAAGTAGCATAAAAATTGTCTATATATAGCGGTTTGCAAAACTCAAAACCACTATATATAGACTAAGTATGCCGATGAAATAGGACTTTCAAGTGTGTGTGCAAAGTATCATTGTAAGGTATCGTGGATACATATCTTACAAAAAAGTCTTCCTAATTCTGTTAATTCGATTTTAGTTGAATAACCTTCACTAGACTTTATAAATGAAGTTAATGCTTCATGGTTGCCCCAAGATGCTGTCATTATTTTTTCATGAATATCGGACTTAATTAATCCATTATGTTCTAAAACTGATAATGAAATTAAGAATTTGTATTCATTTTCTATATCTAATTTTATAGAACTGCCCTCATCAATTTTATATATTTTTTCCATTAATTCTGCATCTGAAGAATTTAGTTGAGAAATTATATTTATAAAAATAGGATGAACATTTTGTTCTGTTGTTCTATCTAAAGATTTAGAAATTAAATTGCTAAACATTTTTCTGAGTTCCTCTTTTTCAACACAGTATTTAGCTTCTTCTAATGCTTTAGCAATAATTTGAATGTCTGGCTCTACCTTTATATCTTCTGGAATTTTAGATATTTTTTCTTTTAGCTCCTTTTCAAATTCCTGAAGAGCGTAAGCGTATTTCAATTTACGTTTCTCAGCAGATTGGGAAATACCTCCAAAAACAAGATACCAAATATCAGCAAGCGTGGTTCCCATGTTTTGCGTTGGTTTATCGGTAATGTTTTTAACAGCATTATCAACAGAATCAGGAACTAAGTCGATTAATGATTTTTTATCTTCTGACATATATGTAACCTCCAAATAGTTTTATAGAAGTATTATATAACAATTTACAAATCAAATAAAGTAGAAAGGAACAAATTTAGAAGAGTAGAAAACATAGAAGTAACATTCGATATTCCAGTACATTTTGGACAGCCAGATAAAAATGGATATGTTTATACAAAAGAATCTTGGGAAGAAGCTGTGAAAAAAGCGGCTGATATACCTACACCAATTGAAATCATTAATGATGATGGTACACGGACAGCATTAGGTGTAACTCAAGATATAAAACTTGTAAAAGATGGAGATGAAGATATCATCAAAATTTCTGGAATATTATTTTATGGTGGAACTTCTGAAAATGTTGAATTCACTAAAGATGTCATTACTAATGTGACTTTAAATGGCATCGGAATTACGAAGTAGGTGTGAAATGTAAGAAATAATACTAGACACAAATTAATGGTGTGAGGTGGTTATAGAACGAAAGTACAAAGGTCAGAACAAAAAGTAATTAAAAGAGATCATCCCAAATTCAAGATAATTGATGAAATGTGTTTCCGTTCTAAGAATCTATATAACGAAGCAAATTATATAATTCGTCAAGAATTTATTAAAAATGGGAACTACATCAATTATTATAATTTGAACTTTGAATTTAAGACACATGAAAACTACAAATTGTGTTTCAGTCAACCAGCAAATTGTACTTTACGGCTGCTTGATAAGAACTGGAAGTCATACTTCAAAGCAATTAAGGATTGGAAAGAGCTTCCTGATAAATATTTAGGAATGCCCAAACTTCCAAAGTATCTTCCTAAAGATGGTAGATTCCCTTGGATGATACCAAACAATCAACTTGTTTATGATTATGAAAAATCTACCATTTATATAAGGAATCGTCTACTGAATGATTTTGATTGGAAATGTAGATGTTTAGGCAGACCAATACAAATACGTTTTATTCCGAAAGGAACTTGCTATGTTATGGAGATAGTTTATGAAATAGAAGTTCCAGAACAACCGTCTGAAAGCAAACATATAGCTGCTATTGATATTGGGGTGGATAATCTTATAACAATGTCAAACAATATCGGCAAAAAGCCAATTATTGTTAATGGTAAGGTTTTGAAGTCCATCAATCAGCAATATAACAAGCAAAGAGCTAAACTGCAATCTGAACTGAAGAAAAGGAATAACAGGAATTGGAGTAAACGTCTTGATTCTTTAACATTTAAGAGATTTTGCAGAGTCAAAAATTATATGCATAATACATCAGCTTTTGTTGTGAAGTGGTGCAAAGAAAACAACATTGACACTTTAGTAATTGGCAAGAATGATACTTGGAAACAGAAAAAGAAAGGTATGCAAAATTTCGTATTTATTCCTTATGAGATGTTATTAGGACAACTGAAATATAAATGCGAAAATATAGGAATTAAATATGTAGAAGTAAATGAGGCATACACATCAGGAACAAGTTATTTGGATGACGAACTGCCAACAAAAGAGAATTATAACAAAGAGAGACGTATTCAAAGAGGATTATTTCAGGCAAAAGATATGTTAATTAATGCGGATGTCAATGGAAGTCTGCAAATTATGAGCAAGGTATTCCCAGATTCCTATACAGGATATGGGATAGAGGTGGATCTAACGCCTACCATTATAAATGTTGCGAAAGCAACGTGATTTATGGTAAATGGGGTTATAAAAACCCAATAGAAGATAGGTTTCAAGTACACAAAGAAAGGATATGAAAATGGAAGGAAATAAGAGTTATATACAACAAATCGCTAATATGCTTGGTGTGGAAATTAATGAAGAATTTAAAATAAGACCAACAGAATACGGAAAAGTTTTAGGTTGTAAAGAGATTGATAAGGTATTTAGATTTGATACTGAATTAGTATACAAGGGATATAATGATGGTTGGTCTGAATGGTGGGGATATGAGTGCGATAAATATTTGTATTATTTAATTCTTGGAAAGTATGAAATAGTTAAAATTAGCGATGCGGAATGAGGGTTTATAAATAAAGAAATGGCAATGAATCGCTCGTTTTAAGGAGGAAATTTATATGTTAAGTAGCATTAAGAATATTGATAAGAAATTTTGTTTGCTTGTTGGTGTAGTATTTTTAATATTATCACTTGTGACACATATTTCATGTTTTACTTTTGGATTTATGAGTGGTATTGGTGTGGCAGGATGGATGTGTCTGCCAGATAAGGAGAACAAATAAATGCTTTGGTCATGGAATGAAACAGATGATGAAAATTGGACACATGGTACGTTTAACACTAAAGATGAAGCAATACAGGATGCTATAGGTTGTAGAAAATGGATTGAAAGAAGTTTATCTACAGATAATCCAATAATTTATGTTGGTGAGTGTAAACTTGTTCCGCTAAGAACTGACCCTGATCCAGATAGAATTATGGAGGAGTTAGACGAAGCATATTGTGATGATTCTGGATGTGATACATACATTTATGATGGTGTAACTGACGAAGAGAGAAAATGGTTAGAGGATAAGCTATCAGAGTTAATGTTTGAATTTCATCAAAAGATTGGTTTGAATCCTGGATGGTTTAAAGTTGTTTCTATGGAAGAAGTTAATTTGAATGATTATAGATTAAAGAAAGGGTGATATAAATAAGTAAAGTAGTATTTGTTAGTATAGATAAGCCGAAAAGATGGGGCGAATGGCACTCAGGAAGTACAGATAGTGTTTATTATAGTGATTTTTTAAATGAAAATGAAGATGTGAATAATTTTTTAGAACAAGTAAAACATGATTATTCAGATAATAATTTATCTGACAATAAATGTGATCACGAATATTACATAAAGTATGTTGTACTAGATTATAATAAAAATGACGTTAAAGGATTTGAAACATTATGTAGAATGATGAGAGCTTACAGTTCTTACAACAATAGAAGATAAGAAGGCTTAAAACCACGCTTTTATTGGTAAAAAATTAGAAAGGACAATAGATATAAAAATGTATAATTGGCAAGTAATGCATTTGTGTGATAGACAATTAAGAGATGTAAATCCTAGTGACATTTTGAATAATGGATTATATAGAAGATGTGATATATATAAAGGTGGCGGAGGGTATGATAAGTTTTCCGATATTTATAAAAATAGAACTGGTCAAGTAAAAGAGTGTAATGAACAATTTGTTGTACAGTTAAAAGGTTGTCCTCTTAGATGTCCTTATTGTTATGTTACAGAAGATGGTGTACATAAAGGATCATACAGTTTAATATCTACAGAACGGCTTATCAAAGATTTTTATGATTCTAATTTGTCTGTTCTACATCTTATGGGTGGTGCTCCTGCATTATATATTAACTATTGGAAAGAAATACTGGAGAGACTAGAAGCACAATTTGTTTTTCATAGTGATTTACTATTGGTTGAAAACGAATATTCAAAACGAACAATAGAAGAATTAGTAAAATATCCTAACTCTTTGTATGCTGTCAGCATTAAGGGTGGAACCAATGAGGAATTTAAGAAAAATACTGGTGTAAATCTCAATGAAGAGCTATTTTGGAAAAATTTTGATATCATTGTTGACTGTAAGTTGCCGTTTTATATAACATTTACAGGCATGACAGGTGAAAGTATAAAATTATTTAAAAATATTCTTATACAGAGATATGGGAATCATATTTTAGATGATAGTTTTTCTATCAATCTTATTAATTATGAAGCTTTAAAGTAAGGCAATAGAACAAGTCTTTTCAAATGGAGGTTATATGATAAAAGAATTTAGAGGTAAATATTATTTTCTCAGTAATTTTTATGAAGCTCAAATAACATACGATGGAATAACATATCAAAATAATGAGGCTGCCTTTCAATCTGCAAAAGTATTGGATAGATCAGTTAGGGAGAAATTTTCTATGCTTGATCCGTCTTCTGCTAAAAGAAAAGGCAGACATGCACAATTAAGGCACGATTGGGAAAAGGTTAAATTTGACATTATGTATGAAATTTGTATGGCAAAATTTTCTCAGAACGAAGAATTAAAAATCAAACTATTAGAGACAAGGGATGAATATTTAGAAGAAGGGAATACATGGGGAGATAGGATCTGGGGAACTGTTAATGGGAAAGGACAGAACAATCTTGGTAAAATTCTCATGAGAGTCAGAGAAGAACTAAGATAAATTCGCAATTTCAAAGGAGGAAATATTGAAATGAATGGTAAAGAATATCAGGAATTAGCAATGAGAACGTATGATGGATATGCAAAGAATCGCTTATCTAACAATGTTATGAGTGCTACATTTTATGAAACGGCAGCACTTTTGAATGGTGTTTTAGGACTTACAGGAGAAGCAGGTGAAGTATCTGATCTAGTTAAGAAGAGTATTTTTCATGAAAAAGGTATTGATAAAGAACACTTAGAAAAAGAATTAGGAGATGTAATGTGGTACATAGCACTTATATGTCATACTTGCGGATTTAATTTGGATGAGATTATGCAAATGAATATTGACAAGTTGAAAGCTAGATATCCTGAAGGTTTTGATGTTGTGAAAGCAAATAATAGAGAAAACGGTGATGTGTAAGGGAGGAGATTTTTTATGCAATATATCTTAACTGAACATGAAATGAATCTTGGATGTGAGTTAGTCGAAGTATGGGAAACAGAAGAAATGGATCTTGATAGTATCTACATAGAGCAAAATAATCTCCATAATTAGGGATATTTTATAGTAGTACATTGTACTGATACAGAAAAAAATTTATATAAAATATCCGTATTTCATAGAAATAAGTAGATAAATTGTGTGTTTCAAAGGAGTAAAAATGTTTAAAGTAATTGATAAAAGGGATAATGACATTAGGGAAATTTATGCTGTTTCTAATGATGAGTTTGATCCTAAATTTCTTTATTATGATTCAACAGCAAAGAAATGGGAATGGTGTTTTGCAAATTGGTTTGAACCATATACTGAAAATCGTTTTATGATAGAGGATAAACCATATCATTTTAATTCAGATAGAATTCGTGGCATTATTACGGTTACTGATGTAATAACAGGAAATCATAGAAATAAAGAATGGAAAACCTATGACGATGGTTTTAATGATAGAGAATATGTAATTGAAATGTTAAAAGATGTTTTGCTAAAAGAAAATAGCAAGGGAGGATTGTGATTGGACAAAGTAAAAAGAATAAAGGAATTATCAAAATTGTTACAAAAAGCATCATATGCGTATTATGGGCGAGATAATCCTATTATGAGTGACAAGGAATATGATGATCTATATGACGAATTATCAAAATTAGAAGTGGAGGCTGAATATGTACTGGCAGGATCTCCAACACAAAAAGTCCAAGGATATGTATTAGATGGTTTTAGCAAAGTAGAGCATTCAAAGCCAATGCTTAGTGCTAATAAAACCAAAGATATAAAAGAAATTGAAAAGTTTATTAAAGGTAAGGAGTTTTATGGTTCATATAAGCTTGATGGACTTACAGTAGTAGCACGCTATAAAGACGGGAAATTTGTACAAGGAATTACAAGAGGAACGGGAACGGTAGGAGAAGATATCACAGAACAATGCAAATTTATAAAAAATCTTCCTATGGCTATTTCATATAAGCAAGATTTAGAGTTACGAGGAGAATGTGTAATATCGTGGAATGAATTTAAACGGATCAATGAGGCTTTAGATAGTCCTTATTCACATCCACGCAATTTGGCGCAGGAACAATACGTAATCTTGATTTGAATATTTTAAAGAATAGGAACTTATCTTTTATTGTATTTGAATGTGTAACAGATATTGGGGAGAATAGTAAGTCAAAATCTCTTAGTTATATCAACAATATTGGATTTGAAATTGTTCCATTTACAAAATTAGATTGTACAATAGAACAAGCAAATGATGCACTCCAACCAGAGTTTTATCAGTATCCAACAGATGGAATCATTTTTGAGTTAGACAGTAGAAAACTATCTGAATCATTAGGGGTAACGTCACATCATGAATGCTGCAGAATGGCGTTGAAGTGGGAAGATGAGTTGTATGAAACTACATTAAAAGATATTGAATGGAATACTTCAAAAACAGGACTTGTCAATCCTGTGGCAGTTTTTGAACCAGTAAATTTAGATGGGGCGATTACTACCAGAGCGACATTACATAATATTTCTTATATAGAAGATTTACAGTTGGGTATTGGAGATACAATTCAAGTATATCGTGCAAATATGGTAATTCCAAAAGTACACAGCAATCTTACGATGAGTAATACATGGAAACTTCCAGATAAATGTCCTTGTTGTGGAGGAGATGTAGAAATACATAATGAAAATGGAAGCAAGACATTACATTGTATGAATCCTGATTGTAAAGCAAAATTGCTTGGAAAACTTGTTCACTTTGTAAGTAAAAATGCAATTAATATAGATGGGCTATCGGAGCAGACATTACAGAAATTTATTGATTTAAGATGGTTAGAATCATTCAAAGATATTTATTACTTGTCAGAACACAAAGAAGAAATATATAAACTTGACGGTTTTGGTAAGAAATCTGTTGATAAATTGTTAGAGAGTATTGAAAAAAGTAGAAATACTACATTGGATAGATTCATTTATGGACTGTGTATTCCTCTGATTGGCAGAACAGCAAGTAAAGAAATTGCAAAATTCTTTAACTATGATTATGAAAAGTTTAGAACAGATGGAATAGTAACGCATTATAGTCAAATTGATGGATTTGGAGATAATATGAACCAGTCGTTACATGATTATTTGCGAGAAAATCACATGAAGATATCTACATTGGCTGATGAATTTATTTTTGAAACGAAGAGTGAGAGTAATAATAATGCAAACTTATCAAACAAAACTTTCGTAATTACTGGTAGCTTAAATCATTATAAAAACCGTGACGAACTTGTAAATATTATTGAACGGTTTGGTGGTAAAGTATCTAGTTCTGTGTCAACTAAAACATCATATTTGTTAAATAATAATGTTACAAGCACATCTGGGAAAAATAAAAAAGCAATTGAATTAGGAATACCTATTATATCCGAAGAAGAATTTGATAAAATTTTATTAAAATAAATAATAAAAGAGAATTATCAAGACAATTATAGAGATATTGAATTTGGATAGTAATTTTGTCAGATATGTATGGAAATTTTTTAAGTAAATAGATGATTAGATTAAATTTTAATGAAGGAAAGGAATGAAAAGATTGCTTTATAATGGTAAGGGAGAGAATAAAGAATATTGTGACAGAGTAATCAAGGATATTTTGAAACAATGGGAACAGAATGTTTCGGGTAAAACGACGAATCAGGAAGGAGATAGGAAAAATGAGGTTGATTGATGCAGATACATTATTGAATTCTTTGAAGAAAAATGTTCTTGTTGATGTAACATCGGTTTTGGAAGAAGTTATAGAGAGTCAGCCGACAGTTTATAATTTGGACAAAATCATTGAGGATTTGGAGAAATATGCACACAGTGATATTTGCCATGATTGTCACAGATGTAGGTACATTAATGAAGACAATATTAATTGTGAACAGTGTGGTGCGCTTGGGGCATTAGAAATTGTAAAAGAGCTGATTAAAAATACTTATGTGAATTAATATTAGAGGAAAAAAATAACAAATAGAATAGAATGAAAGTGTTATTTCATCGTTTCTTGAAGATATGAAGAAATTTGAAGTATAGACAGCAAAACATAAAAGAAAAAAGGAGAAAAAGAGTATGAGAATTATTGAACCAAGTTATGAGATTTTAACAGAGATTTCCGAAGGTGGAATCAAGGAATTACAGCACATTGAGAAGATAGCAAGAGTATGCTACAAAAGTGAGAATTTGATTACAGAAGATGGAGAATCAGCAAAAAAGATGGTTAAAATGCTTATCGACAGAGGGCATGAGGCAATGATTGAGCATTCTTCATTATCTGTTAAGTTTACAGTGGATCGTGGTGTGTCACATGAATTGGTGAGACATAGAATTGCTTCGTTTGCGCAGGAGAGTACAAGATATTGTAATTATTCAAAGGATAAGTTTGATAATGGTATTACATTTATTAAGCCGTTTTTCTTTAAAGAAGGGACAACAGAATATGAAGAATGGGAAGATGCTATGGATAATGCGGAGCAGTCTTATTTATTCTTAATTAATGAATGTGGTGCGACACCGCAAGAAGCACGTTCTGTATTGCCTAACAGTACCAAGACAGAGATTACAATTACGGCAAATTATCGTGAATGGCGCAACTTCTTTAAGCTGAGAACCGCAAAGGCAGCGCATCCATCTATGCAAGAAATTACAAGACCCTTATTGAAAGAATTAAAGACAAAACTACCTATTATTTTTGATGACATTGAAGTAGAGGAGTGATTATTTAATTAGTAGAAGAAAGAATAAATATATCGAACTTGAAAACGAATATCTAATAGAATTGTATTTTCCAAATAGTAATGAAATTGAAGACTATGCTCATATTTCTAAGATTGACTATGAGAAATGTAAAGAAGTGTACTGGAAGAAAAGTGAGTATGGATATGCTCGTGGATATTTTAATAAAAGAGCAGTATTGCTACACAAATTTATTACTAATACAGACGATACAATTCTAATAGATCACATAAATAGAAATAAATTGAATTGTACAAGGAATAATCTAAGATTTGCAGATAAAAGTATAAACAGCTTAAATAGAGATTTACAATCAAATTCAACTACTGGCTATAAAGGAGTTTCTTTAGATAAAAGAAGAAATAAATATAGAGCCTATTTAAAGAAAAATGGTAAACAAATATGGTTGGGCTATCATGATACATTAGAGGAAGCTGTGCTTGCTAGGCAAAATGGATTTGAAAAAATATATGGTAAAGATATTTATATTTGAAGTGGAGGAATAAATACATATATGATTATTGTTTTACTAGGGGCTTCCGGATCAGGGAAGTCCACAATTGAAAATGAATTAGCAACACATCATGGCTTTGAAAAGATTATTTCGTACACTACGAGACAGCCTAGAACTGGCGAAGAAAATGGAAAAAACTATTATTTTACAGAAAATAATACATTTGCCGCCATGATAAACACAGATGTTTTGGCAGAATATGACGAATATTCACAAGGAAGATTATATGGAACTTTGAAATCTGACTATGCAGACGGCAATAAAGTAGTTGTACTTACACCAAACGGACTCAGACAGCTTAAACAAAATTGTCCAAATGACAACATTTTTACTGTACTTGTAAACGCAAGTCTTGGTACAAGAGTAAAAAGATACATAGACAGATGTGGCGTTAATGAATTTACTTTTGATGATAAGAATGAAATTGCTGCGAGAGTTGAGAGAGATTTTTCGATGTTTTTAAGATTAGAAAGAGAAGTAAATCTTGTAGTTAATAACAATGAAGGAACAGATATTAATGATGTTGTGAAAGAAATTTTAGAAACAGAAAGGATGTATAACGTATGAATAGAACCGTGTATCTCGGTGGTGCCATGAGTTGTTATTTTAATACAGATCAGCACGACTATCCTAAAAAGTGGAGAGAAGATGCAAAGAAATATGTTAAGCAACTCTATGACGGCATTATTCTTATATCACCAACAGATTTCTATGAAATAGGGAAAAATTACCATAAGAAAGAATCTGAAACAATGCGATTTGATCTTAGGATGGTAAGAGAAGCAGATATTGTTCTTGTAAATATAAAGGATCTACATAGTTCACTTGGAACATCAGATGAAATTTTATATGCATTTATCAGTGGTAAACCTGTTATTGGATTCCTAGAAGATGAATCAGAAGTAAAAAATATTCATCCATGGAAGATTGAACAGATTGACAGGATTGAGACTGGTGAGGATGCTATGAAACATGCAATAGATTATATCTATAGATATTATGTGGACAGGAATAATTAAAAAGGAGGATTTAGAAATTATTAATACAAGCCATAAACTGGCAAAAGAATTATTAAGTAAACCAGATGGATTTATTACTGCTGTACATAAAGGAGATGAATATATTATTGAAAATTTAAAAAGGACAATTACACATGCAAATAACGATGACAGTGTGATACATTGGGCAGTAAATTTACGAGATGGTGGAAAGGGAAATATTAAAAGATGATGTTTTCAGAAAGAAATGTAGTTTCATGTAAAAACTATTATGTCAAAAGAAAAAAGGAATTAACTAATCAAGTAGCAGAATTTGAAAAGATTCCAACGCTTGTTGTTATACAAATTGATGATAATAGATCATCAAATTCATATATAAAAGGAAAGAAAAAAGATTGTGAAGAAATAGGGATAGATTTTGTACATTTTAAATTGGATTCAAGAAAATATTCACAAAAAGATTTATGTAATACATTAATTGCTTTAAGCAAAGATGAATTAATTCACGGAATCATTATTCAGCTTCCAATTCCAAATAAATATAATTTTAACAAATTAATAAATTGTATCACTCCAGAAAAAGATGTTGATGGTTTTAGAAAAGATAGTCTATTTAAACCATGTACTCCAAGAGGAATTATGGATTGGTTAGAATATAATCATTATGATTTTGTTGGTAAAAACATTACTGTATTAGGGAGAAGTAAAATTGTGGGAAAACCTTTAGTTGATATGTTGATTGATAAAGGAGCTACTGTAACATGTTGCAATAGTCACACAACACATATTGAAAGATATACTCTTAATTCAGATTTGGTAATTTCAGCTATAGGAAAAGCAAAATTATTATGTTGTGAACTTCCTTCCAATGCTATTGTTATAGATGTTGGTATTAATCATGATATTAATAATAAATTATGTGGAGATGTTAATTTTGAATATGTTAAAAATAATATTGAAAACACATATGTAACACCTGTGCCTGGAGGAGTTGGATTGCTCACAAGAATTTCATTGCTAAAAAATGTAATTGATGCATATAAGATACAGGATAAAAAATGAGAAATTGTGTAAAAGTTAAAGTAAATAGTATCGAAAGCGCAAAAGAATTTTCAAGAATCTGTGAAAGATTTGAAGAAGATATTGATTATATAGTTGGAAGATATACCATTGATGCAAAATCTATACTTGGTATTTTATCTACAACACTTGGCAAAATTGCAGAAGTCAAAATTTGTTCTAAAGATTTGAAAACGATAGAATTATTTTTTAATTCAATAAATTCTTGGATTGTGGAGGAAACTATATGAAAATCAAATTAAACACAATTAATGACATATCAAGTTTTACGACAGCATGTGGCAACTATTATGAAGGAGAAATTGATATTAAACAAGGACGACAGATTATCGATGGGAAAAGTATCTTAGGAATATATAGTCTTAATTTGTTGAAACCTTTAGATGTGTCTATTAATGCTAATAATAAAGATGTTGAACAAAATTTTTATAATTTTATAAAAAAATGGTACACAGATGAAGAATAATAATATAATGATTAATTTTAAAAGATGAAAACAGGGGTGAAGATATGAAGATTCATTTATTTGAAGGAATATTTGAGGTTGACTGGAAAGCAGTAGTAGGTATTGGAATTATAATTTTAGGATACGCCTTGTTAACTATATGAGGAGGGATTTGTTGAATACAATAGTAATAAACTTATTTGGAGAGCCAGGAGTAGGTAAAAGTACAGCGGCCATGGATATCACAGCAAGATTAAAAAGAAAAGGCATAAATGCAGAATATGTTTCTGAATTTGCAAAAGATAAGGTATATGAAAACAACGGAGAAGTATTTAAGCATCAGGAATATTTATTTGGTAAACAATCATTTAAGATGGGCAGAGTAAGAGATAAGGTTCAAGTAATGGTGGTAGATTCTCCGTTGCTCCTATGTATTGTTTATAACAATGACAAAACACTTGGAAAAGATTTCAACAAGACGGTTCGTGATGTATTTAATTCATATACTAACAGAAATTATCTACTTACAAGAAACCATATATACGAAGATGAAGGAAGATTTCAAAATGAAGAAGAAGCATTGGAAGTTAGAAAACAGATTATAATGGCATTAGATAGTATGAATATTACTTATAATTTTGCTACATCTAGCGAATTAGATTGTGAGATTATAGCAAATAAAATTGCGGAGGAAATTAGAAAAAATGAATAGTAAGGGACATTTGTTTATTAGTCTTGGTAAATCAGCTATTAGGATTATTGGTGGAATTGCTGCTTTGGCTAAGAAGTCAGTTGTGCCATTGGCAATCGGCACTATTGTAGCTGAGATTGGCGGCGTGTTGGAAGAATTAGTTGATGAAAGATAATTGATGACGGAGGATGTAGTTATTGACAGTACAAAAAAGAGATGGACGCAAGGTTAAATTTGATAAAGAAAAAATCAAGATAGCTGTGTTAAAAGCATTTATTGATATAGATGGGGAAGAAACTGCTTATGCGAAAGAAAAAGCCAGAGATATTGCCAATTACATAGAATATCTAAATAGGAGTATGACTGTAGAGGAGATTCAGGATCAGGTAGAAGAAAGACTGATGGCAAGTAATCGAAAAGATGTGGCAAGAAAATATATTATATATAGAAACGAGAGGAATAAAATTCGAAAATCTAAAACATATGCAGTATTTAACAGCATAGTTAATACTGAGTCTAATGATGTTACAAAAGAAAATGCAAATATGAATGCTGAAACACCTGCTGGCATGATGATGAAGTTTGCAAGTGAGACAACAAAAGCATATACAGATGATGAATTAATTAGTGATGAAGCAAGAGAAGCAGTTGATAATAATTATATCCATATACATGATAAAGATTATTATCCAACCAAGTCATTAACTTGCCTACAGCATCCTCTTGATAGAATCTTAAATAATGGTTTTAGGGCAGGACATGGTTCAAGTAGACCAGCAAAAAGAATTGAGACAGCTTCAATTATTGGTTGCATCAGCATGGAGACGGTACAAAACGAGATGCATGGAGGACAAGCAATTCCAGCATTTGATTATTATTTGGCACCATATGTAAGAAAAACATACATTGAAGAAGTAGAGAAACTCATTGAGTTTACTGGCATTGATTACACCTACCTCTTTGATGAAGAAATTGAAGATTATGTAAAAAGACCATTAAAAACATTGACAGGTAGAGACAGAGTAAAACAACAAGCAATTAATAAAACTGTATCAAGAGTTCATCAGTCTATGGAGGCATTTATTCATAATATGAATACAATACACAGCCGTGGTGGAAATCAGGTTGTATTCAGCTCAATAAATTATGGTACAGATACAAGTGCGGAAGGTAGATGCATTATCCGAGAGATTCTTAACTCTACATATAACGGAGTGGGTAATGGAGAAACACCAATTTTTCCTATTCAAATTTGGAAACTAAAAAAAGGTTTAAGTGCAGAAAAAGGTGATAGAAATTATGATTTATTGGAACTTGCTTGCAAAGTAACAGCAAGACGATTTTTCCCCAATTTTATTAATTTAGATGCTCCTTTCAATGTAAATAATCTATGGAATGAGAATGACTCCGAAAGATATAAATATGAATGCGCAACAATGGGCTGCAGAACGAGAGTGTTTGAAAATAGACATGGGGAAAAATCATCTATTGGAAGAGGGAATTTATCTTTTACGACAATTAATATTGTCAAACTTGCGTTAGAGTGTATGGATATTGAAAATGATGAAAAAAGAATCAATACTTTTTATAAAAAATTAGATAAATACACAGATATAGCAGTAAGACAGTTATATGACAGATATTGTTTCCAAAAAACAGCTCTTAAATCACAATTCCCATTATTAATGGCTGGGTTATGGAACTATTCTGAAAAGTTACAGAAAAGTGATAGAGTAGGAGATTTATTAAAACAAGGAACATTAGGAGTGGGATTTATTGGACTTGCTGAATGCTTAATTGCATTAACAGGCAAACATCATGGAGAATCTGAAGAATCACAGAAATTAGGTGTTGAAATTATTACTCATCTTAGAGATAGAGTAAAGATGTGGGCTGATGAATACGACTTGAATTATTCTGTATTGGCTACACCAGCAGAAGGTTTATCTGGGAGATTCACTAAGAAAGACAGAAAAGATTTTGGTGTAGTTGAACATATTACAGATAAAGATTACTATACCAATTCTAATCATATCCCTGTGTGGTATCACTGCACGATTAAACATAAAGCTGAAGTTGAATCTCCATATCATGAATTAACTCTCGGAGGGCATATCTTCTATGTAGAATTGGATGGTGATGCAACGCACAATCCAGAAGCAGTTATGCAGGTAGTTAAAATTATTCGCGATAATAATATTGGATATGGTTCCATTAATCATTTGAGAAATCGCTGTCTTGATTGTGGTTGGGAAAGTGCTATAAGAGACTTAAAGCAATGTTTGGAGTGTGGAAGCGAAAATATAGACACTATTGAAAGAATTACTGGCTATTTAGTTGGAGCAATAAATAGTTGGAATAATGCAAAATTAGCAGAACTTAATGATAGAGTTTGTCATAATTGAAACGGAGGTACTGATATATAGATAATATTAAATGTATATTATCGGATTCTGTTGATGTAAAACTTGGAAGCAAGAATATGAAATACTATAAAGAACTTGGTTACAATGGTAATTTTGGAGATGTCATTCATGTAAAAGTGGATGACATCAAACCAACATCACATGTCAAAATTAATACAGAATGTCCGATGTGTAAAAAGGAACATAGAATTCAATATTGTGATTATTATAAACAACAACATACGCTGTGTAATTCTTGTGCTACAACATATTTTAACACTAAAAATAATGTTTGTATCTATTGTGGTAAAAAGGCTACTAAAATATTTGATGGTCATTATTATTGTAGTAAACATATTGAACATATGAAAAAATATGGAAAGTGTTTAGCAACTACTTGTTGTGATTTGAATGAAATTTCATATGAGAATGATTATGCCATACTACATGTTAGAGGTTCTGATCAAATTGATATAGCATTAGTTAAAATTGATTTGAATGCAGTTGATTATGTAAAGCATATCCATTGGCTATATAGCAAGACAGACGGATTTATTGTATCAAAAGATAATATCAAATTACATAGGTATTTATATCGAAATTTGATTGGCGATATAGAATGCAATTATATTTTGTTTAAAAATAATGATATGTATGATATGAGATGTAAAAACTTGATACAATCTAATGAAAAAACTTTCAGATTATTTTCAGATGATAATACTGATATAGATGGGATATTTATAAAGGATAATTTACAAGTTGGAATTATAGACGACACTCATTATAAATTATTAAATATACGAGATTTAAAAGATATTGAAAGTAACAGAAAACCCATTATTGTTGAGGTTGGCGAAAATGGATGCTGGAATTGTATAAGTCATAGTCAACATCCAGATGGTTATGTTTATGTATACTCTGGAAAGAAAAAGATAAAACTCCATAAACGTGTTCTTGAAATAAAATTAGGAAGAGAACTAAAAATTAATAATGACGAACTAACGAGACATATGTGTGACAATCCGCAATGTTGCAATCCAGATCATTTAATTATAGGAAATTCACAAGAAAATCATGACGACATGGTTTTGCGTGGAAGAGGATATTGGCAAAATCATACGGGATACTTTAAATGGTATGAACGAGAAGGTAGTAAGCAAAAAAAACAACCCAAACCATTATTAACAGAAGAAATAATTATTAATATTTATAAGGATGCATTACAAAATTGCATTCCTTATAGGCAATTAGATAAAAAATATGGAGTTGGGAGGGGAGTTTCTTCAAATATTGCAAATAAAAAGACTTATAAAAATATCACTGAAAATATTGATGTCATAGATAATAGACACATATTAGATAATACAAGAAAAGAAGATTATATTATGGTTAAGAATCTTAAAGATGGTAATTTATATACCAATAGAGAAATTGCAGATTTAACGGGGATAAATAGAGAAACTGTTAGAAATATCGTTAATGATACATGGACATATTCATCCAAAGATATTGAAAATTATATTGATAAATTTGTTGGCGATGGATCTGGTGTTATCTATTATATGGATATTAAATACGACACTATTGTAGATGGTGTTGGTTTCAGAAACACAGTATATTGTGCAAAATGTGACATCTTATGCAAAGGATGTCATAATCCACAAAGTCACAATATAAAAAATGGAAGACCTAGTTCTGTTAATAATTTAGCAAAATTATTACTTGGAAATGGTAATGATATTACTTTCTCAGGAGGGGAATGCAGTTTACAAGCAAAAGCGTTTATTAAATTAGCACAAATGTTAAAAAACGAAAATAAAAATATCTGGTTATATTCAGGACATACATATGAAGAATTAATTGGCGACTCTGTTACAAGTAAATTACTAAATTTAGTGGATGTTCTGGTAGATGGTAGATTTGAAAATGATCTTAGAAATACTGATTTACTTTTTAAAGGATCTTCTAATCAAAGGATTATTGATTTAAATGAGACTAGAAAGGTTGGAGAGGTTGTTTTATGGAGAAGATAATTATAAATGATTACATACGAGGGGAACCATTAGCAGAAGAAAATCTTGACGATGTATTAGATCTAGTCAATAAAATCCGTCTTTCAATGCCACAGAAATCTATATGGCTTTATACAGGATATGCATGGGAACATATATTTGACGAAAAATGGCATTATCATCCACAAACCATGGAAAAATTATCTATAAATAGATGGAAACGACAGCAAATAGTTTCTGAGTGCAATGTATTAATAGATGGAAGATATTTAGATAATCAAAAAGATATTACACTCAAATGGCGTGGTAGTAATAATCAAAAAGTTATTGATATTCAAAAATCAATACAGCAAGGAGAAATTGTATTATGGTGCAATTAAAGAAAGAAGACCGATTATACTATGCGCGCATTATTCCTAAAACAAGAATTTATGAAGTTTGTGAAGTGATTGTTAGAACAGTAAAGGATACATGGTTCGTTACTGTAGATAAGAGAGATAAACGTGCATATCTCTTTAATAAGAGCGATTTTAATAAGATTGTATTTGAAGATAGGAACGTTGCCTTGTCAAAGGTTAAAGAAGCCGAGGAGAATGATATATCAAGAACTAAAAATGAAGAATTGTATTATGAAGAATATTAAAGCCGAGATAATATAAAACATGAGTATACATTAATAAAAAAGAAAAAGGTGGTGAATTGAATGAAGAGGTTGACAAATGAACAAGGTGAACTTATATCATGCACAGATTGTTCAGATAATGATTGTTATATTTGTGTGAATGTTATTTGTGCGTTAGAAAAATTAAAGCATTATGAAGATTTAGAATCGCAATTAGAGAAAGTCTGCGGCGAAGAACTTGAAGAATCTGTGGAATATGGAAGGGTAAGTCTCGATAATTCCAACAATTCAAATGGTGCTAGAGTATATTTGACACATGAAGAAACGAAAATAGTTATATCTGTACTTGAAGAAATTCAAAAATATAGAAAAATTGGAACGATTAAGGAATGCGAAGAAGCAAGAGATAAGCAGAGGTCAAAAATTGGATAATTGGATGAAGTAAGAAATAATCTGTTTAGCAGCAAACATAAAACACTTCTATATGAGTTTAAATAATAAAATTTACAAGAGTGCTACATGCTGATAGACTTCATCATCGAAATTGCAGGCTCGATGATACAACGGTTTGTTCTATTGGAAGAAAAAATCTGGGAGTGATGAAATATAGCAAATTATTTAATATCGCACTATAAAGGCAAATACCGTATAAAATGTGAATATGATAAGACTTTAAACCAGTTCCCAAGAAAATTAGATGGAACATATGAAGATATAGATTGTTATATAGATTGTTATAATAATATAAAGATATTTTACTTTGGTAAATCAACTTTAGAAGCATATATCCCATCAAAAGGCAGAGGACATAATATAATAAAGGCGATAGAGGACGAACTGGGAAAAGGAATTATATATAATAAGGAAGAAAACGATTCAGAAGTACTTTTTCATTTTAAAGCAAAAGATATGCACAAGTTAGAAAAATATTTGAAACCTAAGACAAGTGGTTCAAATATAAGCCCATTTAGTTCAAAGAATTTACCTAAAAATAAGTTCTATAAAATACCAGATGAAGATTTGATAAATTATAAAAATATTGTTGAAAATATAGAACAAAATCAGATAATAGTATTAAGTCATATAACAAATTCATATTTGAAAACTTTAGTAATGAAAAATAATACTTGGGAGGATATTAAAGCTGATATGGCACTGAAGGGACTATCTGGAAAGAACTATATTCATTCACTAGGAAAATGGAAAAATTACATTGAATATTTGGAAAAGATGATAAATAAAGTATGAAAATGATTATTACGAGTGAATGTGAAAATTGCATTCACTCAAAATTAGACGAATCTGATAAAGCAAAAATTAAAATATATTGTGCTATTAAAAATAAGACATACTATTTTGGACAATGTGTGCCATGTGAATATAAAGAGGAAATAAAAAGCAAGGATGATTTTTAAATATGGAACAATTGAAATTACACAAGGAACTTGATAATAAAAAACTTATTAAATATGGGTTTAAGAAGAGAAAATATAAAGGAAATATTAATTATATTCTGTCAATTCCATTATATGAGTATAAGGATATATCAGTTATAGAAGCACACTTTATTGTATTTCAGCCAGAACAACATATTAGATATGATGTTATCAATTCAAGTTCAGATACTTTATATGTGCCGTTTTATGATAGAAAATTTTCTAATCCAAATAAAAATATTGTATTAAAAGAAGTAAGGGAAAAATTAAATAAAGAATTACAGTTTATGAAAAAATCTAAAATTATTTCAAAATTTCTGGAGGTATAAGATGAGGAAAGTTGCTAAGTTTGAAAAGGTAAGTTTAGAACAATTTAAAAATGATTGGATTAGTACATTTGGGGAAAAGTCAGAGCAGATTGTTACGGAAATATACAATAATATAAAATTACCTAAAAGAGCAACTATAGGGTCTGCGGGATATGATTTCTTTTCACCTATAAATTTTATATTACGCCCTGAAAGTTCGATTAAAATTCCTACAGGAATTAGATGTGAAATGGAATATGGATGGGTACTCAAATGTTATCCAAGGAGTGGACTAGGATTTAAATATCGTATGCAGCTTGATAACACAGTGGGAATTGTAGACAGTGATTACCAATATTCAGATAATGAAGGACATATATTCCTGAAGGTTTCTAATGACACAAATGATGAAAAAACAATTACTATTAATCGTGGTGACGGTATTGCCCAAGGAATTTTTATTGAATATGGAATTACATACGATGATGAAGTTTATGATATTAGAAATGGCGGATTTGGAAGTACAACAGGAAAGTAGGCGTAAATTATGCTTGATACATGTAAAGATTTATTAACAGTAAAAGAAGTTTCTAATATACTTGGCGTAAGTAAACAAATGGTTCGTTCTCTTGTTAAGAATCAAAAAATTAAAAGTATAAAAATTGGAAGAGAATATAGGATTACCAAAAAGAATTTGATTGATTTTATTAATGGAGAATAAATTTTTATATATTTTCAAACCCAACTATGGTATAATTTAATACTGTGATAGTTGGGTTTTTATATTTGGAAGGAGGACATGAATGAAAGCCCAAAAAGAAGTAACTGGGAGTGTTCAGAAAAAAAATAGTAAATGGTATATCGTATTAAATCTTTATGATACAAAAGGACAAAGAAAACTAAAATGGATAAATACAAAGTTGGATATCAGAGGTAATAAAAAGAAAGCGGAAGCAATGTTAGAAGAAGAATTAGATAAATATAATTCTTTAAAACAAACAAATGTGGAATTTCTATATGATAGAGATAAGTTACTATTTGGAGACTATATGCATAAATGGCTTGATTATCAAAAGGGAAGAGTGGATGAGATAACATATGCGTCTGATGAATTGACAGTCAGAGTGCATCTGTATCCATATTTTGAAAATGTAAAAATTGATGAAATAAACTCTGAAATTGTTAATAAGTATTTTGAAGATAAAAGAAATGGTTATGGTAATAGAAAGAAATTGTCTGGAACTTCTTTGCAAAGACACTATGCAACCATTTCTTCAATATTATCAAAAGCTGTTAAAGAAGGGTATATTCAAAAAAAAGATGTTGATGATATTGTTAAACCTAAGTGTGATACACAAAAAGCACAATGGTATAATGCTGAACAGATACAAAAATTAATAGACATATTAAAGTTAGAAGAAAGTAAACTATTAATACCAGTTATATTAGCAAGTTACTATGGCCTACGTCGGGAAGAGGTAGTCGGGATAAAAGAAAGTGATATTGATTTTAATAATCATGTATTGAATATTCAACATAGTGTTGTAACAGGGTTTATTTTTGATAATCATGTAAATAAATATAAGACAACCCATTTAAAGAAAGATAGTCTGAAAACAGAAACTTCTGTAAGGAGTTTTCCGTTATTTTTTGATTTAGAAGAATATTTAAAGAAAGCTATTGAAAAAAAGAAAAAATATATGGAAATTTATGGTAATACGTACAATATGAACAACTTTGATTATATTTTAGTACATGAAAATGGAAATTTGATTACTCCTGATTATATAACTCATACTTTTCGGAAGGTTATAAAAAAATATAACCTATTGCCAATTACATTTCATGGACTAAGGCATAGCTGTGCATCGTTATTGTTAAATTTAGGATACTCAATGAAAGAAATTCAAGAGTGGTTAGGACATTCAAGTTATAGTACAACTGCTAAAATATATGTTCATGTAGATCAAAATTCAAAGAAAAATATAGTGGATGATATAACAAAGAAGGTTACTATATAATATTTGGCATTGTACAACTGTTAGAAAAGTGTTAGAAGACTGTTAGAAGAAATCATAATATGACTCGACTATCACAAAACCGTAAAAAATAGGGTAGAGAAAAATCTCTACCCTGAATATTATTAACATAACTGGAAGCGATCAATCGCCTTACCAAAACATCCAGCATATCCATCCTGACCATTACCAGTTTCATTATCATACTGCCAACTATAATAATTTCCATTTACAGGACTGACATGGTATTGTGCTTTCTGATACCCACTAGAACGTGCAATATCTTGAGGAGTGTTGTAATATACCCTAACAGCGTCAATTACTTTTCCGTTGCCAGCATATCCGTTATTGTGATCGTTCCAGTTATAACCAGTTACTTTCGGTAGCCAACCACCACCTAGAACGTGCACCTGATACCACAAAGAACCTTTATCACATTTAATAGCAATATCAGTAATTCTTTTACCTCTAATTCCTGCATAATCCGAAAGATTTGTTACTGCGGGTAAAACACGTCCACCTTCAATTTTTACAGCATATGTGAAATTTACAGGTGAATTGGTTACATTAACAGGAATCTTATTTATATTTTGATTAGCATCTGGTTTTTCTATTGGTTTCGGTTCTGCTCCAGATACACCTTCAATACAAAATGCATTTAAAATGCCTTTAGCAATCTCATCCATACGACTATTAAATGTTTGAATATCTCCAGCATTAGAAATGAAACCACACTCCATTAGCCTATATCCGTATCCTTTTGTGGCAGCACGATTTACATTTGCTAAGTCACTTCGCCCTACGATTAGTTTAGATCTTCCTGGGAAAATACATCCAATCATAGTAGCTAAAGCATTATCATAATCATCTGGTGCGAAACCACTCTTAATAATTACATGTCCACCTCTTGCAGAAGGGTTCGGTGAACTGTCCATATGTAACTCTAATATCTGATAGTCATTCGAAACGTTTAAACGGCTTATCCCGTTGTCTCTATACCAATTCCTAGACATATCTCCAACTGTTACATTTGGACCGCCTAAAACGGCTATCTTGGATGCTAGAGCCCTAACTCTTTCTGCTTCTGTATAGCCATTTCCTACTGCACCGGAATCCCCTGCACCGTGACCTGCAATAATAAATAATTTTGACATATATTTCTCCTTCCTGCTTTTGAGCATAAAAATAGGACGTTTTACACACCCTAAAATCTTTATAAAAAATTTAATTGTGTTTTATGGTATAAAAATAAGACCCTTTACGGGTCTGCACGGATCTTATTCATAAAATTTTCCTTTCTTTCCCTTTCCCTCTACTCAACTAAATGGCAATTAATGTATGCAAAAAATACATCCCAGACAGGATGGAAATTTCACCGCTTTGGTAATATGGTGTTTTTTACGTTTAACAAAGCTCTAAGCGTCGTTGTAGCAAACACATACTATACAAACCAAGGTAATGCACCTACAGGATACATGCCCGTGGAAAGATACTACGCAAATGGTGTGCGTAGCGTGGGGGCTTCAGTTGCTGGTAATTTTTACTTTGAGATTTCAGCATCCGGTTCAACAACATTTATAAGCACAGCAAGTCATAACAATGACCAAAGTTATACTGTTTCTGGATGTTATGTCACAACAGACGCATTCCCAACGGCAGATAAGTTATAGCTTTATCCAAAGAACCGATATCGGTATAGTCGTATTTGTGTTTACCCCATCAAATATAACTATGTATAATCCGTCGGTGCGTCGATTGATACCTTTTATGTAATAAGAGCTATCTGCCCGGACAGTATATACACTTGCCAACTTATATCCGGGTTTGTTTAGTGTCGCCCAGTTGCCATTTGTGGTTACGGCAATCTCCTCGGACAAAACGATATTATTTAATTTGCCATTTAGTTCATTAATCTTATCCTCAACACTCTTCCCGTCACTCATCGCTACGAGTGTCGCTAACGTTCTTGGAAGTAGCTTCACATATCCTGACGCAGTCTTTATTGTCATATATCCCTTTTTTACAGTAGACAAAATAGACATATATTTTCCTCCAATCAAAAAAGATTGCGTTATTACGCAATCTCACAAATTTAAAATTTATATAATTTTTAACATTCATAGAACCATATATCTCCAGTATTCTGAGATGGCTCTGTGGTTTGAGATACAAAATTTATAGCTCCTAAATTCGTACGTGCTCCAGAAGCAGTAGTAGAACCAGTGCCGCCATATGCGACTGCAACATAACTTAAAGCTGTTAATGTGCCAGCGTTAGAATATATAGGTCTTGTAGAGCCGCCAATAGTAGTAGAACAAGCCGTTAATGTACCTGCATTCATATATATTGGTTTACTAGCACTGCCTACAGTAGAACTACAAGCGGTTGCTGAACCAGCGTTAAGATAAATAGGTTTACTTGCACTTCCAACAGTTGAAGTACCTAATTTGGAAGCAGCACCATTAAATGTAGGTGCTGTAATACTTCCCGTAGATGTGACAACACCATTTATAACATTTATTGTAAAACTCCAATCAGTTCCATTAGCAGTACGTCCACTTTTGAAGCCATACAAACCAACTGTATCTGTTATAGTACCTAAATTCCAAACATGATTATTATAAGTTTTACATGCAATAATAGGATGATAACTACCAGACGTATTCTTAGTAGTAATTCCAAGAGTTGCATTAGAAAGAGTCATACCACTAATCCAACTTCCGCCAACGGTTGGAGCTTGTATTTTTCCAGTCATAGTCCCACCAGTTAGTGGCAAATACCCAGTTGAATTTGCATCATCTCTCCATGCAGGATTCCCATTAGCGTCTGTTTTCCATACTTTATTAGCTTGTCCACTACCTTTTGCTACATACCCTTCTTGATCTTTTGTATTTGCCTTCCATGTGTTTGTATTGGTATCTGGAGGTACTTGCCATGTACCATCAGACCTAAGATACCTATTTGCTGCGCCAGCCGTAGGCGCAGGTGCGAGTCCTGCTGTACCAGCAGATGATGTTGTCGCTCCTTTCATTGCCGAATATGTAGTATTCGTATCTGTCCAAGGAACGTAGACATACATCTTTTCGTTACCATCTAACTGTACTGGGTAATTTTTGCCATTTGCTGAATACCCTATCTTTGCTCCACCACGTATACTTGATGATGCTAGTGGAAGAGAATAAGCATTTGCACCAGATGATATTCCATCAAGTTTGTGTTTATCTGAAGCAGATAGAAAACCATTTGCACTTTGAGTAGCGATACTATGTGTGTGTCCTGAAGTTGCCGCCCCTATTGTCGATAATACCTTAGCAGGAGCTATAGCTCTTAATTCATGACCATTCCATGCGGCAAACCATGAAGTCGTTTCTAATCCTGCTTTTGAATAAGCAAAAGTAGTAGCAACACTATTTCCACTGTCCAGTACATTCTTGCTTGACTTTACTGTTTTGTTAATATCAGCAGTATTGTCTACTTTATCCAAGCCCAATTCGGCCATAGTCCATACGATATTTGCACTTCCATTGACATTTTTGCTTTCAGATCCAATAGTGATAGTTCTTGACGTACCCCAATTTGCAGTTGTAATATCTTGTGTCCCATCAAATAAAGTCCCATTTATTTTACGTGCATTAACGAGTTTTGTAGTAGATGCAGAATTACCAGTAGAAGATAATCCAGTATGACTGTGCGAAGCAGAAATATTTATTTTGTTGTTTATTTCATCTAACGTAAATTGTATATTTTCACCATGTTCTAATGTTAAAGTGTCCATTTTAGAATCAGCGGCGATTATAACGTCGCCAATTTTTATATTGCTATAAGCGTTTTGGTTTGGTTCAGCATTACCTGGCGCATGTTGGGAGTCAGCATGTGATTTTGCTAAATTCCAATTCAATCTTTCCACGGCAGTGATATGTGCTACATTGTTTTCGATATGTGCAGTTAAATCACTGGTATTTGCTTTTAGTCCAATTGCTACGTCCAATGCGTCCATCACATCTTCATTGTCAGCAAGTACATCAGCTATTTCCTTTAAAGTATCCAAAGTTTCAGGCGCACCATCAATTAAATCGGATATTTGTAGGTCAGTATAATTTTTTGCACTTATTAATGCGG